AGATGTCACCTGAACTAGTCCGAATGTTCAATGCCCAAGTCGCTCGTGAATTGGAATGGAGTACCGCCCATGCAGATGTCACCTGAACTAGTCCGAATGTTCAATGCCCAAGTCGCTCGTGAATATCATAACGAGTTGGCCTATCGGTGTATGGCTGATTGGTCGGCACGACATGGCCTAGCCAACATCTTTAAGCACCTTTCCCTACAGGCCGATGACGAACACGGCCACGCATTAAAGTTTTTAGGCTATCTCAATGAAGCCAACGCGCCAATGGAAGTTCCTGCGGTTATGGCGGTCAGTAGTGATTATGCTGATTGCCACACCATTGCTGTGGCTCGTTTGGAGCTGGAGCAGGCTACAACAGACGAGATCAACATCATCATGGACACCGCCATGCAAGAGGGCGACTATGGCGCGCAGACGTTTCTACAGGATATGTGCTTGGAGCAAGTTCTGGAAGTCACCGAGTCTGAACGATTCATAGCGGCGCTAGAGTTAGCAGGCAGTGCATTCTTGTTGGATTTACAACTAAAGTAGCATTTTCATCAGGTATCGTAGTCAGGGCGACATCCTAATATAGCGCCGCCCGATGGGGTTGTTATCAGGGCTATTGTCCTATCAGGGCAGTAGCCTTTTTGTTGGTATAGGAGTATTCAAATGACATTTTCGGCTGTTACAGCACGTGGAAGCCTAACCCACGAAGTCAGTTCGACCACCATCGCTATGAATCCGACTGCCACCCTGACGGTAGGCAAGATACTTGTTGTCAATTGTACTACCGACAATCTTGCTGCGGTGCGTGGTGTGAGCGCCAACCATGTGTCGGTGACTGACAGCTCGGCCAATAACTGGATTAAGATTATTGAGCTGACGGAGAGCGATGGGGTAGCGGGCGATGGCGTGACGGTCTCGACATGGGCTTGCCGGGTTGGTACACAGATTACGACCTCTAATACGATTACGCTCACCGTGTCGGCCAATATTTTGTGCAAGATAATCATGTGCTTTGAGGTGACGAGTAGTGTGGGTCGTGTCTATAATCAAGAGATCGGCGCGGGCTTCAGCACGTTGACAAGCTATATTTATGGAATGCCGAGCCGAGAGTACCTATTGATTTACCATGCGGGTGCAGAGGGAACGGATAATGCCAAGACACCGCCTGCTGGCTACAGTGAATTGTTCGATTTACGTACAGGCACGGGTACGTCTATTGCCAGTGAAGTGGCTGTACGCATTGCTACGGTAAGTCGTGAAGTAGCGAACGCATCAGGCTGGACGAATACTAATCCAATGTCTACGCTGATCGCCTTTGTTGAGGCGGGTACTGCCCTACAGCTGACTTACCCATCTGACTGCATCACGAGTGAAGCGCGTTGGCGGTATCTGATTTCCTACGTCGAGCGCCTGCGCCTGATTCACAACATCATGGGGCTGTGGTTCCGCGAGGGTATTTCACAAGCTGAATATGACACTGGTGTAGCCGATTCGCGGATCGGGGAATCACGTGGCGAGATAGTGGTGTTGCCTAATCGGGTCAAGTCCATCTTCCCCTACACGGCGCAGCTAAACCAAGCGCAGTGGGATCAGTTTATTCAATGGTTCATGACGACGAGAAGCTACTTGCAACAAGACCTCAACATGCTATTGGGCCAGGGCTCCGGTGATCGCACGTGGGGCGTGCCATGGGATGACCTGCCCTAAGAGATAATATGGCTTTCGAGAATTTTACGATTGGATGGGACGAGAATGATCCGCAGAGCCATTTGACGGTTGCTGCGAATACGATCACGGGTGCGAGCGTCGTATACAATGAAGGCGCGAGCGTCGATAAGCTTTATGGGACAAACTATTTCAGTGGCACGTTTACGCACTACATTGATTTCAGTATTGATGTGGCTGCTGGTATTTGGGCGATTAGCGATACTGACGATTGGGATTACAGTCAGTTAGCTTCAGATGGACTGTGTGTTTACTGGTGGCCCGGCGATGGAATGCTCTATCTGGAGAAGAACGGGGGTTACTCCGGCTTCGGTTCTTTCTCCGCCAGTACCCGCTACTACCTGAAAATTGTGCGCGTTGCGAACGGCGACGTTACAGTTTATGCCTATTCTGATGCTGGTCACACTAATTTACTTTCCACAAGTGGTACTGTCAACTATACGCAGGCTAGTGATTATATTTCTATTGCATGGGGCGGGCTGGGCTTCACATGGAGCGGGTCGTTCTATAACCTTGATATTGGGGCAGTGGCAGGCAGCTCATCGGTTAGCCCGTCGTTATCGCCTTCGGCCTCGGTTAGTCCAAGTGCATCGCGTTCCCCATCGGCCAGTGTAAGTCCATCACTCAGCCCCAGTGCTTCGCGTTCGCCTTCAGCTTCAGTATCACCCAGCTTGTCGCCATCGGCATCTATCAGCCCCAGTGCATCGGTTTCACCTTCCTTGAGTCCGAGTGCAAGCATTTCTCCTTCTGCGAGTTTGTCGCCCAGTGCGAGTGTCAGTCCTTCGCTATCGCCTTCAGCGAGTGTCAGTCCTAGTGTGTCGGTTAGCCCATCAGTCTCACCATCGGCCAGCTTGTCGCCGTCTGCATCGGTATCGCCAAGTTTGTCACCGAGCGCAAGTCTTAGCCCATCGGCTTCCGTAAGTCCATCATTATCACCCTCGGCCTCGTTGAGTCCGAGTGCTTCAGTATCGCCGTCACTGAGTCCAAGTGCAAGCCTTTCACCAAGCGTAAGCATTAGCCCATCGCTATCGCCATCAGCTAGTGTTAGTCCATCACTTGGGCCAGGCGATCTGGCCTTTGGGCTGGCTGATTACTGGCCGATGGATGAAGCCAACGGGAATATGCTGGGTGTACACGCCTCAAAGACGATGACGCAAGATGGCACCGTGGGTGCTAACACAGGCAAGGTCTATGCCACGGCGCGTGAATTTACAGTTTTAACCACTGAAGGTTTTACCCGTGACAATGATGATGTTCGTTTCGGTGATGCTGATTTTACGATGGCAATTTGGTATTATCAGTACAACACGCCACCCGGTGCTTCACCGAATATGTATCACTATCTGTGGCATCAGGTAGGCTATGATGGTGGTATCACAGTTGGCCTGAACGGGGCCAATCAGATTTTCTTCCAGATGGGATATGGCGGTGGCGGATACGATACCCAGCATAGTGCTGTACAAGGTACTCCCAATAATGTATGGAAGTTTGTGATTGTCTGGTACACGGCTACTGACAACACTTTGCACATGCAGGTAGATGGTGGCACGGAGGAGACACCCGTTGCTGGCTCGACACATGCCATTGGCACAAACATTGTTCGGGTCGGATATGATGGTGGCGCAGATAACACGATGGATGGTCGCATTGGCCCGATCATGCTATGGGGGCGTGTAATATCTGCCGATGAGCGGGGGATTGTTTACGGTGGTGGCAACGGTTTGACTTATGACGATATGGTGGCGGCCAGCAGTTCCAGTGTCAGTCCATCGTCGTCTGTCAGTCCCAGCGTCTCGCCTTCAGCGAGTGTCAGTCCAAGTGCGTCTATATCGCCAAGTGCCAGCTCCAGCCCGTCTGTATCGCCGTCCAGTAGTGTCAGTCCTAGCCTGAGTCCTAGTGCTAGCTTAAGTCCAAGCGCCAGCCAGTCGCCCAGTCTGAGTCCGTCAGCGAGCATATCTCCTTCATCATCTGAAAGTCCGAGCGTTTCGCCATCGGCTAGTCTCAGCCCATCGGCCAGTGAGTCGCCATCGGTTTCTCCTTCGGCGTCACTGTCTCCAAGCGCGAGTGTATCACCATCTATCAGCCCGTCAGCGAGTCTGAGTCCGTCTGCTAGTATTAGTCCATCTCTATCACCGAGCGCGAGCTTATCGCCATCTGCAAGTATCTCTCCTTCATTAAGCCCTAGCGCAAGTGTAAGCCCATCGGCCTCTGAGAGTCCATCATTGTCGCCATCGGCTTCCTTGTCGCCTAGCGCCAGTATAAGCCCTAGCCTGTCACCTTCAGCATCAGAGAGTCCATCCCTATCGCCTAGTGCGTCGTTATCACCGAGCGCGAGCGTGTCGCCATCACTATCACCTTCGGCATCTATATCTCCATCAGCTAGTGAATCTCCAAGCTTGTCGCCCAGCGCCAGCTTGAGTCCTTCGGCTAGTATAAGTCCCAGTCTGTCGCCTTCGGCCAGTGTATCACCAAGCGTTAGCCCATCAGCAAGTCTCAGCCCTTCATCTTCGGTGTCGCCGTCGTTGAGTCCCAGTGCGTCGTTAAGCCCTTCTGCCTCAGAGTCGCCAAGTCTAAGTCCATCGGCGTCGTTATCGCCGTCAGCATCAGTGTCACCTAGCTTATCGCCTTCCGCATCTATTAGCCCAAGTGCAAGTGTTTCACCAAGTTTAAGCCCCAGCGCCAGTCTATCACCGAGCGCATCGGAGTCACCATCATTATCGCCTTCCGCGAGTTTATCGCCTAGTGCATCAGAGTCTCCTTCATTAAGTCCTAGTGCTTCCGAAAGTCCAAGCATTTCTCCAAGTGCGTCCGAATCACCATCGGTTTCTCCGTCTGCATCTTTGTCACCATCAGCGAGCGAATCTCCTTCCCTGAGCCCAAGTGCAAGCTTGAGTCCGTCAGCTTCTATTAGCCCAAGCTTGTCACCCTCAGTATCGGAAAGTCCGTCTCTCTCACCGTCCGCTAGTGAATCACCGAGCCTCAGCCCTAGCGCCAGCTTATCACCATCGGCCAGTGAGAGTCCTAGTGTTTCGCCATCGGCAAGTATTTCACCATCAGCATCCGAGAGTCCTAGTGCTAGTCCATCGGCCTCACAGAGTCCGAGCGCAAGTCTTAGCCCATCGGCTTCAGTGAGTCCGAGCTTATCTCCAAGTGCTTCAGTGAGTCCTTCGGCGGGCAACTCGCCAAGTTTAAGTCCGTCAGCTAGCGAGAGTCCTTCGGTATCTCCGAGCGCCTCAATCAGTCCCAGTGCTAGTGTTAGTCCAAGTCTTTCGCCAAGCGCATCAGTAAGTCCTAGCATTTCGCCGTCCGCTTCGCTTAGTCCAAGCGCCAGTGAATCGCCATCTGTTAGTCCTTCGGCATCGGTTTCACCAAGTACCAGCGTATCGCCTAGCCTGAGCCCAAGTGCGAGTATTTCGCCTAGTGTTAGTATCTCTCCTAGTGTTAGCCCAAGTGCATCTTTAAGCCCATCAGCATCTATATCGCCATCATTGAGTCCATCAGCCTCTTTGAGCCCTAGCGCGTCAATTAGTCCAAGTCTTTCGCCAAGTGCCAGCTTGTCACCTAGCGCCTCAGAGTCGCCTTCGTTATCTCCGAGCGCCAGCATTAGTCCATCGTTAAGTCCATCGGCCTCATTGTCACCGTCAGCTAGCGAGAGTCCTTCGCTATCACCATCGGCATCGGTTTCTCCATCGGCTTCCATATCGCCTTCAATTAGCCCATCGGCATCGTTGTCGCCCAGTACGAGTGTCAGCCCTAGCCTGAGTCCATCAGCGAGTATGTCTCCTTCTGTGTCAGTTTCGCCATCATTATCGCCAAGTGCGTCTGTAAGTCCATCGGCATCTGTGTCACCATCGGTTAGTCCGTCTGCCAGCTTATCGCCGTCAGCGTCAGTCAGTCCAAGTGCAGGGATTAGTGAGTCAGTGTCCTTGTCGCCTAGTGCGAGTTTAAGCCCAAGTGCATCAGAATCACCCAGCCTGTCGCCTTCGGCTTCTCTATCTCCGTCTGCTTCTGTTTCGCCTAGCGTGTCACCATCAGCTAGTGTCAGTCCTAGCCTTTCACCGTCAGCATCCGTAAGTCCGAGCGCCAGTATTTCGCCTTCAGTAAGCCCTAGTGCCAGTGCTTCACCGTCGTATAGCCCTTCGGCTTCTGAGAGTCCAAGCGCCAGTCCGAGTGCGTCTGTTTCGCCTAGTGCATCGGCTAGTCCAAGCGCGTCCGCCAGTCCAAGCCCATCGCCATCAGGTGGCTTCATAGCCAGAGTCATTATCAGTGCCAATGGTGTTCATAGCCTTATCGGTGGAGGATTGATCGTCAATGGGTAAATCTTTGGATATTGTCATACCCAGTAAGAGCGAGATATTCCTAGAGAAGACCATCCGAGATGTTCTTGCTAAGGCAACGGGCAACATTGAGGTCTACCCTGTACTTGATGGCTACGAACCGCCAGTAAGCGAGATTGTCGATGATCCTAGAGTTCACTACATTCGCTTCGAGCCAACGTCCTATACCAAGAAGCGACATGCTATCAATCACGTAGCCCATATAGGGCAGGGCAAGTATCTGATGTCGCTAGATGCTCATTGCATGATGGATGTGGGCTTCGATGAGAAGCTGATTAGTGTTCACCAAGATGACTGGGTTCAGATACCTAGAAGGCAGCGTTTGGATGCCGAGAGCTGGTGCTTACAGACACAGGTAGATAATCGGCCACCCATTGATTACGAGTATACGATGTGGCCGCTAAAGTTTGACAGGCCAGCCCTGCATGGATTCAAGTGGGATGCGCGTACATTGGCTAGACAGAATGTGTTGGTCGATAGTACCCTGCACTTTCAGGGTAGTTGCTGGCTAATGACGCGAGACTATTTTAAGCATTTGGGGCTGATGCAGATAGAAGGCTATTCCGGCTGGGGACAAGAAGCGGAATCTATCGCGCTCAAAGTTTGGAGAGATGGAGGCAGGATAATAACCAATAAGGACACTTGGTATGCTCATTTACACAAAGGTAATAAGTATGGAAGGATGTACTTTATGAGTGTACAAAGTATCAGAGATTGTAATGCCTACTCTTATGATCTGGCGGTTCATGAAAACAAAGACCTATTTATCAGAACTATTGAACAGTTTTGGCCTCTACCCGGCTGGCCTGCTGACTGGAAGAGTAAACTTTATGCCTAAGCATGGCAAGGAATCAGTGGCGACACATATTCCACTATTGGCAAGAGTATTTGATATTTCTGAGGGAGATGTGCTGGAAGTGGGAACGGGCTATTTCTCCACAACACTATTGCACTGGCTGGCGACGATTTCCAAGCGGCATGTCTACTCTTACGAGAGCCGAGATGGTTGGTATGCTAAGGCATTGCAATTCGAGAGCGAATATCACCACATTATACTCTGTAAGGATTGGAATAGCGCCAACTTTGACCAGCGGCGGTGGGGGTTAGTATTTATTGATCATTCTCCGGGCTGGCGCAGGCCCAAAGAGGTAGCGCGGTTGGCAAACCTTGCTGACTATATCGTTATCCATGATACTGAACCAGACCAGAATGATCGGTATGCGTTTGATAAGACGTGGGGGCTGTTCAAGTACAGATACGACTACACTAAACTACGGCCCAATACGTCAGTGGTGAGTAACTTTAAGGATGTGAGTAACTGGCAATGAAGGCATCAGTCATCATATCGATCTATCAGAGTCACGGCGCGTTGGCCCGACAGGTGAAGTATTTTAACAAGATGCGCCTGCCCGATGATGTAGAGTTCATAGTAGTTGACGATGGCAGCAATCCACCTCTCAGGAGAGAAGACTATAAATTGAACAACCTGAGCATATACCCTACAGGAAATATGTTGGCATGGACACAGGGGTTAGGGCGGAACTTGGGAGCCATTAAAGCACAGGGCGAGTACCTGCTAATGACAGACATCGATCACATTCTCTCGCGTGAGGCCATTGAGGATACTAGACACTTCACGGGCGATCGGATGATGTTCAAGCGATACTTTGGGATTTTGACTGAGGATGGGAACTTGAGCCAAGATGTAGAAGTTCTGAAGGTCTATGGCTTTGATGAGAATCGCTTAAAGAAGTTTGGCCTATACGCAGGTGTTCACAAGAACACGTTCACCATTAGAAAATCTACTTTTGAGCAACTGGGGGGCTACGATCCGAAGTATAGCTTAGTGGGCTACCACCCTGTTAGTCGGCGTGGCGATGACTGCTACTTCAACACGAAGTGGGGCAGATACGCCAATCGGAATGGTATCCATCTTGCGACAGGTTCGGCTATCTATATGTTTCCTACTGGCCGCTTCCATCGGGACGGAAATTTGAACCCGAAGGGGCTGTTTCACAACCTGCACCAGCGCGAAGAAGTGAGCTATAAAGGAGAGGAATATGCGTAAGGGTTCACATCTTACAGAAGAACACAAGAGGAAGTTGAGCGAGGCTCATAAGGGAAAGAGTCTGAGCGAGGAACACAAAAGGAGAATAGGCGAAGCTCACAAAGGACGAAAATTAACAGAGTACCAGAAAAGAAAGCTAGTCGAATCTGTGCGCGGCAGAAAAATTACAGAAGAACACAGAAAGAATCTGAGCAGATCACATATGGGACATACTGCTTGGAATAAGGGAATGAAAGGATTCTTGGCAGGGAAAAAAGTTACTTGGGGAGATAAGATAAGTGTAGGCAAAAAGAACAGCACAAAATCCATGTTGGCCTCTAGGGAGGCCGTTAAGAAGGCGCATGAGGCGAATCGTGGGATGCCATCTCCCAAGAGGGGGACAACATTATCGAACGAGGCAAAAAGGAAGATAAGTGAGACCTGTAAGAGAAGGGGACTCAGGCCACCATTAACAATTAGGCTAGGAAATAAAAGTAACCTATGGAGAGGCGGAGTATCATTTGATCTGTATCCTGGCGACTGGACAAGTACGTTAAGGAGAAGCATCAGAGAAAGAGACGATTATACTTGTCAAGAATGTGGTATACGCCAAGATGAGGCGGGACACATATTACATTGCCATCATATTGATTACGATAAGAAAAATTGTAATCCGATCAATCTGATAACTCTTTGCAGAAGCTGTCACATGAAAACAAATGGCAATAGGGATTATTGGATAAAACATTTTAATGGAGATGCCTCATGAGCGGGCAAAAGGCGATCCTGTACTTCAGTGACAATGCTCTGAATATCAGAATGTCGCTGGCCTGTAAGAAGTACATTGAGCAGTCAGGGCTACCTATTACCAGTGTCACACTCAAGCCGACTAACTTTGGCCGAAACATTGTGGTGCAGGGCGAGCGTAGCTACAAGACGATGTATCGGCAGATACTTACCGGTTTGGAGGCCATGACTGAGGATGTGGTCTACTTCGCGGAGCATGATGTTTTATATTCATCCGAACATTTCAAGTTCGTGCCGCCCGATCCGGAGACTTACTACTACAACGGCAATTATTGGTTCTTGAGAATGACGGATGGTTTTGCGGTTCACTATGATGTCAGTCCATTGTCGGGCTTGGTCGTTTATCGTGAGCCTGCGGTTATTCATTTTAAGGAAAGATTGGATTGGGTATCACAACATGGATTTGGCATGGTTCTCGGCTTCGAGCCTTTCACACATCATCGCATTAAGTGGGAACATTGGTACAAGTTCGAGAAATTCTATCCATCTGCGCCGAATGTGGATTTGTGTCATGGTGGCAATTTGACGCCGAAGCGATGGTCTACCGAAAAGTTCATCAGGAAACCTAAGTTCTGGGAAGAGTCGGACGTGACGCACATACCAGGCTGGCCGGATTTACCCAAGACGATTGAACGGTTCTTTCCATTAAAGGACGGCCAGAAGGTTGATGTGCCAATATACCGGCACAAGGCTAAACCAAAGCCGGTCGAACTGAGCGTGCTTATTCCAGCGCGCAATGAGCAGTTCGTAGCAAGAACGGTTCAAGACATACTTGAGCATAGCGGAGAGTCCACTGAGGCTATCGTGGTATTGGATGGTGCGCCTGCCAATCCGCCTATACAAGAACACCAACGAGTGCGAGTAGTGGAACTAGCCGAGAGTATCGGGCAGCGAGCGGCAACGAACATGGCGGCCAGAATGTCTACGGCTAAATATGTGATGAAGGTTGATGCCCACTGTGCCTTTGATCAGGGGTTTGATGTGAAGATGATGGCCGATATGCAGGATGACTGGACGACTGTGCCGATCATGTGCAATCTTCATGTTTTCGATTGGGTTTGCCCTGATGGACACAGGCGTTATCAAGGCCCAAGCGGATTATGTACAGTTTGCGGGAAAGAGACTATAATGGACATTGTGTGGATTGCTAAAAACAATCCACAAAGCAAAGCATACTGCTTTGACTCCGAACCCCATTTCCGCTATTTTAGAGAGTTCAGTAAGCGGCCAGAAGGCAAGGGGAAATTGACAGAAACCATGTCGCTTCAGGGATCGTGTTGGATGTTGACACGCGATAAGTATTGGGAATTGAATGTGTGTGATGAGTCGTTTGGCTCATGGGGAAGTCAAGGCATAGAAGTTGCTTGTCGCACATGGTTATCGGGCGGAAGGGTGATGTGTAATCAGAAAACGTGGTATGCACACTGCTTTCGCACGCAAGGTTTTGACTTTGGATTTCCTTACCCCATATCTGGGCAGCAGGTCGAACACGCAAAAAGCAAGGCGCGGGAGACATTCTTTAATGGAAGTTTTCCTGGACAGGTTAGGCCGCTCGCGTGGTTGATAGACAAGTTCTGGCCCATACCTGGCTGGACAGATGAAGATCGAAGGAAATTGGACAAAGTTGTGGAGTCATCAAATGATCTCATTTCTGTGCGGGAAATGCACATGGTACGACAACCAGCATGAGTCGCTGGTCGGTTTACCTAAAAGTCAAGGCTACTGCCATAAGAAGTACCCGGTCGTTTACTCGAAATATGGCCGTTACTTCGGTATGTGGCCTATTGTGGAAAAAACCGGCTTCTGTGGGGAGTTCAAAGCCGATGCTGTGGAGGTGAGCGGTGGGATGCCAAAGTAGCGCCATTATCGGAAGCGATTTGGTTTTTAGTGTGTGTACCCATGATCCCGATACGGGTATTCTGACGGATGCTGCAACCGAGCCAACCTATCGTCTGTATGAAAACGAGACGGCCACGGCTATTCTAACTGGCACAATGTCTAAGTTGGACGATGCCAATACAACTGGATTTTACACAGAGTTGATTGCTTGCACTGCGGCTAATGGATTTGAGAGCGGTAAGTCTTACACAATTTACATTGAGGCAACTGTTAGTGGCAATATGGGCGGTATTAGTTATGGTTTTACCGCTACAACACTGGAAGAGATAGCCGATGCAATTCTGTCACGTGACATCGACAATGTGGAGACAACAGCGGCATTGCATTCGCTAACGACGGCAATCTTGAAGGCAGTATCAAGAATCGTGGACGATGCGGGTGTGCTGAAAGTGTACAGAACTGATGGCTCCACCCTGCACATGAGCCAGACGATCTCAGTTGATGCGACGAACGAGCCGATTGAGAGTCTAACGGTAGGCTCTTGATGGCAGCACCACGCGGGCGTCAGATTACGAACTTCGGTGGGTTTTTTGATCCATTTGCGATTGGTAGTGCATCAATTGCAGTAGGCTATCGGGAGATTATCCAGTTTACAGTAGCCATTCGGCGCAGTTTAAGTCGTTCAGTCGAGATTGACACACAGATGTCTGCACCTGCCCAGATCATGCGTGGCATGACTAGGCGCGTTAAATTGGGGGATAGATGAAAACAGCACAACCTTCTGCGGGTATCCATGCTGGGGACTGGGGTACAGCCCTAGAGCTGATTATTATTGAGGATGGTGGCTCTGTCAATGTCTCATCGGCCACAACTAAGCAGGTCATTCTGCACAGACCCGATAATAGCACAGTAGCCAAAAGTGCCTCTTTCACAACTACGGGTGCTGATGGGAAGATACGATATGTTACAGTGAACGGAGACTTCGATCCATCGCTGGCGGGTACATGGTCGATTCAGGGCTATGTGGTTATGCCCAGTGGCGCATGGAAGTCCAGTATTAGCACCTTTGAGGTGTTGCCTAACCTGTAGAGATGAAAGTAATTGACTTTCGACTGTTGGGGATGTACAATGATGAATGTCGAGTCTTTGTAATCAAGGCAATGCCCTATCGGAGGTGTTGCCTTTTCATTTTAGGGGGTGAGCAATGTCAACCTACACGCAAACAAGTGGCAGCAACGCTATCAATACGATTACCATTCAGGCCAGCACCTATCAACGCATTTGTTTGGATTGGCTTGATTTCTCGTATTCGGCTGATCCGACTTCGGGTGGAAGGGTTTATGTTACTAATGGACTATCGACAGTCATGTGGGACTTGGATGTGACGAAGGGTGGCGCTGGCCCGGTCTATTTTAACCCGCCACTGTGTAGCTCGGTCGGTAATGCCATGACCATGAATGTGGCTGCCAGTGGTGGCGTGGCCACTTCACGCCTGTCGGTGTCATACCGATACGGCTAAGGCGGTGACGCTATGGGTCTTAGCGGGCTAAGCGGCCTATCTGGACTAAGTAGTCTTGCGGGTAGCGACTACTCATCGAGGGTATTTGGTATTGCGCCAACAAACCTGGTTGCTTACTGGCGTCTTAACGAACAAGTAGGAACAACCGGGACTGGAAGTGTGCTGGATTATAGCGGAAATGGAAAAACCGGAACACCAACAAATATAACATTTGGATCATCGGGAATCGGAGATGGATTAACGGCAGCGGGTTTTAATGGAACATCGAGCTATATAAATGTTTGGAGTGCCTCTCTAGCATCAGCGATCAACGCTTCAGAATTTACCTTGATGGGGTGGTTGAGTAATTCTAATTGGAGTGCCAATTGCAGAATGATACAATTTGTTTCTTCTGGAATAGACTTATTTCAATTTACTAATCCTGGGGTTGCTGGCCTTATGAGATTTACATACACCGCAGGAGGGACAGCACTTGCTGTTGATTCCACTGGAAATTCTGGAACAACATTCTTACATTTTGCTATGACTGTTTCCAAATCGAACAATCGTTTTAGAGGATTCAAAAACGGTTCTCAGATAGGAGCAGATGTTACCGGCCTCGGAATATGGGGTGGAACTTGGCCTACTAATACCACACTCTTGGGCGCTGCAAATGTAACTCCTGCTCTCGTTCTTTCTGGGTTATTACAACATATTGCTCTATGGAACACAGAACTAACCCCCGCGCAAGTTTTGCAGATGGCGACTGTCTAATATGCAAGCGATTAGAATACCAACCTCACTTGATTTAGTGGGCGCAATAAACCTTCTTGATTATAGTCCGTCTGGAACAGACTATACAAGCGCGTTACAATCAGCAGTTTCCGACGCTTCTTCACTGGGAGGGGGCGGAGGAACAATTATTATACCTAAGAATATAAACATATCTGATACCGTTACTCTTGGTAGGAACGTCAAGATAGTCGGGCTATCCAGGGGCGGCTCATCTATTCATCAACTTGACAACAGTAAGTTCGTATTTCAGTACACAGAAACAGACTCGCTGCATCCATATTGCGGGATCGTCATTGATGGTTTAAGCATTGTAGCCAATAATGGAATTCAAATCGGATTATCTTCAGGTTCGGTATCCTGTATTGGCCCGGTTATTCGTAATGTTAATATGAGTGGTGGATATGATGTCGCTGTAGATTCTAATCGCCACACCGGTGTTGTTCCTACTCAAGAAGAATTAGACGGATATGGTGCAGGCGTTAAATTTTGGCGTGTCTTTGATTCCATTATCGAGAATTGCTCGATAACATGGTATGGAGTTGGTGTTTATTATACCGGAAACATTAACTTGGGGTCGGATGTAAATGAAGCATTTGGGAATCGAATTGCCTATTGCGCCAGATGGGTTCAATGCGATTTCGGCGGACGAAATCTTTTACGCCACAATGACCTGTTAGACAATCAGCGGGTCGGAGGAGTTTTTCTTGGCGGTGCTTCTCATAATTTCAGAATACACAGTAATTATTTCGAGACTGCGGCTGATTCTGCAACGTATATCATATCGGAGAATGATACCAACGCGCAGGTAATGGAGAATATGTTTGAATTGACAGATAGATTGACTCCTAATTTTGTTAGTCTAAATTCCATGTATGGGCTGGTATGGAGGAACAATAAATACAATATCAGCGGAACGTCTATTCAGATTCCTGAAGTGCTAACGTCAAATTGGCACAATCATCATCCAGTATTGGCCGAGTGGGATCAGAACGACACGGGCAATTTCGATAACGTAAGCACTATTATTACTCCACCCGATGTGCCTGGTGTTAGGACAAATACTTACGATCCATACACATTGAGTTACAAGAATTTTGCATATTTGGGCGGTGCTGCATCTAGTGATGGTATACCGTTTGTTGCCAGCCCAGTCACGGGACGCTATGCCATCAAGACTAATCTTACACCTATCACATGGTCTGTTACTCCTGTTGATAGAGCGCATAGGATATTTCTTATCAAGCTTACGGCCAGAAAGATTTCTGGAAGTGGGGTATTCGTTGCTTATTATAACGAGGGTGGTATTACTAATGTTATCACAGATTATAATGTACCTATTAGTAGCACCACCGAAACGGAGGTCGTTAGCTATATCATTATTGTGCCTTCTGACAAACTGAATGTGGGTAATTGGGGGTTCGAGATTAGCACCAACATATTAGAAGTTGAATCATTGATACTATATCCAATTACCTACAATTCAGGGATTGCCACTATCTCTAGGAATGGAGTTGACACTTCAGTTGATTGGCCGCATGGTTTGCCAAATATTCCCAATGTAGTTCAGACTGTTCCGCAAGAGTCCGATGGTAAGGATTTCTTTGTGCCACAAATAAACATTGGATCGAGCACATTTAGACTTGAAATTCCTGTTGCTGTCTCCAAGATTATAGGCGCAGTTGATGTAGCATTTCTCTATTATGAGACGGTGTATGCTGACTTTACTGCTGCTGCTAACAATGCAACAGTTAATGATGTTTGGGTAATGGATAATCCGGCATTGCTAAATGATGCTTTCTATATTGGTTTGAGCGAACCATTCGGTGGTATGGATATTAAGTACAGTACGGCGGGAGTCGGGACATGGACGGTGATATGGGAGTATTACAATGGGTTTAGCTGGGCTACCCTTCAGGATGTTTCGGATGGTACATCTGGTTATACGGCAATGGCTGATACTTATTCAGTGACATTTACAATTCCTACTGATTGGGGAAAAGTGAGTGTCAATAGCATATCTAAATATTGGGTCAGAAGTCGGGTATCTGTGGCCGGATCGACTACGACTCAGCCCAAGATCGATCAAGTTTGGGTACAAACCGCAATGCACTTTTTATGGAGAGCAGAGTGAATGACTTATCAGCTTGTGGTATCTCTTGCTCTTGGTCGAAGTAAGGCTGATCTGTCCGATCTGAGAGGACAGTTGGTCGATACCAGCGGATCGAGTGTCGGAAGTACAATATCCTCAGGGTTCATAGAGATTGGCAGTAATGGGGATTATCTATGGTATTATGCTGGATACCCAAATGACTTTCGGGGTGCAGTAAAATTCTATAGTTTATCTGATTCAACTGACATTCTGACACTTGTGTCGATAAATCCACAAGAGTCTGAATATGTGGATGCGAAAGTGAGCACTCGCGCCTCAGTCATTGATGGTAGTGGAGGTGTTACAGTGGTATCTCCTGTACAAGCAGTTTCTAATATAGTTACACTTGTGAGAGGTGACGACTATTCGGCGGCTGATAGTCATTCGTTGGACTGGACAGACACGACGGGTGAGTGGCCGGAACTAACCAGCGGTAGCGTTATCTTTGCTGGTAGTCGGCTAACTCGTGAAGTGTCATTCTCTGTATCAGGCTCAGTGGTGACACCTACAGGAACATCCAAGAAGGTGCGCGCTGAGCCAACAGCGGCCCAAACGGGCGCAATGTCTGTTGGCGATTACCAATACAATGTGTATGTCACACTATCAAGTGGACACCGGGTAACACTGGTTGCAAACTCACCCATGAAGGTCGTTGAGAATTTTGGCTAAAATATATCCCAATTCGGCAGTTTTGGGACAAGAGTTGACTATAAACAGTCCACAGCCATACTGAAATTTGGTGATTGAAACACCATAAAACTCATTATTGACAAACGCGAAACATCAGCGTATTATGTAGCATAGATAGGGCATCGTATAAGAGGACAGACTGGCAAAGGTCTGTCCTCTTTTCGTTACAGGTAGTGGACATGGCAAACGAGTTGGAAGCTAAGTACCAGATAGTTCATGAGTCTGATGGCTGGTACGTATTCAAAGTTGACGACAAGGGCAATAAGGTCGATAAGAAGAACAAAGAGCCTTATAAGTCCCGTCAGGCTGCTCTTCCTTATCTTCGTGCATTATACGTGCATGAGCCTAAGTCAGAGAAGGCCACTGCCTCAGAGGAAGAGACTGTGACAGAAGTCAACGAAGTTATCGCCTCAACCGAGTTAGTGTTAGGCTCAGTCCATTTTGAGGCCGATACTGACAATCCGCGTTTTCTGCGCTTCCATGATGCAGTGCTGGCGCGGGCTGAGACGAATGCCAATCTGGACGAGTTGGACAATGACGGTATCTCTGAGTTAGCGGCCACTATTTCAGCTACAGCTATTGACATCGAACACAACGACACCAAGAATATTGGTTTCTACACTGCCGGTAAGAACGATGACGGTGTTCTTAAAGTGGACGGGGTGGTGTGGACGGATCGCTGTGCCAAGTTAGGCATTGACCCGAACGATATTGAGAGTGGTCGCTACAAACTGTCCATTGAAGCAGAAGCGTCCACAGCCGAGTGCTCGATTTGTCACGCAGTCCATACGGATGCCAAGTCTTATTGCCAGCACCTAAAGGCTAAAGTCCTGCATGGTGCAAAGCGCATCTTACGAGGTTTGCGAGCGGTTGGCGGGGCGGTAACACTTAGCCCGGCGGGTAGTGAGACATCCTTCAATTTATCCACCATCATGTTTGTCGCCAGTCACCAGGAGGAGATAGAGACTATGGCAAGTGGTGACGCTAAGATGAACTCGCTAGTTGCCCGGATATGCGAGCAATACAAGAGTTGATGTCTTTGTATATTTCTGTTTCACTGAATCTTAAAACTGTCCAGCCGTGTCTTTTGAGATAAGTGTCCCTTTTCTTGTCTCTCACAATGGCTTCCGGGAAAGAGTGCCAATAGTTTCCGTCGCATTCTATAGACACCTTCCTATCTGGGATTGCGAAGTCCATGATGTAATGGAAATATGGATATTGAGATTCAAATCTTATTCCAGCGTCATACAGGGCAGATGCCATGCCGGGTTCTATGTTACTAAACTTGATGTTGCGTAGGGCTATATTCCTACAGGTTTTTGAGCAGTATTTCTGATCTTTGTGCATGGTGTCGAATGTGTTATGACACCACTGGCAAGTAAGTCGAAGGCGTTGCTTGATTAGAGCTTTATTGGCACACCTTTTTGAGCAGAAAGACCTGTTTTCAGCTGGGCGGAACGTGAATCTTTTGGAGCAAATCGGGCAAATCTTTTCTATGCGCTCTACCTTTAGCCCAGTGATTTTAGTGCCATGAACTTTGGATGCACATAGCATTGAGCAATAGACTTTTTGATCGGATGGTCTTGTGACAAATTCCTTATTACATACTGGGCATATTCTGTGGGTCGGTTTCTGCATACCCCTGGAGTGCCAAATTGACTGACATTTCTTTGAGCAGCATTTTGTAGTTTCGAGCCGATAGCGATATGGGTCTATCTCGAACTTTTTCTTACAAGATGCACAAGTTACAACAAATGCTTGGCGTATTCCGTTTCTACTACCTTTAGGGCGTCCCATGTTGTAATTATAACATGGATGATACAAAGTATCAATAGGATATATTTATGAGCGAGTTTTTGGTTGACGAGATCAAGTCTGCATGGGCTCATATTTCTGGTGGACAGAGTATGGATATTGTTTCCACTAAATCTAGCCTGATTATGGCTTGGGTAGATCAACTCGCGCCAGATGCTTTAGCGTTTTACAAGGAAAAAATGGCTATGGATGACAATGAGATTGAGGCAACTGTCACCAAGTCGGAGGGTGATGGTAATCATCCCAGTTCCCACTACCTTGTAGTGGAAGACCCGCAAAAACCCACTACTTGGCATCTGCGCTACAAGAATACCGAAGGCAAAGTTGATTCACACCTATTGGGTGGGGCGTGGGCGGCTCTACACGGTGGGTATCGGGGCAATAAGTACGAAGGCCCAGACAAAGAGAAGGCTCTTGCCAAGTTGAAGTCGGCTTACAAGAGCGCCGGAATGGAAACACCTGACGACAAGAAATCGAAGTCTGAATCATCGAAGGAGACCAATATGGACGACGACGAGATGAAGAAGAAGCATGACGAGATGAATGAGGACAAGAAAGAAACTCCTGACGCGGAAAAGAAAGAGAACGAGGCCGATGGTCAGGCCGAGTATGCCAAGATGAAGGCCGATATGACCAGGTTGGCATCTGATCTTGAGGCGCGCAATGCCGATCTTGCCAACGAGCAGACGGCTAAGACTACCCTTCAGGCCAAAGTGACTGACTTGGAAGCACGAGTCACCACACTTGAAACAGCTTTGCAGTCAGCACGTGGTGAAGTCAAGGCACATAAGGTTGGACAGTTGAAGGCTAAGCTAGTTGGCAACGTAATGGAAGCCAGCGAGTTCGAGACGCGCCAAGACGAACTATTGGCATTACCGGAGACGACTATCGACCTATTGGTGCGAGCCGCCACCGCGAAGCAAGCTCCAGAGGACAAATCGGGCACGAATCGCCTCATGGCCTCCGAGCAGCCCCAAACTGGGCGACAGAAGATTGTTGTAGGATAGGAGACATCTATGAGCACTAAAGTGTTTCAGTGGCTCAGCCCTAAGTCTGGGGCTGACGTATATGGTCATGACCTGACAGTTGCATCAGGCACAACCACAGCGGAACCCGGCCTGTTGGCCGTGTTGGACGCGGCAGGGAGAACGGCTTCCCTAGCAGGCGCAACCGGTAGCAAGCCTTTCGGGTTCTTCTATGGCAACCGCGACTTGGTGTATGCGCCGACCACCAAGATTTACGCCGAGGCCGAGGCGTGTAATGTCCTGACGGGACACGGCTTCGTAGAGATGTCGGCGGACTTCTTCTCATCGGGATCATTGCCAAGCGAGAGCGCCGATCAGCGCAATGTGTATGCAGCGGCTTCGGGCAAGATCACGATGGCAACCGGCACGAATGCAATCGGTCGTCTGATTGATGTCAAGAGTTTCTACGATGGCACAGGCGGCACAGGCTCTAGCGTTAATGTGGCCGTGATTGAGTTCGACTTCGGAGGTACATTCTAATGGCTACCAAACTGAGTGAACTCAAGTATAAGTATCAGCCACAAGCCGGTAGTAATGCACTGACGGCTTCACGCGAGAGTGTGTTGTATGGCAATCCGGTACTGGATGGCAATGATGTGACCAGTGAGGTTGATGCACTGTTGGCTTCGCTGGCTAGTGGTTCGCCAGACGTAATGGCGGATCGTCAACAGTTCGGTGCGGCAATTGCTGAGCCTATCCTGCAAATCGTTCCGTACATGGAACAGTACGACCGCTTATTCATGCAGCAAACAATCGGAGAGCTCGAAGACAACTTGATCGGGGTTGAAGACCTGACCAATGTTGCCTATACCAGTTCGGCACGTGCTGAGATTCTGTTCAACGAGCCGGGCTATCGGTTCACGCGCCCAACGTTCACGACTTTCCAGACGGGCTTCAAGATTGCATGGCCGACGCTTCGCAAGGCTGGTTGGAACATCCTGGCCCGCCAGATGAACTATGTGGCATGGGAACTGGCTCGCAAGCGTGATGCTGCGGCAAAGGTTGTGTTGGATGCTGGCATTCCTACCAATCACATCTACTCCGTGACGGGTGTGTTGACAAAGAGCACGGTGGACAGCATTCTGCGCTCTAGTAATGCTATCGGTTTCCCAGTCAAGATGGCCGTGATCAACCCCGGTGTCTTGATGGAAATGCAGAGCTGGACGTGGACAATGCCGACGATCTCGTTCAAGTTGGCCGACACATTGGTGGACAACTTGTTCTATGGACAATACGGCGGTATCAACTGGTACTCGCATCCGTATGTCCCAATCGACCAGGTTTACTTTGCTGGTGATCCAACCCAGGTTGGCTGGCATCAGCGCAAGGGCAGCCCGCGCAATGACACCTATGTTGACATCATTCAAGGTGAAGACGATTACGCCTTCCGCGATGCCGAGCATAGCTGGTATGTGGGTTCGGGTGTTGCACTGTGGCGTGTTGATATTAGCTAGTGTATCTGTTGAAACTCGCCGTGAATCGCACGGAGAGTCTAAACGGACGTGGAGATTTGAGTTCAGCAGTCCTATGGACTGTTTAGCAAGTCGATGAAGCGTCAACCCAAACATTTGGGAAGATGGGCAAAAGGAGCAATACGATGGCAAAGGGTAAACAGGGGGCGGTAAAGGATACGCGCCCCACACTGGAAGAAATCAAGGTGAAGTCCGGGAAGTATGTCGTGGCAAGTTATCGTGGTTACGAGGTCGGGAGCGTGGGCATTCCCGCTCCCGACCCGTTTGAAATGGGCCTACCGTTCGGGTATCAGCCTAAAGACTTGTTAATCAGGGCATGGGAATGGCTGGTTATTCCGTCCTACTGGCTGGACGAGGGGCGATTCGCCGTTGTGTATCAGAACAATCCGGGTATCTTTGTGGACAAGGTAGATACTGTACCGAGCACTGCTAATCAGAAGATATTACCGGACGATCTGGATAAGCGGCTGAATCTTGGGCGCAAGCAGAAAGCGTGGTGGATTGCAACTCAGCCATATTCCACTACTGGTCGTCCAGGTAGCCCCGCTATGGCGATCCATGCGCTCATCAATATGAAGTTGATGGACACGACTGATGACAGTCAAGAGCAGGTCGAGTTCCAGCGTGACGAGCTTGTGCCACTTCTACAAGCGGCTCGCTTTTACGAGGAACGACTAGGCAATCGCAAAGACTTGATCCGAGACATTGACAATCGGCTGGACGACATTGCCGAAAAGAAAGCATTCAAGTCAACAAGTCGGCGCAATCGGCGGAAGGCGACCTAATGGCCTTTGAATTGTGGACAGACGGGATAACATTGGTAGATCGGGTTGCCCGTCTGTTTAACAAACGGTACGTGGCGCGTGATCCGTTGTCGGGTGTGGTGGATAGTGTCAATACAATATTCTATGCCAACTATCCGCCGATACTATCCAGCGGGTCAATGGGAGTATATACCACTGGTAGTGCGCCACTAGCAAGTAGCGCATACACTGTAGATTCTGACTTTGGCGCTCTCTACTTTAATACTGCGCCGAGTGTTCAGCCAGTAGCCAGCTATTCAACGGCCAAGTATTCAGACCTGACAGTACGCTCGCTCTTGGTAGCGGGCTTTGATGAGATGGAAGGGCTGTGGTTTAGAGGCTACTCGCTATCTACAACGGTTGGATCAATTGTACCCATTACCGAGAGTTCGGCTACAGCGTATGTGGTAGATACCAGTGGCAGTGATCCGGTTATTGGATCGGTATACTTCAGCACATCGCGCAATCAGTTGAACCTGTATGCCAAGTGCGTGCAACTAGCCTTCTATCGCACTCTGATGGGCGAACATGCTCTATCGGACTTCATCTGGAAAGAGGCGCAAGGGCTGTCTATCGACAAGTCGATGACGGTTAGAAACCTAAAGATAGCCTACGACTCTTTGTGGGACACCTTAAAGAAGGTTTTAGAGCAGGCGCAGGTCGAACAGCTGGGTGACGGGCTGTATGGTGGAGCGATAGCCCCACAGATGACAAGAGAGTTTGTAGCGCATCGGTTCTGGCAGAAGGTAGCGGCGGCTGAGGACTGGACAGGCACAACGCCTTATCGGGGAACGACGTGGTGATATGAATGTCAATGCTCGATATACACGACTTGCTAAACATACGGGAGGATGCCCACGCCACCCGGAACGACTATCGGGAAGTGTACTTGGTGAATGTGACGGTGAATTCCGGCTCCAATTACGAGCCGTTCACGGATTCACCGTATGACATCAGTAAGTCACAAACCGAATATGTTGACCCGACTTACACGGTCTACAGGACGAAAGCGCGCATCAAGATTATTCAGGACACTACTTTAATGGGACTAGGGCCAGCCGTGGCCGGACTGGAAGTGGGTGACTATCTGATGTACTTTTCTGATAGAGATAGAGCTACACTTGAGCAAGTCTATAAGAGTGGACATGGTGAAGGGTACGTGTTTTGTGATGGAATAACGCTCAGGATGAACAACCTGACATTGAATGGGGTAGGGCGCGTATTCGATGTGACGGCGCATTGCAAGAAATTCAGCCCTAATTTTAGGGCAACGGGGCTATAGGTATGATTGACACGACGGTGCAGGATAATAGGCTATTGCAGGCGAGGCTGGAGCAGGCATTACAGAAATTGGAATTGGCCGAGAGTGTTATCAAACAGCAGGCAGGCGCGATATTGGATGTAGACTTAAAAGTGTATGCCTGTATGAAACAACTTCTGACGGCTAATGATGTGTACAAGTCAAGTGTGGGCCATGAGCCAATGCGGGTGAACGTCTTAGAGATTATGAACACTCTGCGGCGGTTTGCGAGTAACAGATTCAGGGCGGCGGGTATAGATGCCTATATCAGTCCAGCAGCAGGAGTAGTACCAGATGGCAACGGGCAGTCTCGCCGGATTCATCCAGAGCATAGAAGTCAAGTTTAATTCGCCCGGCTTGGTGATGCAACTTGGCTATTCATTAGCTAATAGCTTGCTCAAGAATACGCCGATTGATACAGGTGCAGCAGAACGCGCTTTAACGTATGTCGGTGAACCAGAAAGAACATCAACGGGTTGGTCAATTGGTGTTGGTGACAAGTCTAGAACGGGTGACAAAGACGATCCAGCGCCAAGTGGAACACTGCGCGATTTTTTTACTTATTTGAAGCAGTCTGGCGTAAAAGTTAGACCGTCGAATTGGTGGGGATTGCCCGGAGAGCTAAAACAGAAATTGGCAGCAGAGCGTCGTGCTGGCAAGTTTGGCGGCAGGGGCGAAGGCTATGCCAATTATATATGGGTGCAGAACTATGGCAACGCCAAAGCAGGCATTACGGCTACACACTTCATTGAGAAATCACTAGATGAATTTAGGGCTAATTCAGACAGAATTATAGGGGATTATCTTGCTGAAGCACCGTGAGATCAGGCTGTCGGTACGTGACCGGCTAAGTGATATGTTTATTGCACCGGATGCCAATACTAACCTATCGGCATTCAATGTGTACACCGAGGCACAATTCAGGGCAGTGCAGTTAGGGACATTCACGCCGACGTTTCCGTACATTTACTTATTGGATTCGTTTATACCGCCTGTGGCACAACGTGTTGACCAGCAGCAGCCACACATTGTCATTGAGGTGTCGCGCTATGAAGTTGGGCCATATCAGATGGGCGACCGGATGGGGCGCAATGTCGATTTAATGATCAATGTTTTCGGCAGGAGTCGAGGCGAGCGCGATGACATCGGCGCGTTTATTGCAGACTATTTTGGCAGTGGGTTAAGCATCAAGATTTACTCATCGGCCAATACGCCCGGAACGGAAATAGAAGTAGCGACTGTGCAAGTGCCAATTGTAGTGCAAGACATCTTTACGGATCGATTGTCGCTGGAACGAATTGGTAGTGACACGGAATTGCTGGAACGAATTGAGAGCAGCCGTGCCCTGTACGGCGCAACGTGTATCTACATTACGTTGCTATGTAAGACCTAGTTTTTGGCGAGTCTCGTCTATGAGCCACTTGTGCTTATTGAGAAATGCCGAGATAGCATTAGGGCGTCTTATTCCGAAGTATTTTGCTATTTCTTGTGGTTTCTGACCTTTAACATACATTTCGACAATGGTCTGTTTCCATTCTGGATGTATAGCAGTTTTTCTCCTAAGTTCTGTGCCAGAATCGGTTATGACTTGGGTGACTAATGCTCTTGAGAAATTGACTTGATGGGATATTTTCTTGACCTCTATCCCGGATTTATACAGTTCGACAATTTTGGACTTTATATCATCAGTCACAAAATGCTCTTTGACAATCTTTGCGCTGGCTAGATAGCCACTAACTTGAGAATGTTTGAGTCCCATTGTCATGGCTATATCTTCAGAGGTATCACCAAGTCTGAACAGAGAGGCTATTCTAGCACGCTCTTTATCGGTAAGGTTCATTGTTTCGAGAGTTCGTTTGGGGTCTTGACCTGTCAGAAATGGCATATCGACTATATAGGTATTAAACTTTGGCGATAAGACTATTTCTACCAGTTGATCGTCAACAGTTGGAATTTTGTCTATTGGGATCAAGTAGGCATGTTGTTGTGTGATAACCCATAGTAGATCGAAATCAGATCGACCGTATGACGACTGGGAGCCATGATGTAGCTTGATTCTGGGATACCTGATCTGCTTGTATGAGAACACCATAGCTGTTTTGCACTGGATTCTCTTTAGACTATTATCAATGTCAGCAATCAGATCATATCGTGCATCATCGAATAGAGGATAGCTGACGGTGTATCCATTACTCAGGCAATATGCCATGCACAACGATACGGACATTCCGCCGTATGTTTTCGAGAATTTGTTGCCCTTGAATTTGAGACTGGTTTCTAGGACTTCTGTCACGATAGTGCCTCCATGTGGGTATTATACATCACATTGGCCTAGAAATCAATAAGGAGATATAGCATTATGTCAACTTCACCTTCGATAAGCGGTTTACTTTCGCACAGGCTTTCAGGCTGGGTGCGCAACAGCACACTTTCGTCTGGGTCTGCGACCGACTTGTTCCTACAGCGCGTCCAGAGCCTAGAGCCTACCGGCACAAGTAACAGTACCGACTACTTTCAAATTGGTAGCGTAGACAAAGCCGGTAATACGCTTGATCCCACCACCTTCAGGGCGGTAGTTGAAGAGAACCTGCACGACAGCACATTGGATATGACACTGGCGGGTGTCAATCCGACAACGGGCAGTGGTTTTTGGGCAGGCAATATGCCAACGCAGTTAAACACGCTGTACGTACCGATCAGGAATGATGCTGATACCGTCACATCGGAGTTAGCACTGGGCAACCTGCGCGTATCCGAGTTGCAATATCGGTTCGTGATGAACGGCGCTTGTTCTTTTCAGGCCACACTGGAAGGCACGAGTGGTTCATGGCACACGACTGCGCCATTCCCACACCCATCATGGGGCGGCTTCGATAACCTGACGCCGGGCGCAGTTCACGGCAAGGATGCGCGAGTGGCCTTCGGCAGTAGCAACATTGCTGGCAACAAGGCGTATCGTTTGCAGTCATTCACGATTCGTGTGCAATTCCCAGTACAGACTGTGCGCGAGTTGGGCAATCGTCAGATTGTCGGACAGTTGGTAGACACACCGAATGTCACGGCTGACTTCGACTTGAATCCGGGTGACTACCAGCCAGCAGATGTGTTCTTCCCAGTCTCGAACGATAATGGCACGAGCCTGGTGTTGAGCCAGCCACAGGACGTTGATGTGTACATTAACCTGTACGATCCAGCATTGGCAGAAGGCGCGAGCGTTATCAAGTCGTGGCACCTGGAGAATATGCGCCCGACCACAGCAACGCCATTGCAAGGACGTGTACGCAGTCTAACGACAGCGCGATACTCGATGACCAACGTCTCAGTAACCACAGCCAATTCGGGTGGTGTCATTGTCAGCAAGACTGAGATTGCCAGCTAGTCAGTAACTACAACCTAAAGGGGCGGACACATGAGGATATGCCATGTCCGCCCCTCCTCTCAATGGTAAACCGTCAGAAGGGTGACGGACAGGAATCCCACAAAGGAGATAGTGGACTATGTTTCGTTTGGATGAATTCTTTAGGGCTAACAGGGATATTGAACTTCCGAATGGTGAGATTGTTACGCAGCGTGTTCTCTCTGACTTTGAGATGAACGCGAAGCGTGATTATGCTTTGTCGGAAGCCACGCGAGTTAGTGACGCACTCAAAAATCCAGAATCAGACCTATACAAGACTAAGATACTGCCATTAGAGGATACTGCGCTAGAGACGCTGATAGACCTAATGGCGCAAGGGCGCATGTATGAGTTGGAGCGCGAGGCGCGTGACCTGTATCGGTTGGATTTTGTGCCGACACCAGATGAGGCCACACTCATTGAGGAAATAGATACTGGCAAGAAGCAAACCGAGATTGAGTTGAAGGTGTATGCCGATAGAGCCAAGCATGTGTTGGGCGGCATAAATGCCTACAGGCAAAAGGTGTCTGAACTGCCACGTGAGACATTGCTAAAAGAATTACACACTCGCGCCATTCAATCATTCACCTATGCCATGTCGCAGGACTCCGATGTGTACTACACAGTCTGGTGTTCGATTGAGTCGGACGGCAAGAAACATTGGAAAACAGTGGACGACATTCACCAGATGCCTATGCCAGTCATTGATAGGCTCTATAAGCTCTACAAGGAAATGGACTCCATTGACCCGTGGGAGATTACCAAAAGCGAGTCTGCGGGGGTTGCTGGTGGGGTGGACAAAGACGCTACAGGTAGCACCGAGTCACCTACCGGCTGAGAGATGGCCGTGGGTATGGACGTATGCGCTGTTCTCAGAACGACGCTGGGAACAGATACAGGAAATTAGCGGGATGTATGGCGATGATGATGTTGAGGGCTATGACAAAGAAGTGCCTAAAGAGTTCTGGCACGACCAGAAGCGTGTCGATAAGTGGATAGCCGATATGAAAGAGAAGCGCAAGAAGCGCAACGAACAACAATGATCTAGTCTGTCTGTGGACTGGGTTATGTTAAGTTGGTAAATTATGGCTGACCAAGAAGAAATCTTCACCATACGAGTTAATGCTGACGGCACAATCGCCAAGCGTGAGCTGTCGGATATTGAGGCTCAGGGCAAGAGGCTAGAGGCCGAGGGTGTCAATATCCCGATCAAGACTACGGGAGATGCAACTACAGCCACTAAGTCTCTTGGCGAGTTGCGTGCAGAGCTTAGTGCGGCTAAGGCAGCGGTCGATGGCAGTGAAGCATCTATACAAAAGTATAGTCAAGCTCTTATTGCCGTTCAGACTAGGTTAGCACAAATAAAGACAGCGCAAGATGCAGCTACACAATCCACGCGGGCTGCTGCTCAATCACAAGAACAGTTAGCACAAGCAACACAAAAAGCCAGTAGCATAACTCCCTCTAATGTGCCTAGCGGTCGTCTTTCTCCAATGGGAGAGATGGAATACTACAAGGAACAGGCTCGATTGCGTGCAGAAGCAATGGGCCAGAGATTGCAACAGCCTGTCCCCGAAGTGTCTGTTGAGTCCGATGTTGCCGCCATTAAGCGGGCGGCGGGGGCCAATCGGGAATTAGGATCATCACTAGATATTACCTCCAAAGAAGCGCAGGCTGCGGCAGACGCTCTACAGGAATATAACAGACAAGTGATGTCTGGAATAGGTGGAGCGGGACAATTTCGCACCAATGTCTCTATCAACAAAGAGGGACTACAGCGAGTTACAGAAACTAGAAAAACGGAGGGTGAGGCTGGCCCTGTTGTTACAACCACAGAGATTGATAATGAGGCACGGGCTTTCAGTAAAGGGGCAACCGAGGCCAATCAGTATGCTGCTGCTGTTTCCCGCTTGTCAGAGTCTCAATTTCAGGCATCATTAAAGGGTAAGTCTCTCGAAGAACGACTTGCTCTAATACAACAGCGGTTACAACAGACTGGACAAGCAACCGTAGAATATAATCGTCTGATGGGGCAACAGGCTACCCTACAGGATAGGATTGCCAATCAGCCCATTGCTGGCTCTTTGGAGGCATTGCGGAATAGGGCGACTGAAGCCAAGAGCGGCTTTATACTGGGCGATCCAAAGTCCACAAAAGAACTAAGTGAGGCGACAAAGGCATACGATGCGGCTCTCAAGGGCGCTAATGAGACGATGGGCAAGACAGGCGGGATCGCCAGTCAAATTGGTGCGACCTTCGAGCGCCAGGTTGTTCGTATCGGTATTGGTGTTGCGGTGTGGCAGACCTTACGTACTGCCCAACATGAGATACAAGAAACCATCAAAGCGATGGAGCAATATAGTGTTGCTGTTGCTAGATTTGCGGCCATTACCGATCAGTCAATAGGTGAGGCTACACAGCAATACAACGCATTGCGCGAGGCGGCAGTTCAGCGGGGTATTATGCCATCAGCGGCAGCATCGGGCATTGTTGAGACAAGTCGATTCCAGAAGACTCCGGGTGGGCAACAGGAGCTATTCGGCGCGGCCACAAAACTTACCGAAGCATTAGGTCTATCTGATGTTAAGCAAGCCGTAAATGCGCTGGGTGAGGCACAACTCGCTACTGGTCAATCGGCCAGCAAGATGGCTGACTTAGTGGCAGCGGGCTATAAGAGAGTGGGAGGTGATGCGACCACCTTTATGAATGTTCTGCCTAGCATCAAGTCTTTGAGCGATGCAATGGGGTTAAGCTTTGAAAAGACATTTGCGATTGTGGTACAAGGTGCTGCGGCTTCTGGTAGAACTGTTGACGTGGTTTATCAGGCATTCAATAGATTCACTGACAGTGTTGATAGATTGAAGGGCGAGAATATTGTTACCTTTGCTAACAGTCTTCATGTCCTTGGGGTAGATGTTTTAGATGTAAACAAGAATCTAAAGCCAATGGGGGATATTCTATCTGAGATTGGTAACAAATGGTCTACCTTCGCCCCAGATATTCGAGAAAAGATCATTGATATAATCGGCGGCGGAGCCATTAAGGGACAGGCACGAGACGCAATGCGCGGAGTGTTCCAGGCGGCGGCAGAGGGCGCAAGAGAGGGGTTAGGGGATGTCGAGGGTACACTGAACAGTATGAATAATATGATTGACAAAACATTCGGCAAAATGGTGGATCGTGTTAAAGCGCGCATTGAGGAACTAAGACAAAATGCGGATACTTTCGGCGCGATGATGAATGATATTGGCCTGTCCGTGAATGTATTTCTTGGTAGCATGGCAGGTGGCGAGAAGGGCGGTCGGCAAGGTGCAATGGCATCCGAATTTGGTGTTGTGGAGCGTCAATTGGGCGATCCACGGGCGGCGGCTCGTAAGATTAAGGCCGATTTCATTGCTAGTCTGTCAGGACTGTCTAGAGAGGTAGCAGATAAGGCTATAGATGAATACAATACAGCCTGGTCTGATCTTGCCACGTCTATGATATTGCCTGGCGCTGTTGGCATGACTAAAGTTGATCGAGACAAATTTGCTCAACAGTTTACTATAGATGAAGCTACTAAGCAATCCATCATATCTAACACTAAGGACTTGGGGACGAAGACGGGGCTATCATTCTTGGATGGAATCTTGGCGGGGATGAAACAATTGCCGTCGCTGCTTAAGGGAGAGGTGAAAGATGCAGTAGCGGGTACGACAGCAACAGCACCGACTAACTTTATCACTGCTTGGAAGCCAGCCGACAACATGAAGAGCAATTTCAGAATGCTTGCTCAGGATATGTTCGAGCAAGCTGGTGAAACTGGTGGAGCACCGAATCTATCCCAGCTTAGCCAATTCCTGCCGACCAACGAACTGGACTTAACCAAGTATAGCCAAGAGGAAATCAATCAAGCCAAACAGCTATCATTGCAAATATCGCAGATGGAGATACAAGCCATTCGGGAACAGGCATTAGCAATGGGGCTAACCACAGCCGAGGCCAATAAGGTGGCAGAGGCGTATAAGCAACAACTTGATACGGCAGTACAGCTTGTTCGCACTCAGCAGGGCATGAAGTATGAGATGGGTCAAGACTATGCCAATATCCAAAAGGCGTTGGGTAAGATGAAGGAGGATCAGAGCGACTTCCAGTTCCAGCGTCTCAAGAATGTTGACCCGTCACAGTTTGGACAGTTACAGGCGTTGACAGCACAGTACGATGCGTTCTTGACCAAGATCGGCTCGCCTGAGAAGCAGATGAACATTAACCTATTGCTGGGCGACCAGAACGTGTTCAAGACCATGCACGCCAGAATGACAGCGTTGCAGATGGCCTTAGAGGACTTGACTAAGGTTGAGAAGGCACAATTGTCCGGCACATGGAACTTACCAGCAGGCGCAACGGCGCTCGTGCCTATCTCGTCATTGGATTTGCAGAGATGGAACAAGTCAGAGGGTGGAGGTTTCGACGCGGCGGCTTTGGCAGCAATGCTAGGGGCGACTAATACTTCTGGTGATAAGGTATCGACCGCAGTTCAGATGTCAGCCAGTCAGATCGTGGCGGCAATTAAAGCATCCTATACCGGGTTAGGGATGACTGCACCAGGCCAGCTGGAGATGGCTAAGATGGCTGCCAACATGGACATTATGGGGCTGATTGCTACCGCCCTGACGACAGCCGGAGTGAAGTTGTCACCCACCATGCAAGAGCGTTCAGCCATTCAGCCGCAAGAGACGGGTATTGCTAAGTTCTGGGATATGTGGAACAAGCAACCATTGGCGGGTGGACTGCGCGAACAGAAAGAAGAACCAATAGTGGGTGTATCTCCAAGACGTGAATCGTCAGTTGATATTAAGACTGCACTGGCGGCATTCTTTGGATCGATCTCAATGATGCCGCAACGTCTGGGGCTGACTGAAGATAAGCCATTAACGGGTGGTCAACAAACGGCTCTATTGACTCAGAACATAGGAATGTTGGCTGGCAATATCTCGCGCCTGAGCAATTTGGGGGCGGGTGGACGTTTTTGGTCAGGTGGCGGCATGGGCGACATGGGTGATGACATTACTAAAGGTATGGGTAAATCGGGCCAGACAGCGGTAACGGTAAATGTGGCGGCGTTACCCATTAAGGCTACCTTTAATGCCAACCTATCGGTAATGATGAATGGACAGGTGGTTGCGCGGACTGTATTCCCGATACTGTATCAGATGATCGTGAAAGCGTTTACCAGTCAGGGCATTAAGTCTCTACAGGGGGCACGACGATGACCGCACTGTGGCAATTTGGCAGCGTTGATATTTTTGTTAGCGAGGGTGACATCTCGCGTGAAATAAAGCGATCCGAGCTGTTCATTTTGGATAGCACGGAGTCGCAATATCACTTCTTTGGGGCAGGTAGTGAGAAGCGCCACATTAAGGGGTTGGTCATTGGTGAAGCCAACAAAGCGGCTATCGTGGCAGATGCTATCGGTAACACGGTACGTACATTATTCACGCCTTACGGAAATTTCCTAAACCAGCGCATTGATGGCTCGCCCAAGTTTTCATTCTTAAAATATAGCGGGGCGGTCATTGATGGAGTATCATATTCAACGGCCCTGACGCCTATTTGGGAATGTGACTTGGACTTGGTGACTGCACCAGTATGAGCTCACTTGCGACGTATTGTACCGTTACCGGCTGTACAGGAATTTACAGCGTAACAACCGAAGCGAGTTATAGTTCGCTAACGGCCAATGCTACTATCGAGTGCAAAGCTACATCGCTAAGTCTGTCAAGTGCAATTGAGATCGACTTGGGTTATGCTGGAGATCATTCTATTGTGTTCGATGGCTACGTTAAAAAAATAACTCGTCAGAGACCGGACGGACTATTTACCATTGTAGCCAACGACATTCTGGTGCGTGCCGTAGATTTCTTTTTGGCATCCGACGATCCAGAGAACCCACTAACGTTCCATAGCATATCAGACTATGACTTGGTGAACGCACTGTTGGGAGAGGCAGGACTACCAGATGTCATCACAGCACCACCAAGTCCGAGCTTCACATTCGGCACGAACGAGGACGGCGCGAAGTTTAATTTACAGAGTGTGGGTGAGGCACTACAGTTTACTAGCACAATAACTGGGCGTGTGATCTTCTGTAGTCAAGGTGGAAATATACACTACGAAGAGAGATGGCCTTATATTGTTGGTGGTGATACACCTGATTGGACTTGGGTAACAGGAGCCAGCGGCCAAATACTGAATATCAGTTATGAGGAAAGCAATGCGTCAATTCGGGATCGCATTGTTGTTTACGGTAAGGACGACATTCATGCAGAAGCCGAAGACCCTAGTCCATATACAGTGGTAAGGCAGACCAGCGTAATAGCTCACGAGATGATCGATACAGCCGATCTTGCAAGTAGAACGGCGGCGCTTAATTTAACGCTACTTAATCGCTTGGGCCGTAGCATAAACATTGACCTTGAGGGGGATCATAATGTCCGGGCTAGGCATATAGCTCACGTTACAGAATCGTACACGGGTCTTGACTTGGATGTGTTTGTTTACAGGGTGTCGCACAAATTGGACGATACTGGTTTTCAGACCAGTGTTGTGTGCGTAACATAGGATAAGGATATGTCTGTCACTGGAACGATAGGCGGGAATGAAATAGCCGGGGCGGTTCGCTCGTTGAAACGTCGTCTCAATCTTTGCGCACCGGGCCAACAAGCTACACTGATTTTGGATTCGTCGTTCTCGTCATCCATTACGGTATCTGATCCGGTTGAGCTCTATGAGAATGATGTCAAAGTCTTTACGGGTTATGTGACAAGCGGGCAACGCGAACGACCGTCTTACGATTGGACAATTGAGTGTGTAGATACCTATACACGAGCATTGTCGTACTTCATTGGTGAGCGAATCACCACGGGCCACGATGCTAATGACCAACCCGTTCCGGGCTATACGCCACAATTGACAGACTATTGGGAAGGGTATTTGTTGGGGTTGTGCGAGTTGCAGTATGAGATCAATAGTCCGGGCCACACTGTCCCGGCAGGTGTTCAAATTGGCTTGCGGACGGTTCATGAATCCCTACAGGATGTGATGACCTATGCGTCACAGTATGCGTATTGCAACCGACATGGGGTGTTACAAATAGGGCGCGTGGCACGTAATTCGGGCAGTATTGGTCTGTCAAACTTCATTTCTTATGATCGTCGGAACGATGACGAGTGGACACGCACTAATGTCAAAGTGTATGGCTATGCCAGTACAGAAGGCAATGTCTTTGCCAATGCCTATGGGCCATTAGAGACTATCATTCCTGATAGGGTAACGGCAGTCGCATCGCCCATGATAGGCACAAACTCCGAAGCACAACGCATTGCTGATTATCTATTGGAAGAGTTGGGAAGTGAGACTATTGTTGTAACGGGTGAAATTGTTGGCAACCCATATCTGTGGATTGGGCAATCGGCTCGGATGGGCCACGAATCATACTCTGACTGGGATGTGATCACATCATTAGAGTCCGACTACGATGATAAGGGCTATGTGATGCGTGTGACGATTGGCGAGCGATGTCCACGTATTGCGGGTTGGTCGAGACGAGTGCCTAAAGTGTATGCTGGAACGACTCGGCATGGTGTCTATAAGTCTGATGATGGTGGGGCATCGTGGGCGACGTTCAATGCAGGCTTGCCGACAACTGGCAACCTATATGTACCACGCTTAGCCTTTAATGCCTTTGATGAGGGTGTGGCGATTGTCAATAACAACATCTACTATACGGACGACAGCCAATCATCCGGTTCGTGGTCGTTAATGTCGCTAGCTACACCAGCCATTAACGCTGATGATACGGATGCGCTTACATCGGGGTCGGTGTCTTATGGGAAGATTGTGGCAGTTGACGCAGTGGGGATACACCAATTTGCTGCTATCTCTACGGCTTTATTAAGCACCACTAGTGGATCGACAAGTGGCTCGACTTCGCCAGAGCCACAGCAATCGAGAAGTTGGTACTGGGATAACACGGGGAGCAATCCGGCATCGTTATCGACTATTTTTACCAGTACAGAATTGAAGATACCTGAACTGGGCGAAGACGATCAGTACAATGTGCGAGCGTATGATCTAAGTGTGCCATACATTGTTGCTTCAGAAGGAGACGGGCAGGACTACAATTTTCCATATAAGATATATGGGGGATCGCTAAATCACGTGGTTGATTTTTTGGGGTGGGATGCGCCTCACTTTAATCTAATAGCAATGTGTAAAATGGGCATTGCTAGTGATCCTGTATCCAACTGGTGGGCTAATAACATTACTTTAACAGGAATAGATACCGTAAATCACAGAGCAGTCGCTAATATCTTTTTTAGGGCGATTTGTCCATTTGCCTCCTATCGAGATAATGTGTTCATGTTCGGCACACCGACAGATCATTATCAAGCCGAGCCGGATAGTCAGGGCTATTACGCTTGGGAATTTCAGTTGAATTTCGTGCCGGGGCCAGCGCGTCCATTTCCGGTTATTTGGGGGGCGACCTATTCGTTACCAGTGTATTATCCATCGCTCATTCCATTAGAGCCATTTAAGTTGCATTTTGGGTTCTTCTACAGTCCGCATGGATCGTATCAGCAGTTGATGATGCAAGGAATCACTACTGGGAATGACACGTGCGATTCTGATGCCCATAGTTGGGGACTGTCACCCTATGGAGATACCAATCATCAGGGGTTCGGTGCGAAGTTCTATCCGTATCCATTCAAGAGCTTATGTGGGGCTGGAACGATAGTGCTATGACCACTTTCTATATGCTTGCGGTGACATCAGGATCGCCATACACACTGGGGACATTTGAGGACAGTGGCGACCCGCGTCTATTTAACGGTGATGCACTGTATGTATATAAGTTAGGAAGTGGTTTGCTGAAGACACTGGACGGCGCAAATTATACAGACGTAAAGCCGCAGTCCGGGATGGGCTTCGTAACGGCTATCTGCCAGACGCCCTATGGGCCAGATACCTATACGTATGCGCTAGGGCAGGGGCCAACGAGTTTTGTGGGAATGTACAACAAGACGCCGGGCGTGACTGGCTGGAGTTCGGGTAGCACTGTTCCAGTAGGATTCTATGCCGTGGATGCTGTAGCAGACTTTGGGAACGCATTGCCTATATTGGCAGCCAGCACAACAGGATCGTTCCCGAAAGTAGACAATGTGACGACTTATCCGGGCTTTGTGCATAGCCGTTCGGATAGTGGATTTGCGATGGCGGCTGTCCTGACCGATTTAGAGTTGACCGAGTGATTCTATGATACGTGATCGAGTCTTTGCAGATGAACTTGCGGCGATGATGAATACCATTCGGTACGAGTGGCGCACCAACGCGATCTGGCTCGGCGGGTCGTCAGGATCGGGCGGTGGACATGGTTCGGGGCCTGGCGGCTTCATTGGACAGTTAGCGCAGACTCGTGTAGCCGGTGATACTACTCAGTCCTTCGACTTCACAACGGGTAGCCTGAACAACCTGCTCAAGAATCTCGACAACATCCGAGCGTGGGAGAAGCCGACACATGGTTTCTGGGCAGACATTCCAGAGCCAGCATCGGATTATCTTATTATTAGTTCGGGTAGTTGGTATCATACCGATGCGATACGACCACTTGATTTCGCTGGCGACAATTCACCGGCATTGTCGTTCCCTGTTGGGGGCGACCGATACGACCTGTTGACCATCAATCAGAATGGTGATCTGGCGTGGACTTCTGGCTCGGTCAGTGCTACGCCGTCTCCGCCGTCTCCGCCACGTATCGCCTATAGGCAAATGCCACTATGGTTGGTGTATTCACGTTCATCAGGATCATCACTCGTTCGCTATGACGACGGGGTGAATAGCTACATCTATGACGATTGGCGACCCTTCCTAGGCGCTCCAACATTTGTACCTACAACGGGTAGCGCCTATGATACCTATCGGTGGTTCATTGATGGGCCACTCTCGACGGCTACAAACTTTAATGGCCTGAACTATGTGCCTGACTTGTTTACTGTTGAAGGTGCTTTGTTCTATCTGAACGAGACACCGACTAGCGGATCGATCACTTCAGACGTTCAATATAGCACCAATCAGGGCGGGGCATGGACTAGCCTGTTCTCTACCTTGCCGACTGTCATTGTGGGTGAATACTATGACTTACAGCCAACTGATGCCATTACTCTAAGCGGCGGAACGTGGCTGCGCGCTAATCTGGACTGTAGCTCTGGATCAGGGGGGAATAGCGCCAGTTTGGTGCTGTATGGGACAATTGCTGCCGCTAGTGGCGGTGGAACAGTTGCTATTGTTAGCGTGAACTCGTCAGATGGTATTATCTCGTCAGTCGTAAATGAGACCAGTACACCGACGATTGATCTGTCGTTAGGAGATATTACACCTGATGATGTAACAGCCAATGGTGTGGTGACGGGTACTAATCTGTCTGGCACGAACACCGGCGACCAGACAATTACTCTAACAGGCGATGTTACCGGCAGTGGAACCAGCACAATTGCTACTACACTCAGTTCTACTGGTGTTACGCCAGGAGTCTATTACAACTCAACCATTAACGTGGATGGCGCAGGGCGCATTCTAGGTGCATCGTCGGGTTCGGGTGCAGGATCGTTATACTCAGACTATCCAGCCCACGTCGATACCGATCCGGTAATAGGCGTTGAGGAACTTGCTAGTCCGGGCGATCATGTTCACAGGGGTGTCTATCGCATTGGAAATGATTCCGAATTATTTGCCTTTGGAACAGTGTATCTCTCTAATGGCACTAACATTACAGTTACACAAGTTGATGATCATCACTTCAGGATTGATGCTACACCTGGTGCGGCAGGTGTCAACTCCATTGGTGTTGTTCCTAATACCTTCCTACAAGATGTTGTAGAACTGGTTGCGGGTTCTGGGATTACTCTCGTTCAGACTTCTGGCTCAATTACTATATCGGGTGGAATGCCGGACATTATATTTGATGAAAACCCACCCACTGATGTTTTTACATCTAATGTGGGTACTTCTGGCTCGGTGTCTCATGGCGACCATCAACACTTTGGAACTCGCTGGATTATCACAGATGACGATGCGGGTTCCAATGCGTCCGATGTTCACTTATCGACCGATGATACGATGTCTATCACCAGTATTGGCGGGGATACAATTCTATTCTCGGCATCGGCGGCGACTTTCGCAACAATACCAGAGGCGAATGCAGGGACTATCACAACTAAGTCCGTCAATCCAGCCGGGTTGCCATTGCGAGTTGAGTACGGGTCTCTGATCAACAATCAGAGCTATGGTGGCGATCCACGTGGCGCATACTCGATTGATTTGCAGAGTGTGCGAGATGATCCTAGTCAGGTAACATCTGGTAGTTATTCTGGAATACTAAGCGGACGCAACAACACCATTGGGGCCGGAATAGCAGATAGTGTCATTTCTGGTGGTGTCGGTAATAACATTAGTGGCAACTATGGCACAGTCTCCGGTGGTGCTGGCAACGGCGCATTCGCAGATTACGCGACAGCCGGTGGCGGACTTAGCAATAGTGCCACTGGTGCTAAATCTGTAGTGGGTGGGGGGGCCTCTAATACTGCCAGTGGTGTTTGGTCAACAGTGGGTGGTGGTGAACTCAATGCTGCTAATAATAGCTATGCGACTGTGGGCGGTGGCTCTCTTAATCATGCTTACAATGTCGGTGCGACTGTAGGAGGAGGAGCCAGTAACGTATCCAGTGGTAGCAGCTCTACAATTGGTGGGGGAATCAATAATGACGCTACTGGCGACTACTCTACAATTGGTGGGGGCAGCGATAATACCGCTACTGGTGATTTATCTGCTATTTTGGGAGGTGAAAGCAATCGTGGCAATGTACCATACTCGTCCATACCGGGCGGTAAGAATGCTAAAGCAGATAGCTATGGACAGTTTGTTCACGCCTCTGGAATGTTTGCTGAGGCAGGCGATGCACAGGGTACTTCACAGGTGGTCTTTAGGCGACAGATAGACCATACTGGCAATACTGGCTGGGTAGACACCTTCTTGGATGGATCATCAGAGCCATTCAACTTCTATGGATCATCGGGCAGTTCTACAGGAATATTTACCTTCGACGTACTGGTATCGGCTATGACGATTGATTCATCTTTCGGGTCATATCGCATTGTTGGCGCAGCATCAATCAGTAGTGGAGTTGGCTCAATACTCGCACAGGCAGTAACGACCATCTATGAGGATAACACTGATTGGGATGTTCAATGTGCTATGACGACCAGTTCCTTCACGGTTCAAGTGAAAGATGCTGGTGGTACAGACAACATACGGTGGACTGCTACAATGCGGACATCGGAAGTGACGTGGTAAGACAGCTTGAACTAACCAACTTATATGTATGGCGTGATACACCTACACTGCGCCTATTGGGTAGTTTCGCGTCTACTATAGTCATTGCCGATAGTGCTGTCATACTGGTAGACCCATCACGGGATATGGAGACGATGCGCCTGGCCGATGAATTGGCACGAGATTATCCTACAGCACGGGTGTTCGACTTCATCTGGCCGAAAGAGCCTAATGCCTATGACATGGCATGGCATTTCGGGCGCAACCAATGTCATGGTAACTGGATATTCGATGTTAGACCTGAAGAGACATGGGATGCTAGGCTGATAGCTCGCATTGGCGCAGAGTGGCGCACGTGGGCGCAGCAAGGCTACGAATGTGTAGAATTACAGCAAAGTCAGTCCACAGCAAGACTGCGGAGACTGTTCAAGAATTGCTTGTGTGAGTGTGTGATACCATTAAAGCTAGATCACTCTTTGACAATATCGCCATCATGGGGCTGTAGTTGACAATCTCCAAAAATGGCATTAAATTCATATTCTAACGTTGGACTACTCTCCATAGTCTATATATTCCTCGGCGGGGTTGGTTTTACGATCTTCTTCATGGTAGTAAATCATAGTGGTTTCTAGGCTCTTGTGCCGTGCCATAGACTGTGCTTTAGTAGGTGGGAGCTTGTGCTTGATAGCATTGGTGATAGCCGAGTGGCGCAGGCTGTGGGTTGTCTTTATGCCGCCAGTGACACCAGCGACTTTATAGTATGACTTAATCATTTCCCTAATGGCGGATAGAGATAGTCTTTTTCCCATAGTGCGAGGGGATAGCGATGTGAATAGTGGGCCAGTCTCATCTCCTCTAACCGACAGCCATTCATATAGAACGGTCTGTGCCTTATGGTTGCTTAACACCATCCATTGATCGGCCTCTTTCTCACCCTTGCCATACACGTCCAATACAATAGAATTGCCCTCAGTATGAACATCCTTAAGGTCTAGGCGATGTATCTCGACAGTTCTGGCGGCAGTAAAGGCCATTGTGTACAATATGGCCCGGTCTCGTGTACCAACCACAGTATTATTAGGTGCGGCTAGTACGCGCCTGACTTCTATATCTGTTAATGGGCTACGCTTGTGCTTCCTACTATCAGTTCGTTTACCGAGCTTGATGCCATCAGTGGGATTATTAGGAATGTAATGAGAATCAGTGGCCCACACGAAAAAGGCGCGCAAGCCAGAAAACCACACTCTGACGGTTGCATTGTTAAATGCGCCCCGCAAGTCAGATACCCACTCCCTAATTGTATTCTGCGTTGTGACGGACTTACCCTGATGCCAGTCTAGGAAGTGTCGAAGTCCCTCTCTATAGGTCTGCCGTGTGGCTGATGATATTTCGCCAGTATTTACCAATAGGTCGAGATGTTCAATCCACTCGTTGAGTATTGGGTTGAGTTCAGAGCCAGCTGCAAGTATTGAAGTGTTGAGTGCTACAAGTGATTTGTCTGTATTCATTTCAACCATCTATAATCACAATTATAGTCGATTGGCAATCGAAAGTCAAGCAATTCTTGTGATTGCTCTCTAACCCGCCTGCAACATTACCATCATTGACTTTAGGCTACATATCCCTTATCATATAGGCTGTAAGTTGGAGTTAGCCCGTGAGAAACCTGATACAGCGCGTCACATCATCCACCATGCGCCACTTTATTGAAGCCGATACCACCTCTATCGAAGTTGTCCTTGCCCTTGAGTCTATTCTGCTTGGGGTATGGCTACTGCTACCATTTGACACCTTCGGCAGTTCAGCCACTTTCAATTCATTACGGATGTGGCCGGGTGAGGTAGCGACTGGCCTGTTCGTTTTAGCAACTGGGCTGGCTCGCACATTTGGGCTTGCCACCAGAAGCATACGAACTCGTCAGATTGCCGCCATTTATGGGCTGTTCGTGTGGAGCTACATCGACTATTCGTTTGCGGAATCTAACATAGTGGCAACTGGCGTTGTGACCTATTTTCTATTTGTCGTGCTATCAATCTGGATACTCTCATCTTTGAGTTGGAAGATATATAGTGGACGAACTCGGTAATATCATCAAGCAAACAGTCATCCCATTACTGGTGACACTGATCACTCTCTATGTTACTAAGCGACTTAGCAAGAGAGAAACTAACTCTGTTGTCAAGTCTAACGAAGGTGAAGCCGCCGAATCGTTGTCTGTTGCAGCATCCAAGATTGTTGAGACCTATCAAACGGAGATCGTCGTGCCACTTCGCCTACAACTAGCCGAGTGGGTTAAGAAGCTAGCCGAAGTTGAAGCTAATAATGGGAAGGCCATTAAGGATTTGCAGACCAAAGTAATAGAACTTAATCGTCAGATCGATTTCATGCGGGGCGAACTTTTACGCAGTGACAATGCTCTTGAGTATCTAGTAGGTGCAGTACAGGTTCAACATCCTGCCGAAGCACGGCAGGCGTTGCGTATTCGTCGTGGGGAGATAACCTAACCTATAGGGTTAGACTGGCTAAAACAATGCTCAAAGAACCGATACAGGTCGTGTGGGTTTCTGACCTGCACGTAGGTAGCACGGTCGGTATTTGCCCCAAGCAGTATACGGTGGACGAAGGCAACATCCACCTGGCCTCGGAGCATCAACTTTTCCTTCTGGATTTCTGGGCTGAGTTTTGGAAACGCCGCAAGAAAGATGGTCGTTCCATCATTCTGATACTGGGCGGAGATATAGTAGATGGCGACCATCATGATACCCTACAGGTGTGGACACAGGACGAGTTGATTCAGGTTGATGCTGCTGTACAGCTATTGCTCCCTATTGTTACACTTGCTAAGAAGACCTATCTTCTAAGGGGAACTGCTGCTCACGTTGGGCAAACGGGTCGATATGATTCACGAGTGGCAAAAGAGTTAGGCATCAATGCTTATTATCATTTGCGTCTGAATGTGGGTGGCGTACTATTCGATCTGGCGCATCATGGTGTTGGGGTCGGTAAACGAATTTGGAACATTGGCAATATGGCTAGAAGCTATGGCCGCAGTATCGCAATGGCGAACATCTTACACAACCGCCCTATCCCTGATGTGGTTGTCAGAGGCCATGTCCATCGCAAATGCCATGAGACCGTTCGGGATGGTGAACATACCACCGAGGTGATTATTAGTCCATCCTGGCAGTTAAAGACGGAATATGCTCACAGGGTATCAACCGAGGACGACTTGAGCGATATTGGTGGAGTCATTGTTGGCGTGGATAATGGGAGAGTTACCGAAGTTACACTAGACGTGATACAATTCGAGCAAACCGCAATGGTGCAGATATGACAAAGGCCGATCTGTTGAAGATGCTGGCAAACGATTACAGAAACAGTGTACGGCAGGCTGACGATATAAGTCTACGAGACTACAAAGAGGCAATCTTGCGTGAAACAGGTGTATCCGTTGGCGACCGACGTGCCTATCGACGCCTAGGGGCATTGGTAGCATCAGGCGAGTATGTGTCTTTAATAGTATCCGACAAGGGTCATAATGTCAGAGTGTGGCGACCGAAGAAAGAACGAAAGACTCGTAAAAATGCGTAAACAACAAATTGCAACCTGGCTTCTGATATTACTGGTAGTGGCAGGCTGCTTGACGCCGACGCCAACCCCCAGCCCAATACCCACACCGACTGTATCGTCGCCACTTGCCACACCAGAACGATCACTTGTTGCTACACCCGTACCTATTGCTAGACGTAGCAAGGTCAGTGTCCATACTGGGAACCGACCGGAAGGTCTTGACGGGTTTCTGGAAGTTGCATTTCCGACTGTCGTCTACTCGTTGAATAATGGCCTGTATGCAGAGATTGTTGACCACTCCCCACACACATTGCTCGTTCGGCGTGTCCAGAATAGCGTATGGGGTCGTTTGCCGGACGGGATGTATAATGGATTACTGTCCGACAACTGGGAGGCTGTTGCACGAGCCAGCGCGAGACATGAGGCGCTAGAGAAAACTATCAATGTCCCTGTATTGGTAACGCCTATCTTTACTGTGAATGTCGCACTGAACTTCATGCAGTTTGTGAAGTTGACGCGCCAGGACTATGTAGCCCCGATGAATGAGCCAGTTTTGGGAAGTGCTACAGGTGATTATGCTCTCAAGGCTCGTTGGCTGGACGCATGGTTTCAAGAGTGGCTAACCATTGCTCACCAGAATGGTATCAAGGGAAGTATCTATTCGTTTCCTACAGGTGAGCCACCTGTTGAGGCTGTGCCATATCTTGTTGGCAGTGCGCGCATGGCGGCACAGTTTGGTGACATCATTGATGTGCATGAATATGGTATCAATGGTGGCATGATGTCGGGTGGTGAGAGTGGCGCGTTTCGCTTTGTGCAATTCTATAACGCCCTGCCCCCAGATGCTCGTCCGAAGTTTGTCATATCGGAGTTCTCGTCAGGGAATGGCTACGACACTGGCTTGCATGGGGTGGCTTGGATCAGTGACGCCGTAGCCTATGGGCTAAGATTGCGACAGTATCCCTATCTGATTGGTGCAGCTGCTTTCCAGTTGGATTTGGGCGCAGAGTCTAACATACCGCCTGACGTTCTGGAACAATATGCGCTGGCAGCGTCACGGATAAACTGGTCGTTCACATATCGTGTCTATCTTCCATTGGTTAGATAATATGCCTGATATAACTATTCCACCTGCAAGTAGTATCACTGACGCTAATAACCATGTATGGACTCTTGGCCCATCAACGGTACATGGTTATGCCTTGTTGCGTGATGGTGTGCAATTCGCCGGTGGACAGGGTGTATTATTGCTGTACCATAATAGTAGTGTGTACACCAAGAATGACTTGGGCCAATGGTTTGTGGCAACTGATACCACATGGCAATCTGTGGCAGGCGATCCACGACCGATGACCGTTGTGGCAGGTATTGATGTGTCCCATTGGCAAGGTGTTATTGACTGGAATGCCGTTAAAGCCAGTGGACAAATATTTGCCTTTATCAAGGCCACTGAGTCCTATAATTTCACCGATAGTAGGTTTGTTGCCAACTGGCGCAATGCAAAGGCGGCAGGTCTGAAGCGCGGCATGTATCACTTCTATCGGTTCAGTGCTTCATCTGCGTCACAGTTAAATAATCTCATGAAGGCATTTGCCAGTGTTGGCTACGATTATGGGGAACTACCGATAGCAGTCGATATTGAGGATACCGATACCAAGCCGAATGCCAATGCTCTACTAGGCTTCATTAAGGCTGTACAGGTCAGGACAGGCCGACGTGTCTGTGTCTATACCGGAAATTGGTGGTGGAACACTGCGCGCTGGGGCGGGCCTGTGACATGGGCTAAGGATTATGATTTGTGGTGTGCATCATACACAGCCACACCGCTTGTTCCGAGCGATTGGTTGTCTGTTGGTTGGCGCTTTTGGCAGTATTCCAGCACAGGTTCAGTCGGTGGCATTAGTGGCAATGTGGACTTGAACAAGTTCAATGGTACGTCAGTAGCTTTCGCTCAATATCTGACAACAGTTAATGTTACAGCGCCCCCACCGCCGACTGGTACGGCTTGGCGCGGACTTCACATGCGGGCTGATGGTAATTCTGTCGATTTGGATTTTCAGTGTATTACCGTTGCTAAATTGACTGGCGCAAAGTTGATGACCAATACGGCATTCTCTGAGTTAGATCGTCTGCTAACATTTGTACCTGCCAGCAACATTGTTTTGCGCCTATTTTCTGCTGGCGACGATCCGATATTGGGAAATGCCCAGAAGTTCTTTGATGTGCAAGATGCCTGGCTGAACTATTTCAATAGCAAAGGCTGTAAGTGGGTGGAGGTTCACAATGAGCAGAACATCGCTCAGGAGGGCCTTGGTGTATTTTGGCAGAACGCCAATGGATTCGCCGCATGGTATGTCAAAGTGTACGATCTCGTCAAAACCAAGTATCCAAATCTGCAAGTGACAATGGGCGGTCTATCGCCACAGCCGAATGTGCCTGAATGGGTGTCGATGATGCAGGCTAATATCGGCAGACTTGACTGGATCGCGGCCCATTCATACTGGGTCGATGCGATCAGTATGAATAGCACTGAAAGCGGACGTTACTATCGGCGCTTCTTGACACTCGGTAATCCTGTGATAATCACCGAGTTTGCCAATATAGCTACAACCGATAGTGACATCGCTAAGGGCCAACAATACAAGTCGTATTATGCTTCATTAGAAAGTGGTGTACTGGGCGCTTGTGTATTTGTCAGTAGTGCATCTGATAGATGGTTTAACGAGTCGCGCCAAACTTGGGCAAGAGGCAATAGTTTGACCGATATACCGAAGGTGGTGGGAGCATGACCACATTAGGTGCGTTCGCATTGGGTGTCTTGGCAACTTTGGCAGTTGAGTTTATAATTGTACAGACTATCGCCTGGATAATCAGATGCAGATTCGAGTAAACAAAGGAGACTCATGGAACTACTGTTAGCTGATTTCGTGAAGTTGGGCGGTTTTGCGGCCCTCGTGACTGTATTGGTGTCTGCTGGTAAGAAGGTTGGCATTGTGACTGACAGCACAGCCGGTAATTGGAACTTGGGCCTGAACACGTTGGGCTTCGTTCTGTTCACCGTCGCGCACGTGGTAAACTTCGACGTGTCAGGTGTTGATACGCTATTGGCACAGGTATCGAATGTCCTCGTTGCTCTACTCGCCCTGCTCGGTCAGTTCATTGTTTCTAAGGGTGTCTATGCTGGCGCGAAGTCTGCCAACCTACCGCTAGTGGGTTTCTCGCACAGCAAGTAGTCCATTCGCTGGTTCCTCCTCCTTGGGGCGATACCGTAACGTGGAGCCAGTCCGCGTTGCGGTATCGTCGCTTATGGCACACAGTATGTCATCATTCAACTTCCAGACTAATGGCTACAGCTGTGGCACAATTGCGTTAGTCAATTCCGTCAAGGTGTTGGATATGGAATTGTCCTATGATGACGCCAAGCGCCTAGCAGGAACTACCTATCGAGATGGTACTTCTCAACGTGGCCTGATACGGGCTATTGAGTCGTTGGGCCTGAAGGCGACTGAGTATCGCACCGCCAATGCCGACAATGCGTGGAAGTGGCTACACAAATGGGCCGATACGTGTCCTGTAATACTGCTAGTGGATGGATATTTGACTGTAGGGAATAGCCATTGGGTGACAGCCGTAGGACGTATCAACGGGCGCGTTATTGTTGTAGACCCAACAGCCAATACTGACAATGGAGAGAATGGTACGCACCCTTACAGTAAAGAGGACTTAGTGACTAGATGGAAGTTGAGGATTTGCTACGCTATTAGGGTGTGTAAACAATAAGGCCACAACTTTCGTCATGGCCCTACTGCGACTCGATACGGATTCAAACCCGTATAACGTCGGAATCGAATGGGTTGTTCTGCCATAAACCTCAGCACGATGGCCTATCGCGCCTCACCGGTCTAGCGGGATTGTCCCGCAAGAGTCCGCCTTCTTGTACAATTAGATACCAGACTCTATGCTCTTGTCGCTGGCTAGTCACAGCCATACCAGCGACTCCGCTGCATTACCCATCCTCGATTCGTTCGCGCCTGCCCTGTGACCGTAGACATCGCCATGCACCCGAAGGACGGTGGAATTCGTGCCACGAGTCAGTAGTCATTATATCACCATCTATAGGGACTGCAATGATAGTTTTGTACTATCGGGTACTCGTTACATAACGGAGTCCACACGGATACTGACTACAACCTGATGTAAGCTCGCCACTCTGTTGGAATTTCGCCAGATAACACAACGTAGTTGACTCTCGGAATCTTCGGTGTGTAGGCCGGGTCGTAGAACCGCATACCGCTATCCTCTAGGCTACGGTTACTCTTTCTCCTATTGCATCGACCACAAGAGCAAACGGAATTACCGAAGGTCGATGCGCGAATACCCATCTTGGAACAGGTATCGCGGGGTGTTAGATGGTCTAGTGTCGCCGTATCTCTGTCAAGTTTCTCGTTGCAATACACGCACCGGTAGCCATCACGAGCGAATACGGCTCGTCTTGACCAGGTTACACCGCGTCTGGGTACATTCACGTATCTTTTTAGGCGCAATATAGACGGGAATGGCAAAGTAGTGCTAGGCGATCTCAATTGTTTGCCCGGCACATCTTGTACCAAGTCTACCCTATCCTTGAATATCAACGATAGCGCCCTGTTCAGGTTCATCACCCGAATGGGAGTATAGTCAGCATTCAGTAGCAAAATTGCGGCGGTCATCATCAGTCCTTTCAAACTATATGTGCCGATACCCAGACTCGAACTGGGACTCTCCAAATTAGGACTTTGGCATGTTCTCCAATTACACCATATCGGCATGAGGCTAGAGTGGAATTTGAATCCACGTGAACTCTTTTGCAGAGAGTCATCTGAGACCACTCGATTATCTAGCCATTTCTCTTAGAAGTTCTGCGCCGTTCCCATCCATTGTGGCGGCCCTTACCATTCCCCAGCCACCTATGAGGAGTGCATATACAGCATCTCACATTTCGGCGTGACTTCTTGCGCTTGTAGTTTGCCATAGGCACTCCCGCCACGATTTGAACGTAGTTGCCCGGTTCCAAAGACCAGTGCATTACCGATTATGCTACGGGAGCACGAGTACGGGAACGTGGAGTCAGACCACGATTGCGGGCTTATAAGACTCGCTAGGGGAATCGCCCCTACCTTCCCGTGTGTGCCGCCCCTCGGTGACGATCCGAGACCTCAGCATTTTCAGTGCTGCATACAGACCAGCTATACGAAAGCGGCGTGTGCCTCTAGGTGGGTACGATCCACCACTGTTTCTTCTTGTAAGGAAGATGGTCTAACCAATTGACCGATAGAGGCATTAGTGGAACACGCGGGCCTCGATCCCGCAATCTTCACAGTGAGGATGTGACGGCTTTCCAATTCGCCTAGTGTTCCATCAGTGCCGGTGAGAGGGGTCGAACCTCCAATCCTTGCGGAAGCAGTTTCTAAGACTGCTCTCTGTTGCCAATTCGAGTACACCGGCATAGCTGCTACGACTGGACTTGAACCAGCATGTATCCTGATTAACGGTCAGGCGCTCGGCCACTTGAGCTACGTAGCAATTTTAGAACCCTCGGAGAGATTCAAACTCTCATTGTGCTTGGGTCGAAACCAAGTGCCATATTCAATTAGGCGACGAGGGTATTTAGGGTCATTCGTTGTCGCCCCAGTCTATGCCCATCAACGGCTACGTATCCGCTATAATGGGTGCAGCCTCTAACTGCCCGAATGACACAGGGCGGGAAATCAGATTTGAACTGACACCTACATCATTGGCGATGATGCGCTCTACCATTAAGCTACTCCCGCATAGTGCAGACGGATGGAGTTGAGCCATCTTGACCACCTTATCGGAGTGGCATATCCACCGGGATATGGCGTCTGCAAAGCTGCCCTGAGTGGTACTGATCCACTTCCCCAACATCCAGAGTGTTGTGTACTACCTTTATACGACAGGGCAAGGTCGGGGACGCCGAAATCGAATCGGCTGCCTCGCGCTCCCAGGGCGCGTGTGCAATCCTTATACACCTGTCCCCGTGGTGGACGTTATTTAGGAATGCGCCCTCCTCCATCCCGATCCGACTCACTGGGTTATTCCCAGTGCGGTAATGACATCGGTTTGCCATGTGGGTCGCAGGGAACTCGAATCCCTCTCTTCCGCTTAAGAGGCGGATGCTTAACCATCCAAGCTCGCAACCCAAGTGCTACCGCAGAGAGTCGAACTCTGTCCGAACGGATTAAAAGTCCGTCATGAACCGTTTCACTTCGGTAGCAAGAGGCAGGTACTCGATTTGAACGAGTGTGGGTGTAATCCCTAACGCTTTTCAGGAGCGCCGCGATAAGCCTCTCTGCCAACCTGCCATCAATAGGGCATGTCGGTGCTGGCCCGACCCTTCAAGGTTGAAAACCTTGCGTCTTCGCTGGTTGACCAATGCCCTGTGGGGCAGAGTGGGCAGATTTTGGCGTTCTTGTGGTAGCCTCACCTTTAGCCCCCACTCTACCGAGGGTGTCAGACCAGAGTCGAACTGGCTAATAAATGCTCCACAGGCATTCCCCGCACCGTTTGGGTTCAGACACCATATTTTAGCGGGTGTGTCCCGTCCCGCTACCGAGTGTGGCCCGCGCATATCCACGTCTTAGCGATTGGACTCTCGGCTCCGCACGGTCTCAAAGGTCTTACGGCCTACCAACGGAACTAGAGTTCCTTAACGATGAGACTCCCGTATGCCAGAGGAAGGATATTCCCTCGTGCGGAAGGCGGAGTAGGGCAGTGACGATCTGCCAACCCCTTGCGGGGCGCTGACTTAGCAGGTCAGGCGCGAATGCCAACTATCGCTACTACTCCAAGTACCCGATGCCGGTGTTGAGCCGACTGCCTCGGCCTCCGCAGAGCCGCGCTCTATCCGTTTGAGACGTAATGGCGATACGACCATTTACACAGCCGTTCTGCTCGACACATCTTAAGCTGTGTCTTGCATAGGTAGCGCGGGTGGTATTTGCAACCACGTCATTCGGCTTATGAGGCCGCTGCTGGGACTACTCCAGCTCACCGCGCAGTACCAGTGGAGAGGGTCGAACTCTCATCCTACAAGGTAGAAACTTGTCGCTCATCCATTGAGCTACACTGGCATTCATGGTTCTAGCCGTCTCTGTAGGAGTTTCAGTGCTCGCTTCTCTCCACTCTGGGCACACAGACACAACTTGTTTACTATTTCATATTGTAAGATGAAATCACTTGACACCCGATAGATGGGTCATGTGGCACTAGAGCCATTAGGCACGGGTGGCAGGACGTGCGCCTGCTACTAACGATTTTGGAGATCGTCGCCTATCTTCTTCGGCTTCACCCGTATCAAGTGCCGACGACCGGATTTGCGCCGGTAAGCACCTGCTTTTGAGGCAGGTAGGTATACTTGGTTCCCGTCACGTCGGCATGTGGATCGTACTGGCTTTGCTCCAGTCGCCTCTGCATTGCAGGTGCAGTGCTCTCCTAAATGAGCTAACGACCCATAGTGCTCAGTGTGGGAGTCGAACCCGACCACGCCTTTTTAGTGGATGGCGTCTACAGCGCCATGCGACCAACCGATAGTCGCCTACTGAGCATTCATTCTTCGCTGACCCGATAGGGGTCTATCCAATCGGGACAGTAATCTTCCAGAATTTCCTTCAGGGCGTATGCCAATTCATGCTGGGTGTCTGTACATGACCAATCCAATGTCTCGTCCAATAACTCTGCCAGAAAATGCTTGGCTCTGTCTTCAGCTGTCTTTGACTTCAATGCCTTTACCATTGTACCCTCCATGATCCCCGAACCAGTCTTGATCTGGCGTCTCTGCGTTACGAGTGCAGTACACTTCCGCTGTGCTATCGGGGAGAGCGGGTAGCGGGGTACGATCCCGTCGTCTCGACTTTGGAGGAGTCGCGCTCTACCAATTGAACTATACCCGCCTAGAGCCATGAGTGGAGTATGATCCCACATCCCTGCCTTACAGGGGCAGTGTACTTTCCGTTTGTACGATCACGGCGACATTCAATTATTAAAGAGCCAACAGTCTGTGCTGGTGGTGGGATTCAAACCCACACGCCCTGTCGGGCACTCATTTTAAGTGAGCTTCGTCATATCAGTTGCGTACACCAGCCATGAGCTCACAGGGGCGCTCGAATCCCCGACCTTATCTTTACCAAAGATATGTTCCACCATCTGAACTTTGTGAGCAAGGCGGGGACAGTGGAATTTGAATCCACGACCTTATGCTTGACAAGCATCTGCTCTGAACCGGACTGAGCTATGCCCCCTAAAGTTCTACTACATTGATGATCTTCTCGTCTATGGTAATGATAACCCCATCAGCCGAGAATGTCTTGTTGTCCTTCTCTGACAGCCTCAAGGTTTTACATCTCACTGTCAGATGCCCTACGTATTCACCACCAGCCTCATTAAATGACACCACAAATGTTTTCATTATGCTCCAAACAAAACGGCGTGCTGGTGAACTGTGTCCGCCTGCACGCCGAGGAATCCAGTTCACCCACCCTACCCTTCCATAGCGACCTCGGTATCAGGCGCGACCATAGTATGCCCTAATGGGCTGTTGGCCGATGTTTTCGTATCCCAGTTTCTCTTGGTTGACGCTTCACTGACAGGCTGACCAGAATTAGACTCTAGTGAACTCCTGCCTCCACGTCCGTTTATACTCTCCGTGTCACTCACGGCGAGTTCATATTCTTTCTTGAGTTGCCACTGTATTCTGTTCATCATGTGCCTATTGTAAGTTATTCCTGATAAGATGTCAACATTACTTTAGTACCGACTTCTCCTAGTTACTGTTGCCACAATCTCTGACAGATATTCAGCATATCCACGATTCTCAATCCTGAAAATCACTCTCAGAAAGTACACAATGCTCACCGCCATGAAGGATACCACCAGAACAATAGCCGCTATCGCCAGCATGACGACTATGAACTGAATAACTGCCTTGAGAATCAGGCCAATCCCAGTCATGGTGAAATTACCGCACCAGCCCCAATCTGACCTAATAGCACTGACAGGGAAGTGCCTTGTGGAATGAAATACATGGTAGCCTTGTCGCCCAGTACCTTCGCCAGTAATTCGAGCCGCTTGATCTCAAATGCCTGCGGATTCAGAGAATAGACTTGATTCTGGGCGGCGATGACACTACCTTCTCTTTTGGCAATCTCTACCTCTATGTCAGTCTTAGCCTTCTCCGCCTCAAGCTGTTTCCGATATGTCTCAGCCTGCTGCGTTTGCTCTAGCTGTTGGTTGGAGGCGTCTTGCCGAATAATCTCTTGCTGGCGAACCTTAACTTCTCGTTCGGCGGTCAGGTTAGCCTTTTGTTGGAGAAGCTGAGCATAGTTGTCGTCAATCTGAACGTTCTTGACTTGGACGTTGACAATCTCGGAACTGAACTTGCCCGCGTCGTCAATGAGCGACCCGCGAATACCATCAGCCAGCTTGTTCCTGTCGTTTAATAGCTCATCTAATGAGAACTCACGAGTGCCAACCTTAATGGCCTCTAGGGTGGCCGGCTCGACCAATAGCCTCATGCTATCGTCGTTGTCAATCACGGACGGCCAATTTCTCAAAATAGACTGCATGGATTCACAGTCGGTCTTGCGCCTGACTTGAACGGCCAATTCAACACCAACGAGCTGGCTATCTTTGGTTGCTACCTGCGGGTCTGATACTAAAAAGTTAATGGTTCTTGATGAAATCTGAACCAGGTCGGCAAATGGCCCTAAGTCCGTGTGAATGCCAGAACCGACACACTCTACAAACTTACCGCCGTCCAGCTTGACGGCCTGCTGGTCTTGTCCTACTGGCTCATTGAAGAAACAACCCGTCAGGGCTACCGCGATGGCGAACAGCACGACAATCTTATTCAACATTTCATTTCTCCTTTGGTACTACCCTCAGTATGGCTGTGGACTGTTTATGGTCAAGTAAGTGCCAGTTCAGCGTACTGGCGGACGTGCCGGGGACTTCATTTTGATGACCTAGACTCTTTATCCGGCTCTTCCTAAGTTAGTCACTCTCAGTGTCCTCTATTAGCAACGGTGGGGTATCGAACCCGCTAGTCTATCGTGCCACTCAAGTGGCCGTATTACGCCTGTTACGCTCGTTGCGCCTACCCCTGCGATGTTTCGCAGAACACCATGTATGTGTTTCCCACCACCGATGATGGTTATCTGCCCCAGATACACACAATGCTCCCATTTGGGCTTGTGTGCGTCACACCGTATCGGCGTCATAACGGTGCTGGACTTCTGAATGGACATAGTATTCCATCTCTCCATCCACATACACGGCGGTCTGCGCTTCATCGTTTGTGCAGAGACATCGGCTACCTTTTCTTGTGATCAATGGGTGAACTATAGTGGTTTTACCCGGTCAGGGCAGGCTGGTCAACTACACCCCACTACCTGACTGCTATCTTACACGAAGTTGCCCGATAAGTCTATAGGAAATGGGTACTTACTTCTAGTCTGCGTCTGGACTGACTTGCAATGGTTCGGAATACGAGAATACGAAAGTGGTATACACGCCACACTCAGGACATTCTAGCACGTCACCATGTTGAACACGCTTATGGTACACCATAACAGTCTTATCGCAGTTCTTGCAGAGCCAGTAGATGTTGTCCATAGTTATATCCTCGGCCTTCCTTCGTCTAGCCCTAAAGTAGTCACTTGCACAAATTCTGCACGCTCTTGTAGCTCTTGGATATTGTGTGCGCCGAGGTAGGCGAACCCAATCCTTAGCTCACGAGCAACACGCTCCATGATACCCGATAGTGGCCCTTCAAGTTTTACGTGTGAGGCCACACCTTCAATGTTACGTTCCTTGCCAGCAGCATCAAGCGAAGGCAGGCTTGCCATGCCACGAAACTCCTTGTAGTTGTCGCTAACATGCCTACCAGGTGCTTCATCTGCCCCTGCTACAAGTCGCCCGACCATTACAGCATTTGCACCAGCCGCCAATGCTTTAGTGATGTCGCCAGAGTGCTTGATACCCCCATCGCTGATGACTTTAGCCTCACTCCCGAAGATGCGACTAATATCTTGTACGGCGGTAAACTGCGGAACACCCACACCAGCAACCAGTCTCGTGCTACAACTGCTACCCGATCCTATACCAACCCTTAATAGGTTTACACCAATATCTAAGTAAGCTTCAGCAGCACTTACCGTGCATATATTACCCGATATGACGTAGAAACCCATATCCCACAGTTCTTTTGCGTATTGTAGGACGCGCTTGCTATGGCCGTGTGCCACATCAATAACCAGAACGCCATAGCCCCTAACAGGTTCGCTAATGGCCTCTAGCCATTTCGTTCCCATTGATGGTGACACTGCGATACCGCCATGACTATATGCCTGAATGAGTGTGTTGGTGTCGGTGTAGCGATGATGGATACCGATACCGCCACAACGCCTAATGGCATCCTGCATCTCGATACCCGTCACAGTGTCCATTGGACTACTAATGATCGGGATGTCCAAATGAACGAAGTCCAAATCAGTTCCGAGTTGGACTTCATCGCGGCTATCTAGTTCTGAATAACGAGGAACCAGGCTAACATCATCGAGTGATAAGGCTAGTTGAACCTGCATTAAAGTCTCCAACTATTTAGGTATGATATGAACCGTTCGGCGTTTGCCGTCCGTCTTTTCAGCCAGGCCCATCTCTACCAGCTTGTCAACATGATACGAGACCACACTTCGTCCTGATACTCCAATGGCCTGTGCGATCTCGTCGTACTTCGGTGGAATGTCATACATGGCAGTGTAATTCTTGATGAACCGATAGGCCATCAGCGTTCTACCGTTCATGCCTTGTTGCCCATGTGCCACGTCATCGTCTCTAGGTCTTGATACAGACTATAAGTCCCTTCAGTACAACGAACATCAAAGTAGTGGCGCGAAAATCGCCTGGTTCGTGGGCCAATAGTCGTTCTACAGCGTTCTACTGACTCAACATGGTATTCCTTGCCTTGCCACTTGAACCGTAATGGGAAGTAGCCAAAACGTCGCTGTAGCATTTCGATAAGATTGTCTGTTTTCTTAGCCATGTTATTCGGGTGTTTCTCCGTTTAGCCTAAACTCCTGACGCATTCGACGTGCGCCCCACTCTACCACTGTATTAGGCGTACCAGACGGAAACCTGAGTTCAAAGAGATAGTTAGTGCTACCGTTATCTGGTTCTACCAATTGTGCTTGTCCGGCCAGCACTGTCGCCTGTGAATAGTCGAACAGGGGTGTAGTAGCCCGATAGATGACCAGTTCTGGACACCACACCGATACCGTACCGGCATCATGATGAATAGTAGCGCGGGAATCGCTAGAAGATGGCATTTCTGACAAGTCACGCATGTACTCGCGTGGCTCTTTCATACCGTCGCCTAGCAATTTATCTTTACCTTTATCGGTAAACTCTAGTGTATAGTCCTTCTGACCGCGCACTTTCTTGACTTCTATCGTGGCTGCGCCGGACTCTATCAGCAATGGGATGTCACCGGGATGTACGATGGCATAACTAGCCGCCTCTTCAATGGACATCTTGTACGGCTCTTTCAGCATTACGTCGATGTGCTTGACCAGCTCAAAGAACCGCGCCCTCCCCATTCCAGACTGCGCCTTAATGGATGTCCCGAACGACACGTCCACCTTCTCGTGCTGAAGCTCAATGAGAAAGTCTTCCATGCGTCTATAGGACTGCGTTCCTAGTTTCCGATATAGCTTTGATTTCCAGATGACATAGGCCGCTGCTGCCTGATCAACCATGCCATTGATCTGTCGCGCCCGTCCTTCAATGATCTTCTGCTTGAGCTCCTGGAAGCGCAAGATGTGCTTAGTCATCTTGGCATTCAGTGTCTCCTGGTAAGGCATGGGAGACTTAACGTACTCGTCCAGAGTTGGCTCGTATACGCCATCATCTTCTAGTGGTACAGTATCGGTATCGGCCATTAGCCCGCCTTCAGCATATCGATCATCTTATCAAAATCCTCACGTCCTACCTTACCCGACTCTACCATATCCAGCAGAGTAGACAATGACTCTAACCGTGCTGTGTCCAGTTCTTGCCATTCCACAGCATAGGCATCTTTGGCGATCTTGACAATGGGGATAAGCATCAGCGAGGCGCGGGTGACAATCGCATTTGGGTCAGTGCGCGCGCTGTCGGTGTCTTTAGCAACCTTCTTCGCTTCTTCGTCTATCTTGTCCTGATAGTATCTAGGATCGAGCCAGCCGTGCGGGTCGCCCAGTTTGTGCCAGCAGTAACCCACCAGACTTGCAAATTGGTCGTAGGTGAACGGGCTCTTCGGATCGATTAGGTTGTGGCGTCCAAAGTGCTTGCCTAAATGACCAGGGTTGACCTTGCCTTTATCGTCTGATTTATCCGATCCCCAGAAGGCAGGCGCATATTCCCATAACTTGTCTTTACCAATGAACTTACCCACAAACCAGTTCTTGGCCTTCTCGTCAATGGCCTCCAATGCTGGTTTCTCACTCATGGTCGTACCGTTCCAGATGCTTACCGTGATAGCATTCGTCTTGGCTGGCTCTTGTGCAGTCGTTGGCTCTGGTACAGGTTCAGCCTTAGTCGCTGGTATGATTGGTTTGTGAGCAGGCGTGACTGGTGCTGGCTCTTTGGGCGGTTGACCATTATCTTTAATATCTGCCTTCGACGGTGTGACTGGTGCTTTGGTAGACTGCCTGCTACCAGCCTTGCTATCAATAATCTCACCCGTCTCTGGGTCTACTACTCCACCGGAGGGTGCAACGTATTTGTCCTTGTTGGGAGAGTCTTTGGCAATACCAGTCTCATTCCACAGCGGACGGGCGTCAGCCCTGCGCCACTGGGTCTTGTTCTTGAATACTTCCACTCCCTTCTCCCACGTCTTAACCTTGCACCATACATTCACGGTATACTTGCGTTTCCACTCGTCAACCCAATGCTTGTCCCAGCACTCATGGAACATGCCCAAGTCTTTGCACAATCTTACCAGAGCGTTAGACTTCAGAGACTCCAGAGCATCCGACCAGTTCAGGCGCTTGTTTCCAGACTGGTACTCGGCTCCACCAATAGTGTATGATACAAAGTTGCCGTTGATGTACAATGCCCATTCTTGAACTACGACATTTTCTGTGATGTGGGGCTTTGATAATGGGCGCATTCCCCAACCCGCTGGGCCGAATGCCTCAATGAGCCGTAGGCGCACATTGACTTGTGGGGGATATACCTCTCCAGTGGGTAGGATGTCCAGCTCGTCCGGGTTGGCCTCGCATAGAACAACGGCTGTCTGCTGAGCCGTAATGGGGGCTACCGATAGGCCGTGGAATACATCTTCGCCTTGTGTAACCAGAGGGGCTTCAATAGTAGGCACAAGTGCCAGTGATCCTACTTCGCCATCAATGATTTCTTCCGTGTCAGCCATATCAACCTCCTGAATGTCCATATTGCGCCTTCCTGACCATTATAGACTATTGCCGATAGGACGACAATAGCCCGATAGTACCACTCGCCTAGCTGTAGTATCCACCACGTATGTCATAGTCAAGATACCACATCTCACCAATCGATCCTGTCGCACCACGATTCTTACATCGCTTTATGTCTGACACAACTGGATTGGTCTTGTCACGACAAAATACAAAAGACCATGAAGATAGGTTGTTGTACCAAATGCTTCCAAACGCCATTGGCATAGTAACCTTTGAGATGTCTTTCCTTATTTCCTCTTGCTCCGCCTTAGAGCCATTGCCGACCAGAACCGTAAAGCAGTTACGTTCCTTGGTCATAGACGCTAGAAAGTTAGCCCTAACACGATGGCGCTCTGAGTCCTGATACCGTTCTGTCCCTTTCGGGAAGTTTAGGTTGTCTAGGGAGTCCAGTATCAACACTGATGGCTGATCCCAATAGGCGAAACGATCAATCTGGTGGATGTCATGCGTTCCAGCATCCAAGTCGTACACCTTAAGATAGGTAGACATCTCGCGCCATATCTCATCTTCAGACTTAGTTCCTGCCCACATCTCGGTCAGTGCTCTATGAATACGCCTAGATGTTTCACCAGCATCTATTAAGTCTTCATTTAGGCACATTGTTGTCGGCACTTGGTTTGCTACTAATAGTGCCGCTTTCGACCTGCTTAATGTGGACTTGCCATGACCGGTTGGGCCAATAATAAGGGAATATCCCCTAGTGGGAATGCCCCCATCATACATCTTGTTGAATGTTACCGACCCCCACGCGCCATATACATCAGCGCCCTTGTCGTCCTTGTGACTGGCTGGATCGGGATTGTACACCAGTCCCTCGTGTGCCAATATCCCAAGTGTTGTGCCTAAATCACTGATATGGCTGATTACCCCTGAAGGCTGTTTGGTGTTATTTGCCTTGCAGGTGTCCATTGCCTGATGGGACTCTCGAATGATGTAGTCATGTTTGATGGCTTCAATGGTTTGCTCAACATCGACGCGAGGTGACTGCTTAGCAGATAGCCATAAGTCGAGTAAGTAGTCTCTATTGGTTGAGCCGACACCAGCACAAGATGCTACCGATACAAAGCTGATTGGCTTGTTGCTGATGGTTAATTCTGCAATGCGCTTGAAGACCGTGACTGCTAGAGTGGTTGTCACCCATTCTTTAAGGCGTCCTGACTGTGGCGACACGATGTAGCGTGCCTGTTGGGGGTCATAGGCAATAGCCTTAAAGAGCTCTTCTTCTAGCAGATTCATTCTGACTCGATCCTGAGTAAGTGTAGGATATGTTGCGCGGTGATGATAGTATAGATCAGAATGATCCAGAAGTCTATAACGAGTTTCGTTGTTGGCGCGTATCTGGTTGGTTAGATCAAGGTTTCAGTGGCTATCGAAACCGTAGATAACAAAGACGCTGATAATAGCAATGGATTGGATGTCATTGCCTCCGAGGGTAGTGGTCTTGTATCATGATCATGATTATAACTATGCCAATGCCAGCACTAAATCCAGACACCCATAATCCGAATGTCGTGCCGACCATGCTGCTGACTACGAAACATACACAAACAATCAATAGATATACCATGGCTCGACTGCTTTCTTGTGTTGGTCGCATAGTTCGACCGTAACCGATAGAACTTCAGCATCGTTATCCAAGTAATGTTGTAACTCGTTGCCATCATAGATAACACGCCATCGCGCCTTGTGATTACAACGTACACCATTGTCTAGCGCCTGACATTGGCGCTCGGTACTAATACGATGGGGTGTGAGATAGTCTACTTTGGTCATGTGATGTGTACTCTGATGCCCAATAGATCAAATGATGCCTTTACCAACTCCTCGAAATTATGCGGGAATCCATCTCCTAGTTTTAATTTATCTCCATAATCTTCTGACAGCCATACATCTTCATCATCTGCTACCAGATATGTTTTACCCAGTGCCCTGCTAGCAGATAGTTCTACATAGTCCTTCAAGGTATGAATAGTGATAGTTTGCATGATATTCTCCATTGCATTCCAGTATCCGTGTGGACTGGGTTATGTCTACTCTTTACTGCGCCCGAATGAGCGCAAACCTGTATCCTAACTGGTCTAGCTTGTGGAGGGTGTAGGTGTCTTCCTCGTCTACTCGCTGTGCGTTCTCTTCAATGTCCGTCCACATCGCATAGTCGGCGTCGTTTAGGCCAAAACCACAGAAGTACAAGCCGTATTGGTTACGAATGATGAACACTGCTTTGTGCCTTTCTCAGTAGCCGTTGGTAGTCGTCCTCGTCCACCCGAACTGTGTGCCAGTAGCCCACATCACCATGAATGAGTTCAAAGTAGCGGCAGATGCGCCACGTTTCAACCAATTCACCTATAACATGGTCGCCCCACTTGCCAGCAATGTTGATCATGTTGTTTGCCTTCAGGTATATGACTGTGTTGTGTGGCTCACCTAGCCATTCCGAGTTCGGGTAAATTGATGTGCGCGAGTGCTGTACTAGCGCCACTGCTCTTGGCAGGTTGGCCCGTATTGGCTCTGATTTGGCCTTGCGTGGCTTGCTTCTGGCCGATGCTCCACAGCACGCTGTCACCACGTCAGCCAGCTTATTACCATGCCGGTTTGACCATAGCACGTCTTTCTGGCACTTGTCACAAATTGCTATCGCCATTCTAGCCCTCCTGTGCCAGAGCTTGTTGAGCAAAACTTCTGAGTACGAATTCCACAATGAGCCGACATCCTTCATGAGTCACATGGATGTCGTCCTTCTCCTGCCGGTAGTCATATAGCGCCTCCACCGGGTCTTGGCTGTTGGCTACAGCATCCAATACGACTTCGCGCCATGTGTCTCGTAAGGTGGTCATACTTCGTCCCTCAGCCTTTCCGGTACAGCATCTTGTTGCTCGTCCATCCCGTCGGGGTCGTTGGCAATCACTATATTGCACAGTATGTTGTCAATATCCTCTGATAGAGCCATTAGGGTATGTGAGCCGAACAACATGGTTTCCTCTTCACCAAACTTGCCGTGCCATACCAGCATGATATACCCTTCGCTGGTATCGAAGTGGATACCTACGCGGCAATTGTTGCTACCACAAGCACACTTAATGATGTCACTCATGTTGTGTCTCCATAGCATCTATTACCCACTGTTCGGCTACTTCGTAGGGAATAACTCCTCCAGCGTCATGATCTAGCGTGGCAATGAATGTGCGTTTGAAATCTTGGTGAAATGTCCATGCCAAGTCCCAACAATTGCCATCATGACACTTGATACGCTTGCCCTGATAAGCCATCCTATTCAGGATAATCTCGACACAGTTTAGTGCTAAGTCGGCTGGGCCGCTGCCCCCATATCCGAACTCAAACCCCGTGAGGCTATGATGAACCATTAAATGCGGCACATTAGTAGCCACCTTCCCGTTCATACGGGTAATGATAATGCCGTCATCTAATGAATCAGTCAAATGGATGTCACAAATATCTTGTGTATCTGTAATCATTTTGAATATGTCCTTTCTTCGACAGATAGGCCCTTTGTGCAGCTGGACGCTGATCGGGTTGGATAACAGGCGTCCACACTTATCGCAGTATGAGATGGAAGGCCCAAATAGGGCTAACTGAGTAGTCGTGGCTACTTACTCCACAGTCTCTTGGTGGCTTCTCTTGCTTTCCAGCACATAGAGTCATGGTGATCCATAGTACACCAACATGGTGAACCATCGTCCTTATCTAAAATGCGTGTTTCGTACAGCAAGTCCTCTAAGTTGAGTATCTGCTGTAGATTCAGCGCGTTCTCGCGGTTTAGTGTATCTATAATAACAACTTTAGCGTCTGCCACTGTCAGCCTCCATTACTAGCATACCACGAACAAAGTCAAAGTCCATAAGACTTTAGTACCTAAAAGCGAAAATCGCTTCCACACAGCATGTCACTCAAAATACCTGCAACATGCTACCGCGTCATTGCATTGATATACTCAAACACGCGCTCTCCAAAGAATGCTTCCATTGCCGCCTCGAAGATGTATGCCTTCATATCGTCATCGGCCCAGCCCCCACAAGAGGACGTGACTAGCGTCCTCTTCGTGTTTATTTATCCGAATGGACTTTGTATTCGGCTCGAACCTCTTTGACCTTCTTGGCTATCGGCTTGACACGTGACACTTCCGGCTCAAGCAGTCGTAGCAAAATGTCGCTGAAGTTCTCTTGAGATATGTCAGACACCTCTCGTAAAGCTTCACGTACTCTGTTTTTGACCTTGATGGTGATAAAGTCGCTCATAATCTGCATACCTCCATTTTACCACTTGTTGTAAGAACCTGTCAAGTGTTACGTCGAGTAACAAAAAGTGCGCCACGAGCGCACTTAACATAACCCAGTCCACAGCCAGACTACTTTCTAGTCTTCGGCGTCTTGCGCGTCTTGGGACGTTCGTTCTCAACAGCTAGTTTCGCTTCCAGTTCTTGCAGCCGACAACACACGAAGTACAACGCCCTGCGCAGGTCGGCTATCGTCTTGGCGCTATTGATGCCATCCCACATATTGACGCTATAGTCACCACTGAAGATTCGTTCTGGATATTTCATTCTATCCTCATTATTCCGGGTCATATACACCAACAAGCCCCAGTTCTTCCAGCTCTTCTACGGTACGAGTGGCAGACGGCTGTGGCCTGCCGATGACCTTACCTTTTAGCCAATTCTTGTAATATTCCCATGCCACTTCTGTGGACTCGCCAAATTTGCGAGCCAAATTCATATTAGCATCCTCTTTATCTCTCGGATCGTGTATGTTCGATAAGAATTTCACAGTTGTCTCCTGTAGTCCACAGCTTTCACACTGTCTTTGCCTATCTGCTTGCGACACAGCCTTAAGTGCATCTGTTTCAGGTCTTCACTGTCGCTATAATACCGAAACGCACGCTCGATGTTGGTCGTCCATTTGGGAGCATCGTCGTGGATCATGTACTGAAGATAGTCACCCGTCTCTTGATTCTGGATGACCTGCACGTGTGCCATTATGGACGTTTCCCGCCCGTCTGATCTCTGAAGTTGTAATACAACTCGCGCTCACGCCGACCGTCGTCCACCCAGCTTTGCCACTCTCGCGCCAATTGCTGCAATTCCCTATCGGTGTCTTTGTACATTAACAAAGCACCATAAGTGGTATGAACGATGGTAATATGTGATTGCGATGTATCTATGGACAACACTTCTGACACTCGCAACACATATCGGTATCCGTCCAGTGTTTCAGGCCGATACCGACATTCAGCGTTGATTCTTTCTGATTGTTTTGGCGGTGCTGACGACTTTGCCTGTCTGTTCCTCGACAAGAACATCATGGCCTTCCTTGCAATAATAAATATCGTATCGCACGCCTTTGCTGATGAACGTCGCATTAGCGTATTCGGCAACGTTCCCACACACCTTGCATTTTACTGTATCATTCATACCAAAATCTTACCAGCAAGTTATGTTCAGCACAATGGGACTTTAGTACCTACCATATCGGGTTGTTCTCGATAAGCTCAAACAGTCCATCTCGGTTATATTTGAAGATCAGCTCACACGTTCCGGTTTCAACCCGAATGAAGGTATGACGCCGATACCCTGCACTGCGCTGTACCGGCGCAATGCTCTTGAACTCGTCCACATACAGCATGACCCGATCCATCGTGTATATGCCATGCAACTGCAAGTCACTGACTGGCATAGTAGCCATTACCCTCTGATAACAACTCGTACTGGTCTTTCCTGATACGAATGAAGCGCCACTGATAGGTGTCGCGCTTAATGATCATAAGTGGATAGCCGTCAACTTGTCCAGTGTAGTCCACTTCAGTGTAGTCACCGATAGTGACCAGTATCTCATGCTGGCGGTACTTCTTGCTCTTCTCGAATACCATATCGGAAATCATGTTATTATTTGCCCTCTGGTATTGTAACGCCCTGCTCTTTAATAAAATGTAGAGCGTAGTCATAGTCCAAAACGTACTGCCGGTTGAGATTCTTGAATATGGCTCGCCTTTTACCATTGCCCTTGTCTTCTTGAATGGCAATAATGCCTGTTACTGTTCTTTTGAGCCCCAACCCATTTGTCAGCTCTAAAAAGGCGTCAGTTGTAACCAGAGTCACCCATTCTTTGCGCTTAAATAACATTTTTATTCTCCTAGTAGTCCTAACTCCCGCACTTCGTCAAATGTCAGCCTGCTCCCATCAAACTGCGCCGTATCAGACTGCCATTTGTACGTCCAGCCCGTCAGCCGTAGTATTGGTGCATACTTGCGCACATACGTATCATGCGCCAATGATTCATACCACGGCTCAATGTTGTCCACGACACTTTGAGGCCATGCCTCGATCCATGCTGGCGCTGTCTTGGGATACGACCTGATAACTGCCAACACTGATGGGATGTCGCCCCATTCTTCCTTTATGGCCTTATCTGCCAGTGCTTCCCATGAGAGATAGACCAGTGCCAAGTCATATTTGACTTTAGCCTTGCTACCACACAACCGTGACAACTGACCGAGCGTTATCTTGAAGATACGCTCCCGATTGTCTGGATTGGTGTTGTTCTGGCACAGCCTGTCAGTGATCAGACTGGCGACGTGCCAGAACTCGTTGACTTGTCCTTTACGAGTCATCTCTATTGTGACAGTGCATCGCACAGACCACGAATGCCCTTGTTGGTAATGACTGGCGTATCGTCTATCACCATGACCACTTCATTGCATTTAGACATATCACACCCATAAAAGAGTAGACATAACCCAGTCCACAGCCAGACTAGCGACTGTACGACACGCGCCACACTTCACGTGCTACCAATTGTGCTCTGCCGACACTCCACCTGTTCTTCGTGCCGTTCTTTAGGAACTTCTCTACAGCATGTTCCGGCGTATTGGCATTAACATCCGATACGAATACGCCAGTGCGGGTGTCACTGCGCGGCGTCAATACCGTAAATTCGTGTTCTCCATGCTGATACAACAAATACTTCATGTACGCACTCCTTCTAGTGTTATGGTATGGATAAGCCTCATTATTAACACAGCAGATCAGAAACCAGCAGATCAGGCTATAAAAGCCGGAGGACGCAGCGAAACCCCAGACCGAAGTTACGAAGAACGGGCGTGTCCCTGTTACGGCACGTACACCGAGCGACCGAGGCCCCATTGAACCAGGAACCGCCGCGCACCACCCGCACCCCTGAATCCGTCTCGCTCTCACGGCCATCATCCACTTTGTATGGATATGACTTCCGCAGCGAATAAGTCCACTCCCACACATTGCCCACCATGTCGCTCACGCCATAGGGACTATCGCCCTGTGGTGAATACGCATTGACAGGCGTCGTGCCCTGCTTGCCACCCTCACTTGAGTTGCACTTCTTCGGATCGAACTCATTGCCCCACGGCCACTCGTTGCCATATTCGCCACGCGCGGCCTTTTCCCATTCGGCCTCGGTCGGCAGGCGCACAACCTGATCGCCCAATTCAGCGCGCAACGTTTCATTCAGCCACTTGGAATAGGCCATCGCATCATGCCACGTCACATTCACAACCGGATGATCGGATTTGTCTTGCCATTTGCCTTGATCGAATTTGTACTTTGCCGCCTCGACGAACTTCGCAAATTGGTCGTTCGTCACTTCGTAGCGCGCGATCCAGTAATCATACGGAATTTCGACCGTGTGCTGCGGTTTCTCAGCATCATAAGCCAGGTTGTTGTCATCCTTGCTGCCCATGAGGAACTTACCAGCCGGGATGTTAATGAACTCGAGGCCGCCCAATTCGATCTTGTTATCAATGATACGCTCTTGTGGTAATTTTCTGTACCCGTATTTTCCGGCCCACGCACCCAGCGCATCATCGTCGTAAACATCCTCCGGGTCGAAATTAGTAACAACCCATTCCAGCACCCAAGAGCTGTCGCGGGCCAATATAGCCCTAATATCTTGGATGATGTCATCGGCTACTCCATCATCAATCACCTTGTTGGCAAAGTCTCTGTCTTCTCTTTCGGTAGTGCTTTTCATGCTCGTACTCCTTCCAACATCAGGGTTTGTACCTTCTCAGACAACTCCATCACACGGTCAGCCGTAGTGGTTTTTCCACCACGGACAGCCGCCAATTTTGCCAAGAAATCTCGTCCGCCTCTGTCGGTTTCAGGCCCAACGAAGATAGTCAAAATATTGGCGTGCTTGTATGTTTTAGCCACTTCAATTGTCTGTTCCTCGCTATTTGGTTCACCGTCTGATACCATGAATATCTGCATGGTTGGCACATCGAACATCTTGGCGTAGTTCAATGCTCTAGCCATATCTGTGCCACCAGACTGATAGATCGGAACACCACCAATATGTGGAACGACTTCCGTGCTGAACCCGATCACAGCGAACTTACCCGGTTGGGACTTCTGCAAGTTAGCTAGTTCCTCACAGGCAACACTAAAACGCGACTTACCGCCCCGACTATCGGTAGCGGCCATGCTGCCTGACTCATCTATCAGGATCACGGCGTCCACGTCCACGAAGGCATCGGCTAGACTGGTGTGCTTGGACTGTACGATGTCTTGTAGGCTACCAGTTACCACTTGTAGGGAAATGTTATCGCTCATTGTACAACCTCAATGCTCGGAAGCTCTGTCCATCCCAGCACCTCAATTTCATCATCATCAAGATTCTCATAGGGATGTCCTTCAAGAATCCATCCGCCAGAGAACTCAACAATCTTCCAGTATCTCCCGATAGCCCCAAGTCTTATTAGTACAAGTTTCATGCCGTTGGACACCGGAAGTTCCGTGCCCTTGTGAATATTCATCGTACAACCTCCACCCACTGCTCTAGGAACATCTTAGCGCCTTTTTCCCACGTCGGTACTAACATCCGACCTGCCTCAACGATGTCATCCCACTTACTGATACCGATAACCATATATCGGTTTCCTGTAATAGGTTTGACGGTAGCAGTGATAACGCCACACCGAAGTGGCGAGAAGTACACATTATCGGTACTCTTGCGCTCACCACCAATACTGGCCTGTAGCTGCAACCCGGAATCGTACTTCTGGCGTTTGATGTCATCATACAACACCTCGTATGCCTTCTGGATAGCGATAAACTGCTTTTGGGCATCTGGATCGTGGTTGCGGTCGGGATGCCAGATAACAGCCATTTTCCTATAGGCTTTCCTAATAGCGTCCATATCCACCGTAGACGCCACACCCAACACACCATAATGATTGAGCATATCCCCCGGTCTAGCGTCGTGTTCTCCGAACCACTTGCGCAGGGCCGTTTCACCGAAGATCAGTAGCCACTTGCCGTCTTGCTGGCTACCCACCCAGCCCGATGCCGTGCGTTCTTCAGCACCCCTAGCATACGCACCACCCAGATAGCGCACCTGGAACGCCTGGACGCTCTGGGGTGCTTCTACAGTCGAAACGGCAGGTAATGCCACTGTCAGGCCCATATACCGCTGGATCGCGCCCTGTAGGGCAGTCCCATGCTTGGGGTCGATATACCACAGGAACTTGCCGTCGATCTTGTCACCAGAACGGTCAGATGTGGGAATTGCCTTCAGCCATGCTATCAATGCCTCGTCATAGGAGGCGTCCAGCACTAGCACGCCATTCTCAGCACGAATGACTGCTCTGGGTTCGGGTTTATTCCAGCGTCGTTGTCGGTACATCTTAGCACCTGCCGTATTGGACTACAGGCTGATTTTGTGCATCGTAGATAGTACAGCTAATTAGACGCCCGATGTTCTGGAAGTGGTTCATGTCAACGAACTCCTCAAGCGCCTTCCGGGTCATGCCGCGTACAACAATTTCTTCGTTGCCATACAACATCGCAAACCCGACAGCCATTAGCGCCGGTGGCTGTAACACTACTTCCAGCAAGAATGGATAGATCGTGTCATCTGGTTCATTTACACCACCACCCGTATGTCGAATGAGTTTGATGCCGTCAATAACATTGCCCACTGTGGTACCTCCTTGTGATTTGACTACAGTCTAAGTCCATTTGGGATAGAAGTCTATGGTACTTGTGGACTACAGTAGTCTTGGCTGTAAGTCGCCTGTCACCCATTGGTAGCGCAGTTCCCACTTCTTACAAAAGGCCAGTCGTTCTTGTTGTGACTCGCCTATGTGTAACACTTCAAGAATGTACTGTGCCATCAGACTGAGTTGCTGGCTGTCAATGACATTGCGCCGTAGGGATCGAATGTAGTCGGCCCGCTGTTGCAGGGTTGGCAATGGCTCTGGCGTCTTGGCCTTAGCGCCCTTCATCTTCAAATACAGCGATACGGCGTCAATGTGTGTGCAGCTGTTCTTCTGGCATGTACACGCCTTGTCCTTAGACACATAATAGCGCGCACCAGCAGGTGTTATCACCAGATACCTACAGCCTGATACCGATACGTTCATCGCTCCACCAGCAACCCATAGAATCGGCCTGCTTCTAGCGCAAGTTCTAGCGAGTTACTCCCGTAGAAGTAGTAAACACGATGCCCGTTAGCAATGTCCTCACCCATCGCCAATGACTTCAGGTGTTTCTTGCCAGTGATCCCAAATGCTTTAAGCTCTTCGCTTGTCATTAGCAAGCTATAAGAGCCATTGACATGCGCCGTCACCTTCATGGTGTTACCGCTATAATGGTATCCATGACAATGCCTCCTCCATACTCGTTATCATGGATAATGTATGAATTTCCACCTTCTACGTCTACCTTTACAGCACATGATCGGATCATAAGACCATCACATGCCTTTTTGATCCATTCGTAAATGGCAGTGGCGTCATTGTAGTCACGTAAGTCGCCCCAGATGGATACCAGACCCCAAGACAGCGAGTATGGACTACCAGTGTGTTCAATTCTGTACTGAATCGATCCTTCTGATCCGCACGGCACATTACACTTGTCCAAAGCATCCTCGCCGTCGTCAAAGGTGCAAGTGATACCAAATTGCGCCTTGATCTTTGAAGCTGTATCATTAAACAGATCGTCAATTCTGATACAGCCTGCAACGTGTGTCCATTGACTCATGATGTCACCTTATCTTTCTTATCTTTACCGGGTTGCGTGTCCCACTTATTGACCCGCGCATCTCCTAGCCACACCAGCCCACAGTACACCCATTCTTTCGGCCTGCGCCCGGTGTGAACGATATTCCATTTATCGTCAAGGTAGATATTGCTCATTTGACGACTGTAGACGTAGCGATTCATGGCGCTATCTTTCGGTGTACTTCCCATCTGACCACCTGATATGGAATGTGTTCTGGCGTCATCGCCAGCAGATCAGACTTGTCTACCACAAGCCCGCGCTGTAATAGTTTATTGGCGAAGTTTGCAATGGCCTCGTCAGCCGTTGCCAGCGTTGACCATCCGACAAATGTGTAGCCCGAAATGTTCTGGTAGTTCATTTACCACCACTGGCTTGTTTTAGCAAGTTCATCAGTCAGTTTGCTCATCATGCCCCTTTCGGCTCAAATACGGCCCAACCAGCGCCGTTAGAGTACCGCTGTACCTGAAGGTCGGAAAATACGTTCACGCGCTTCTGCGCATGACGTAGATAGTCCCGTACTGCTTCTTCCGGCGTCGTTGCTGTTACTGACCGCCATACGTGTACATATCCAGCAGGTGCGTCAGCATGTGCAAACTCGCGCATGACGGCACTAACATTCTTTGGCAGGCTATCCAACACCCTGGTTAGCGTTTTGGCAGGGTAGACATTGCAGTTGTTTTGCCTAAGATAGCCAACCATGCAAATCTCTTTGATGGTTGGATTCTGCTCTTTGATGCCCTTCACGAAGTCTTCCAAGTCATATACTCGCAAGTCTGCTTGCGCTACCCACCTCTGCCATAGCGTCAGTCGTTCGGCATAGGTGTTTAGCGCCCGTGTAGCCACTTTGACTTCGGGCAGGCCATACTTGGACAAGTCAACTTGCTGCACCCACTGCGCCAGGATGGAGTATTTGACATTGACTGGCTCATTGTCGAGTTGTCCAACAATGTCAAAGCCTGTATAGCCCGAAATGTCAGCATTCCTAGCCCATAGACTCCACAATGATTCCTTAACGTCTATCGGCGCTCCTGACAGGCGTTCAACTACTACTTCTAGCGCAGCATGACTGACAGAATCTTCAATAGCTCTGGCCGTCTTTTTGACCAGCTCTGACCCAGCACTGGTCGCCCATGCCCAGTATACCGTCCAGGGTGTGTTGTCAGCCATTACATTACCACCGTTTCTTTGCGTTCTGGCACGGCCATGCCCAAATGCTGATAGCCAGTTACAGTCAACACCCGTCCGCGTGGCGTTCGTTCGATCATTCCCTTCCACAACAAGAATGGTTCGATCACGTCCTCTACGGTATCTCGTTCTTCGTTCATCACCGACGAGATAGCGTCAATACCGGCTGGCCCACCACCAAAACGATTAGCCAATACTTTTAGGAAGCGCCGGTCGTTGCTATCCAAGCCAACTTTGTCAACCCCGATAGCGTCTAGCGCCTTTGATGCTGTTTCGGCATCTATTAGCAAGCCATTTGCCAGTGCATAGTCACTCACCCTAGACAATAGGTTAAGAACCACTCGCGGAGTGCCACGTCCGCGCCGTGCAATCTCTGCAATGCCGTCTGGCGTGGCTACAACGCCCGTCTGGGTGATTATTTCGGCCAATTCCGTATCGGTGTAGTAGTTAAGGCGCAAAACGGCCTTAAACCTATCCCGAAGCGGTTGTGACATCTTCCCTAGTCGGGTCGTTGCGCCTAGCATCGTAAAGGCAGGAATGGGCACTCGCATGGTGTACGGCATAATGTCACCGAACACCACGTCAATCACGCCGTCTTCCATTGCTGTGTACAGGACTTCTTCAACCAATCGCGGCAGGGCGTGAATCTCGTCAATAAACAGCACGTCACCCTGCCTAATGGACATCAGCAATGGAATGATGTCTGGCACAGTTCTATAGGCAGGCCCGATACCCGTTTTCAGGTTAGCGCCCATCTCGTTAGCAACGATGCGCGCAATGGTAGTTTTGCCCGTACCGGCTGGCCCATACATCAGCGCATGAGTGGCCGGTAACTGGCGCGTCTTAGCAGCGTCTAACAGTGTCTTGATGTTCGCCTTCATATCGGGATGACCGATATAGGCATCAAGCGTCTCCGGTCTGGTTTGCAGCGCCATTAGTGTCCTCTTATTACAAGCTCGGTATCTTGACTAACGCTCTCACTGTCAAACAGGCTGCTAGAGATACCACCACACGGATCATACCAAATGTATAATTCGCGGCCACAAGTTACACATCTGTGACAGTGCGTATATGTGAATTTGTCGCACAGCCCGTATCGACGCAATTGCTCATGACCATTATACGTCAATATGAACATATCTCCTGGACGAAATGCTGCACCGCCACACTGGTCACACATTACACCGCTGTTGTTTACCAATGTGTATGACTTCCCAATTGTGTATCCAGACCATTTGCACATTAGCGTTATCCCCAGAAAGTATTGCTATAATTCAGTCTGGCTGTGGACTAGGAGATTTCGTGTACCATTCTTGAATGATTCGGTCGGCTTCGTCTTGTGACACTTCCCATCTGATTGATGTGGCTCCAATTAGGCTAAATCTCATCGCACAGTACATCATTTTCCAGATGCCATGCTTGAACCACATTGCATAGCCACCACCTTTGTTGTAATATACGTTGTCTTCTTCTCGAATGGCTTCCATCTTATCTCCTTTGATGCTGGGTTGTGAATGTGAGACTTTGGCTTCTGTATTGTACGGTCGCCAGTTTTTGCGAAACTCGTCAATATTCCACCTTCCACCGTCACTCAATTCATAAACAAGAATGGGTGGAATATTGACGACACGCTCTATATTGACAATGTGTACAACTTCCCCAGTATGAATGTTTTGATACTCGTCCATCTTGTCTCCTTTATTGGTACAGCCTATCCAGCGCCGGGTCTATGGCGACTCCGGCCTCCCGCGTGTTGCACGGTATTGACGACACTGTTCTGTCGTGTCCGCCATAATTGGATCGGGCTGGCTAGGCTGTCAAATTACTGGTATGCTGAATATGCCAATACGATTGGTTGACTTCTGGCGTTTGACTGCTTCACGAAGTTCTGTCTCGTAGTTGTCACCACGCCATGAGTTAATACCAAATGTCACGCCTTTGTCAACATCCGACAGATCATCTACTCTCAATACGGAGCAGTATCCCGTATCTTCATATAGACTGGCGACCATCAACTCATTGTCGGTCGTCTCGAACAGGATAGCATAGAAACCAACACCACAAATGCCATTCCTGTGCCATTCAATTTGATTCACCCTCTTAATAAGATTGCTCATTAGTCACTCCGATCCTCGATCTGGATACTTCCCCAAGACATAGTTGTTGATAATTTTGTACATTTGTTTGTCGTTCATGGCTTCTCCTCTATTACAGACCGTCCACATTTCGGGCAGCTCTTGTACGTAGACTTGACAACAGACTCCCATATCATTGGCTCTTGGCGACCCAGTGTGCCGTCCGGTGTGTAAAACGCACGGATAGCATGTTGATGTCCGCATTCACAGTATTCTCCTCGGATGAACTCAGTACGCTCGGTAAGTTGTTTGTCGTTCATTGCTCTCCTTTATTGGTACAGCCTAGCCAGCGGTGGGTCTACGACGACCGTCACCTTCGAGCGTTCTACACTCTATGTCGGTATCGCTACCGAATCCGCCCTAACGGGTTCGGGCTGGCTAGACTGTGTGCTACCGCGTTGCTCGTCTGACCTCAAAAGTGCCATAGGTCATGACGAAGGGCATTGGCAGACCGATTTCAAGAATTTCACGAACACCAGCCATGCGCTCGATTAGCCCTTGAATGTTACCGTCCATTCGTCACCTCGATCCTTTCCCCGGCGAATGTTTTCAGCACATCGCCGTCCATAACTCTTACCCAATGGCCGTTCAGCTCATAGCCCACCACACCCCATCGTACCATCACCTCACGATAGTCCCTGGTGGTATAGCCGAAGTCCGATAGGACAATGATGGCCTTCATAGTCTTGTTTCCAATGTCCTTTGCCAACTCGTCAAGTGTCGTCATCCGTACACCCCTTTATTGGCTACCAGCATAGCACGAGCTGGCACACAAAACAATGGGACTTTAGGGCTATTGCCCGACTTCCAGCTCGGACATCCCGCTTTGATGGAGGTATGTGAATGCCTCATACTCGCACTCTGGGTTTGTGCAAACTAATGCAACCTCTATTACAGGCAAGCCAGTTACAATACTTGCCACGATTCCAACCATCAGATCAACGTGCATATCACAGATGGGGCATATTATTTTCTCCATCGTGGCATGTATTTACCTGTGTTCCGATTCAGAATATACACATTCTCGACAATATCAGCAATGCCCTGACGGATCAGCGCAATAGATATATCGCGCGTAAGAACGGTACTGACAGAGACAAATACCATCTGTTTATTGCTGGTAATTCGGCGCTTCAGCCAGTGACTAAGATTATCTGCAATTCGACAATCTTCCTTTCCCTGTTCACCACCGTCGTATGAATTACCGATGGCGATCTCGTAGATCGTTCCGCCAGGCGTATCCCAAAACTTGTGTAGTTGTTCGTTGTTCATTGCTCTCCTTTAGGACTATCGCACCAGGATATTAACAGCGTCTTCCGCAGAAGCACCCTGATAGCACACCTTAGTCTTTTTTGCGGCATAGGGACGCCAGTATACAATGTACTCTGGCGCGTCAACTGGCGATGCGTAATTCAGAACCAGCCACTTGTCGCCACAGGTCAAGCGTACTCCATACTGACGTAGTGCATACAGTAAGTAGTTGTCCATGTCACACCTCAATATCATGACCAGGCAATAGTGTGATATTAGCCTTGTTGCCAGTCCATGCCCGAACAGCATATACTTGACAGCATTTATTGTCATCACGATCTAAAAACATGACTACCGGAGTGCTGTCGGGTAGATTGGTCTGTCTGGCTAGAAAGTCTCGCAACTCTCCGAGCGTGAGCCGTTCATTAGCTGGCGTATATTGTTTTCCCATGTCACACCTCCGATACCTGTACCAACCATCCTTTAGGAGCAGTCTGGTACAAATAGTCTGTCGTGCGCGCCAGGTACACCCTGGCGTAATGGATATACAAGTTCCAATCTTGTCGGCCAAATGGATACCAGTGAAACAGCCTGTAGTGAACTGGCAAATGATCAGCATCCATCGTCAGGCGCGACTTCCACTTACGACCGTAGTTGTGTTTGACCCACTCGATGGCAAACTTCTCGTGCGTGCGCATGTTCTTTTTCACCATGTCACACCTCATATCCCAAATGCAGCCCGGCGCGTTCACCGCCATGCTGCTTGTAATAGCTCAGGCACTTGGCATGACTGCCTTCGCACAACACTTCCGTCTCGTTCCCGGCATCGTCCTCAGTCCATACTTTCCAGTGATGATTCATGTCAGTCATTCCCCAAATGGATCGGCATGATCACCGCTTCCCGTAGCACGCCGTCAACTTCCCCGGCGAGATAAAAGGCGGTGTCGGGATCGGTCATCCGATATTCAATGATCTCTGGTAAGCCCTCAAGCGCCTCAATAAGGTACTTGTAATCTACCGCGATGCAGATGTCAGCCCCGGTGTGGTCGTAGACCACCTTGCTGGTAATTAGCGCGTTGTCGTAGTTTTCGGTGCATCCAAGTGTTTTTACAATGCGCCTGTACTCCGCTGGCGACTTGGCAAATACCCACTTGACATACCAGCTATCCCCGTTTTCAATGGTAACGTTTGTCGATCCGAACTCTGCCGACGCGCTGGTACAACTCCACGTGCCATTGAGCGTCATTTTCATGATATTCATGGAATGTTTGGCAAACACTCCACACACTTCAGCAGCCTTGAGCAAGTGATACTTGCTAATGCGGCCCATGATAGTACCTGACTTGGCGCGAGACACAACTTGCAAAGCCACGTCAACAGGCTTAATTTCATCCCCGATTGGCAATACGTCATTTACCAGGTGGACACGATGCCCGTCAAGCCCAAACGTCACATTGCCCTTGACATGGGCAGTCAATAGCGCCTGGCGTTGTGCTTTGCGCTTGCGCTTGTCCTTCGACGGCTTTTCGGTTGCTTCAGTGACCCACGTGAGCGGGTCGGTTATCTTCTTCATTGCTGGCCTCATGTGTGTTTGTTGCTCTCAGTGTACTACCGTCATCCACACGCGCACTATACTTGTGACCTCATCATTTGTTAGGTGGTCTCTGATCACGCTTGGATCGACCCGGCCCAAGTAAGGTACATCGCGCAGATACCATCCCTTGTCGTCAGGCCACTCAATTGCCAATGTCATATCGGGCGAGTAGTAGATCATATTCTGTTTCATGATCAGCCTCCTTGTCCTTATCACCCCATTTCGGCATACCGCTTGTATCAGCCTCAATATCAGCCATCGACATCAGTAGCCCCTGATAGTTGTCACGAACTCGCCACTTGACACCCCAGTAGTGGCCGAAGTCAGACACCGCCACGGGAGTAGACATTGCATTTAACTCATCTAGCGCAAGCTGGCGAAAGTCTTCTTGCCCAAAGCCACAACGCAGACCAGCCGTATCGTATAGGTCGTATACGATATGGCAGAAGTCAGTCTCAGTAACAATGTATCCCCTACGGCCCACAATCAGGCCAAACTCCCACGTATTTAGATTAAACTTTTTCATGCTATGCCCTCACTTTCTTTTGTTCACCCTCGTACCACGTTTCAACTCGCGTTACGGGCTTGCCCTTGCACTGCGGACATACCCGCCCGGCGTACATCCTGCCACACTGGGTTATGTCAACTTCCCTTCGGGCCCATGAAGATTTCGGCCCTAATACTGGACAAGTTCCCGGCGTACCGGTACAACTGCCGTCCCTCTGGCGGATGACCAAAGCCCCACACATTCATTGACCACGCCGCGCCGTCAATCACTGGCGCATCGTAATCAACTACGATCATTTCCTCTGGCAGATCGTCCGGTACACGGACAATCTCACTCGACCAGTCCTGGTAGTGGCATGTTTCCTCATGATATGCTGGCGTGCCACCCGTTGCCAGCACTTTGTTGATTCTCACTTGTGACATGATTCTCCTTTGTGTTTTGTTACTTCGCCCACCCGCCAAACGGCCTGTTAAGCCGCTGGCATAGCCGCACGTTATATCCAATACTCGTCAACTCGGCTACCAGTGTGCGCACTTCTGGCGTGTTGTAATCTACACTGTCGCACATTTGCTCGTTGTATTCTGGCGTGTACTTCTCCAAATCGCCAGGATAGCTTGTATAATCCGCTTGACACACCCCCTGAAAGTTATCCCAGTTTATAGGACTGCCCCAGTACACCCGTTCGCCACATTCCGGGCAGTCCCACGCCTTAAATCGCCCAGTAAGGTATAACCGGGATAGGCACGTCATATCGGCGTAGTCCGGTTCGGAGTTAAACCACGTCCTCAAATCGCGTTTTGTATCTTCTTGCAGTTTTCCCCATCCGCTCATTTTGTCCTCGTTTCGTGTGTTTGATTGGGCATACCGGGGGTTATGCGCCGCCCGGTATGCCCTTCGCCCGACATGCCGTAATAGTCGATCCTAACGGTTGCCATCCTACCCTCCAAATGTGATTGCCAGGTGCACCCATCCTATGATACACCCGGCCGCTAGTATTGCTCCAACCGACTGCAAGCGCCTTATCGTTGCAAATCGCTCGCCTAATGACACGACAACCGCCACAAACACGGCGTACACTGCCGCAAATCCGACTAGCCCAGCATGGTCGATCACATATCGCCAAATTCCGTTGGCCTCATCGCCCCAACCACGCGACAACCCAACAATCGTTATCGTCGCGTCGATGCTGGCTAAGATCGGCCATAAGCGCCACATGGTACACCCCTTGATTAGTACAGGAATCGTGCCCAATCATCGAGCATGTAGACGCCATCTTCACCCGATGACGACAAGCCCGGCATTCCATCCGTGTACCACTGCTCACTTATGCCAAGTCCACGAATCCACCCAAACCCGACATAAGAATTGCCCACAAGCAGAATTTCCGATGCCGTCACGAAAATAGATGCCCTCTTCTCGTCTTTTTGTGCCTTTGACAGGTCGGGCCGACGAGTGATCGCCATAATCATGTCGTTGGCAGTCTTTACGATAAGCTCACGTCTTACCGTTTTGTTCACTGTAGCCTCCGTTATTGTCAAGTCGCCAGTCCATTACCCTGACCGACCTGATACCAATCGTTATGTTATCTTGCGCGCTGCTGGCACGACAGCCGACCAGATGCGCCGCGTAAGCACAGCTACCACCTTGCAGCATTGTGCCCATCTATCAGTATCACCGATGCTTGCATCGTTCCTATCGGTTCCCCTGATATATGCCACAATTGACATAAGACGACGCTTTCCCACCTCAGACTTGCAATCATAAGCCGCAAACAGTGCAACCGCAACCCGCAATGCTGTTTCAGGATTCATATTCCACTTTCAGCCAATTACAACTGAAATACGATATATATCATGCGATGAATCCTCAACCACAAACCGCCCCGATCCAGTGGATTCGAGGTCAATAACATTCAAGTCGAAACGACTCCTGCCACGAAAACAAGGCAAAACATAACCAATCTGTGGAACCTGCACGGCATACAGATGTTGTAGATCGCTATGGCTGTTTGCTACAGATGCCAGTGACATCACTTGAGAAGCTGTCATAATCCCTCACTCCCACATTTACGGCCTAATGTGACAGAGCACACGATTTCTAAGCATTGCAACAAAAAGCAATGGCTAGATGTGGTTGCGGCGCTTGCTATTACAGCCCGAAGAACTTCAGGAACTCACTCAGCCCACTCCCACCGGGAATAGAAACCCCTGATGGGTCTGTCAATTGCTGTGCAGAAATCAGGATTGCGATTGCCACAAACAACAACGCGATTGCCACCAAGACTGCGCAGAAGCCACTTTCATCATTGCGATTCATGTCAATTCCTCCGAGAGAGTTTTAGCACAGATGTGCTATTAGTGGCATTATGTACTCATGAGTACTGTCACTACCCCCTGGTGGGGATCACCTTTGCCAGGTGACTTTAGTCGTGGCTAATGCCGTTTCGGTAACCTCAAACCAGTGATCACACGGGTGACGGGTCTAATCTGACTAACGTACTTTTTACCCGCTTGTTATGGCCCTTGAGGACACCGAGTAGCACGCCATGCCTTGCTTGCATCATGGTTCCGTGCTAGTGATGCTATGCTGCGTTGGCTTGTTTATGGCACAAGCCAGTAAGCCAGTTTTGCGCCTGTTGTAGCGGGAGCATAGCCTGTTGTGCCCATAGGCTAGGCATATCTCCCGACTGATAGCGCATACCCCGATAGGGGGTATTGATTAGTAGTGTACTACATATCCTGTGATTATCTGCACAGACAGAGGGACATTACCTTTAGCGTATCCTGTGTTGCCCCCACACTCACTGCCCCGTATTCGATGCTACGATGCTGCTTTGCCCCTGGTTATGCCTGTCTGCTTCGTTCTGCTTGCCTTAGATAGGTATTGCGCAGATGTCCACATTCTTCTTTCGCCAGTTTCGATCTGCTTGCAGCAGTGCGCGCATATCGCTTTATGGTAGTGGTATTTTGCCTATGTCATCACTCGTTGGGTCGGGCTGTTGCACTTGCAGGTTATTTATCTGCCAGCCCCTTGAGGGGTGATGTGTTCAGGGGATGTCTTATACTGCGGGTTGGGTGATGGTCTCTATCTGTCCGGTTGCCCACTCACTTAGTGCATTCTGTGGGTGTGCCCCGTGTCTGTCTCTCCGTGTATGTCTCTCACTTGCAAGCCAATTATAGATCACCTCACATCGTTTGTGTTAGTACGGTAGTACTAATAAAAAAACTCGATTTGTAAACTCTTTCTCTATGCGAATGGCTATATATGGTGTTTGCAATGCTTGTTGTGGCTAGATGTGGGGGTGTATCATATCTACGCGCAATGAGGCATGATACCTATCCTATCCCATGTCGGCCTATTACGTAGTTATTCGTAATGTTGTAAGTGATCTTACAACGTGCCTCAAATATACCTTGTTTCAAGTGCATTCTGTGAGTGCGCTGTGCATGTCGCAGTGCGTTACAGTGTGGCTGTGTGGCAGCATCAGTATAGAGTATCGTTATGAGCTGCGCATAGCGTTGAGCAATCATTACAATCATTCATGTTATGTATACTCCCCCTATAGCACGTATGTTCTAGTGGTGTGTTATGTCAATAGTAGTTGGTAGGCCCACTCTCGCAAATTATATATCTGAGAAACCTGGGCAACTATCTATAGTCTATGATTTTGCATCTTTTGGATGAGTTACAGGAGTGGCATAGTGGTTGGACGTTGGATATTGTATTAGTGCAGAGCGAATTACTTACGGGTACGATATGGTCGATAGAAAGTTGGATATTTGTTCTACCGCATCGCAGGCATGTATGGCTGTATTTGGACAGCACGGACTTCCATTCTAGCGGGTGTATAGTACCCGGGATGCCACGTTTATTAACGACCTTGTTATTCTTCCAGACGTGGTAGCACTCTTTGCAGTAGGCTACCATACCGTCCATTGAAACTATACTTGAGAAGAACCGGCTTCTTGGTTTCACTTCATGACACAAGTTACACTGTTTAGAAGGGATGTTGTGGTCTATAATCAAGTGCTTGCGCCTGGTAGCCGTATGGGTATTGATGCACACCTTACACCAATACATCAGGCCATCCTTTTGCTTTTTGCACTTAGAGAAGCAACTAACATCAAGTTCTTGTTTGCACTTTCCACACATCTTGTTATCCATTGTTTGTCTCCTATATAAAGGCAAGCCCCCACGGGAATCTGCGGTGTGTTGCTGAGGCACGACCGCCCGTAGGGGCTTGAGAGAATGGTTTTAGTTTATTACATCAGACGTTCGGATCGTGCCTCAGCGGCGGGGATTATACACCCCGACATGGAGAATATCAAGGGTTAGTTTCTGTTGGATAAGTCGTTTCAGCAGTTCTGGTTGGAGTGGGTCATCTACGGTAGTGCCGTCTTTATGGATGTAGTACCAGCCGGAGTCATGGGGGTTAAGTTCTAGGGTAATACCGAAGCGGCGGTTGGGGGCGATCCATTCAAAGAGGGTGGAGCCATCGTCTAAGTGATATAGGCCATTATTTAGTCATCCTTTAAGTTGCGGATGTCAGCGGCCAAGCCGGGCAGGGTAGCGCGAATAGCTGCTGCGGAGCAAGAGTCCACGGTATTGCCATGCTGTCCGTATGGTGGTTGTGGGAATACCGATAAAGGATATGCGGACAGACGGTTAGTGACGAGTTGGGCGGCATACTCAATGGCGATGTCCCAGGATAGTTTAAGATACCAGCGCGTGTTAATGTTAAAGTGTTCTGAGTCGAACCATTCATCGAAGGCCATTTAGTATATTCGTGCTAACTCCCTTGTCGTCTATATAATAGTCAGCGCCGCCTTTACTCATCAGTATGCCGTGGAAAGGCACTTTATTAGCGATGAGCCAACCTACTGTTTCTGGGGCGTACTCCCACTGGCGGGCGGTGCTGATGATAACGATGTTACCGGACTGGTATATTTGTCGGACGCCAGCGATGGCATTAAGGTTGGGGGTGGGGGTAGTTTCCCAGAAGGGTTCGCCGTTAGTGAGCGTACCATCCAGGTCAATGGCATAGACTTCGCGTTTACCGTCAGGGTCGAATTTCATGGTTTCTCCTTAAATGGTGGAAATGGGTACTTGATACCGGCCTTCTTAGCGTTGGGCCAATAGGCCATACGCACAATAGTAGTATCTCCGCCGACCTCTGCTATCAGGGCTATTATGTAGTGGGCAGGGCGACTGTCTCTCTCGGAGTTTGGATTTGGCATCCCTCCCAGTCGCCCCGCCTGTAACACTAGGATACCACCAATAGGAATGTGGGACAATAGTCATTAAGTCCTACTGCTTTTCAGTTTTAATCATTGCCATTCCTCCTGTACGCGCACGACACCATCTGCAATAGCCGGATCGATCATCACCTTTAGGCCCACAACGACGAATTGAGTGACTTCCAGGGCATAAACCTTCTTCGCCTCAGCCACCATGCGGTCGAAAGTGGCCCGATTCATCTTGACAGCAACCGGCTTCTGGTCGAGTGCTTCCAGATTGTTCATTTGACGCACAATTTCATTCAGCATGGTTTTGCTCATTTTATCTTACTTTCTCTGAATAATTGCAAGTCAGTCGTGCTGTGGACTGTTTATGGTTAAGTCTTTCGGAATATCCATAAGTGCAAAAAGCCACCATAATGGCGACCACCATTCGACCTTGATGCTAACAACCAACAACTTACCACACGCCTCGATCTTTATGTAACGCTTTACTAACCACTGATATAGCCTGTTGTACATCATCCGCCAGCCTTCAACATCAATTTTATGACGCTGTTGACGTACTGCCTTAGCCCATCGTCTGTAAATGCGTATTCTTTGACTTGTCGAATGGTCACTATGTCGCCATCTGTGATTGCGATATCGAAGAATGAGTTACCGCTACCGAAAACCTTCACAAACTCAACACAGTATTGTGGTAAAGCTTCTTGTATTGCATTCAGAAGGTCTACGATCGTTTTATCCATCAATATTTGGATATGGCAGTTTCAGTATCTTGCCAGCACAGCAGGGCTGGTCGCTGCGATAGACATATCCGCTCATGATCTACTGTCATCCAGCGGCGTCCACGTTGTTCCATCTTTTAGTTTTTGCTCTACAGCCTGCTTGATAACCTTCTTACCATCGCCATATAAGAACCAGTTCTTCACTTGTTCTCTGATAACAATATCTAACGTGCGATAGACTTCCTCTTCGATAATGCGTCGCAAGTTTTCTGGTGTGCAGAACTTATCTAAGGCATCTTTTAGATATGAATCTAACTGTGCCGTATACTCAGATAAGGCGACCATCATAGTATGGTGCATGTGCTCAACTTCAAGTCTAATAATTGGAATCGGGGTGTTAAGTGGCATGATGCACATCCTTAGTGGTTTGCTCGTCCATACCCTATTCGTTGATGGCAATGGACGCATTGGCATAAAAAACTGCGGTCTGAAGGTTTGTGATCGCAAGTGACAGTTCTTGACTTGGCGGGCACGATGCCAGCATAAGCTCAGCAAGTTCTTTGGCCTTCTCTCTCAGGGCCACATACCTATCAGACTGATCTCCCTTAGGGGTATGATAGATGAAGATGTTATCGATCCTGACCATGTCTTGTGCTGATGGTACATACCTAGTCATTGTGGTCTCCTTTATAGGTGCAACATCGCCTCGAAGTTAAGGACTTCAATGGCGATGTAGTAGTGTCCGTCTGGTTTACCGACACGAATACCGAACAAGGTGATACCGAACAGGGTAATGGATACCAGCGTAGATAGGGTAGTGCGCCATACGCGCCAGTGGTTTTCCAGTCTCAAGTAGATAGTTCTGCTCATATTGGCATTGTAACGGACATTCAACCAAACTTCAATGGGAAATAAGTCACACTTGGCTCGATCCCCCCACCGGGTTAGGTGTGTCTGAGGGATGATATGTGGCCTACTATCATATCATCCCTATCGCCACATCTAGCCCCTATCATGGACTATCATGGGTTTTTGCCTACATCTGCCACTTCCGCTTGTTGCGTGCTACAGATACCATCAAGTCCTGTAGGGTAGTGCCAGTAGAGCAGAACGTGCCAGAATGAGCGCCCATACCTGCCTGCTTCATGACATTGAAGTTCTTCACAAGCCAGTCACCAACAGACTGCCATTTGTTAGGGTCAGAGAAGATGCCAGTAGAGACAGCATCACGCTCAGGGAGCAGTTGCTTACCCTTAAAGCCGATAGTCCTGTCCATTTCGGCTGATGCTACGATCCACTTAATAGAGAGTGTCTGATACTCAGCCTCGGTAGGATCGACCACTGGTGTCTGGTCGATGATTTCCACTGTCTTAGACTGTGACGGATTGAGCAGCTCTACTTCCGGGCTGCCCATCATACGTGGCATATTCACCTGAAAGAGCAGCCCATTGTGTTCCATGATAGCATGTTCCTTCCGGTATGCTTCGACATGGGCCAGCATCCAGTAGATACTACATCCAGCTGATGCAACCAGAAACAGCACAGCCGTCAGCTTGATAGACAACCATATCCACCAGTTCAGCTTGTCGTTTTCGGTTTTGTTGTCGGGGTTGATGTTCAGAATTACCAGTAAGAAAACCACCATCAGAACACCAATGCCATATTTAGATAGTTTGTTCCACATATTCCCGATACCACCTATAGGCTGTTGATTTTGGCACACCGTAGGTCTCAATGAGTTCCACCGGCTTTACCGGCCCATTCCCGTTCCGAGTGCCATTTAGTTCCATGTAGGACTCAAAAGTATCAATGAGAATGTGTGGCACTTCAACTGGGACTTCATGGGACTCATGAGACTTTTCTTTCCTTGCCTTCTTCTCGTTGTCAATATCGGCTAACTTGTTTTGGTGCTGAGATCGCAGTACGATAATCACAGCGGCATCTGCCGCCAACAGGGATAGTAACGCCTTAGCAAGCACCTTAATCTCGATAGACTGGTTTAAGTCCAAAACGGCATTGACAATGAGAATAACCACCACATAGAACAGTCCAGCCATAGCCGCTAATAGGACAGGTGCGTTCTTATCGATCTTGCGCTTCTCGTCATTGAAACGCCAGAATTTAACCGCCGTAGATACCGCCGATAGACCAAGAAACTCGACCGCAATTGCACACAGTAATGCCACCCACCACGGAAACTCAAGGTGTGTAGTCATATTCCTATAGGCCATCCACGCTGGCACTATGGGCGCAAGCCACGGAACTGTAGCCGATATGTTATCTATTAGCACCCGTTCGAGCAATTGGGTAATCTTTTGCCACGCTAACAGGATTGACTCAATGTGCTTCATCTTATCACCGCCAATATTTGTATGTCCCATAAGTCTAAGCCTGTTATGTAACGAGCGCAATGGTACTGTACTCCTATACAAACAGAAAGTCGGCCCTAATAGACCGACCTTCCGTGCTGTGAAACCCAATTGTACGGCTACGCTATCGCTAGTTTCTCCGACTCCTTTCTTGCCCGTTCCTCTGCGTGTCGGCGCACTTGCGCTTCGGAAATGCGCTTGCGCCCTTCGGCTGAGACTCGATGCTGTTTTGGTGCTACAGGAGTATCTTGTTCATTGTGATTGCCAGTACCATTGCCATTGGCTATTGTACGCCCTATCACACACTTCATAATGGCTTCGGCATCCTTGTCGGTGTATCTGAGTGGAGTCTTGCCTGGTATATCGACCACAACTTCTCCGAGCCTATTTCCAGACATGATTGGCCTAATAGTCGCTGCCTGTCCTACTACCACGTCCATGTTCATATACACGCTGCCAGTATAGGTGTACATGACGCTCACCACCTTTCATACCTATTCCGTACACGAAAAAACAGACACTTGCCAATCCAACTTCAAAAATTGGTATAGTGCCTGCTTAACAGTCCTCCTAGTTGCTGTTGATGTTATCTTATCAAACTTCTAGCAAACCGTCCATAGGTATTTTGTACTGTTACGATTGCGTTACGAAAGTGCGAACTGGCACAATCCGCAGGCTGACATGCCAACAACGAACCCTGTAGGACTGTACCAGTCTGGATACACGATACCATACAATACGGTCTGCGCCAATGGCATATTGGTACTATCGGCAGTATTGCTGTGGACTCGTTATTGTAACGAGTCGCATTTGGGTGTACAATGCCATACAGGAGACAGGCCATGATCAACGAGGACGAACTAGAAGATGAAGAAGTCGAGCGTACACCATCAGGGCGCAGGAAAGTCAAGACTCCATCCCTAGAAATTACCCTAGAGGAATTTAATAGCAGGGTAGAGGTGCTTATCGAACAATACAGTAGTGACATTGAGGCATCGTCCATTACCATAGTCGATGAGCGCCAGATACGAACATTGGCTGAGCTGTCGGTGTTAAGCGAGATGGCAACCCGCAAGGCCGCCAATATGCTTATTGGGACAGCCTCATCCCAAGACCTCAAGGCGGTATCGGACTCGTCTAAGGCATGGTCGGCTGAGGCACGTCAGCTAGCCACTTCTTTAGGTCTGGATCGCAAGAGTCGGGTATCTGAAGAAGAGTCAGAACTAGAGACCTATCTACCACAGTTACACAAAGAGGCCAAAGAGTTCATCTACAAGCAGGCCGTTGCTATTGTATGTCCACATTGCTTAGAATTACCGGCAAGAGTCGAGCTGCGTATGGGCCATATCTTGTATCACTTCGCATATGAGTTGCCGTGGTCGTTCACGACGAAGTGTGCCAAGTGTGGCAAGGAATTCACTATCAGCCATACCAACTACTTGAAATTCTTATTCTCAGAGCTAGAAAAAGGCATTGCCCCCAAAGTAGGGGGCAGTGAGTTCGCGGATGATCTGGCTGAGTTCAGCGATGACAACGAGTAGACTACACACCAAAATCTGGCATGGGTAACTGATAGGTAGTCTCAGCTAATTCCTCGTCGGTTGCCAGCCTATATTTGAACACAACAATGTATATGCCACGTGTCTTCCCAACAATGCTCTAGTTCTTTTTGTCACTTGCCATAAAGTTCAATGGTAGCATATAGCCTAATGGGTTGATCGCAAACAGTTTCACGCTGCTCCTTTCGTGATCATTGGGACTATCAGTCCTGTCCAGCCGTCATCGAACGGGTCACTCCTAATGACGATCCACACTAACGGCCCATTCATGTTAAGGCTAAACCTTGCCCCAGCATGGCTAACGGCATTTGTCATGTAGTTGGCATTGAATAGGATCGGGAAGTTGTCGTCAGACACTAGAGACACACACTTGATGGGAGTATTGCCATCACCCATCTGTGTCAGGCGTGAGCCGACAATTACTTGCGCCTCCAATGGGTCAACGATCATTTCGGCCACGTGCGCGTCGTCTTTAGCAAACACGTCAGCCTGTCTGAGTGCATTGGCGAACTCTGTCTGGTACATCACAGCCTTGCTGGTGAATTCGGCTTTAATGACATCCCTATAAGGAAAATAGTCGCCGTCTACCAACTGTGACACGACAGACATATCCGATGCTACGAATGCTACTTGGTTCTGCCCTAATAGGATGTCGGTCAGTCCGTATAGTTCTGACAGGCACGCTGTTGCCTTGAGTGGCATGATGAAAGAGAATTGATCGTCTATCTTATGCCCAGTCTCAATCATAGCAAGCTGTCCAATGCTGTCCAGAGCGACAAGAGCTAATGACCCATTGCTGGCATCAAAGTAGACCGAGTTCTTGTTAGGCTGATCGTCACCAGTATATGCCGCCCATGCCACGCGCTCAACATATTTCTTTAGATATTGAGCATCGAATGTGGCGACTCGTTTGTATTGCGACGTGTCCACCAAGGGGAACTCTTCTGCTGGCAGGCACTTGATGTTGGACTTGGCCGCGCCGACAGTGACAGTTAGCTTGTCTCCTTTCAGAGATAGGCCCACTTCGTTGCCTGAGTCAACTGATACAATACCCTTCAGGGTCTCAAATGGCACGCACGTCTCCCACTGGTCATCGCCATCTGTCGGTATCTCTCTAGTGAGATGTACTACCAAGTTGCTTGCTTGCATTTCTAGTGTGCTGTCATCCAGCACAACTTTAATGCTTTGCAAGATAGGCAGAATTGACTTACCGGGTACGGCCTTGCCCAGAAACGCTAGTACACCTGCTAGTTCCTTGCGATCTACCTTGACCATAATGATTTCACTCCGTTGTCACGACAATGTTTACTGACACTTTACCGACTTCCCTGAGATCGTAGATGCCGACAATACGATCTTCGTATATACTGGCGCACTCGCGTTCGGTTTCGCTGGCAACAAAATACACGTCGCCTCTATCTTCGTCCATGTATACAAATAGCTCTGTTGGAAATTCCAATTTCTTTTTAGCCATCATTTCCGTCCTTTGTGTTTTGGCGTTTTTAATTCTGGAGATGTGGTAACAGTGGCCTTATTTTTGTCTACCCATAACCACTGTGTCAGCCAGTGCCTTGTGCATAGATAGAACATGATCCAATTGATTCCATCACTGTATATCTCTTGATCCAAATGAGCATCCACTTGCCATTCGGCCATGTCTCGGCACTGGTCGCCACTTTCGGTGAGCGCCTGACAGCGATGTTTGCGTGCCACTTTTCTGGGTAGCTTCTCATAGTCGTGTCGCATGTCAACATCATACATCAGCCCAAATATGACAGCAATAGCCTTTAAGTCCTATCCAAACATCACTGACTGGACTGTGTTAGAAAGTGGACTGGCAAACTTCATTGAGGGTTGCATAGCGGCGTATTGGATGCGCCTCTCAGCCATATCGAAACACTCCCGGTCTATCTCAATGCCGATAGCCCTGCGACCAGTTCTGATAGCAGCCTCGACTGTTGTACCACTGCCCATAAATGGATCGAGAATGGTGTCGCCCGGATTGGTGAACAGTGTTATAAGTTCTTCCATCAAGGCTAATGGCTTTTCGGTCGGGTTGTCGCTATGAGCATGGGCTTGGTGTACGATGGGGTAGGTGAACACTGACGAGCGCCCTTTCCCATTCCATGCCAATTTAATACCAGTACGGTGCAACATAGCAATGCCTTCCCAGCCGGTAGAGGGTCTATCGCCTGTAAACTGAGGAGCAGAATTAGGTTTGATCCATGCGCCAAAACGCACAAAATGCAATGACTTTGGTGTATTGGCTTCCAGCAGGGCAATGTGATGCCAGTCCATGAACGACACGATCCACCTTTTGGTTTTAGGGCTTAACAGGTCGAATGTCTGTCTCAGATCATCAAAGCTGATAGAGTCAAACTTGAGTAATTTTCCAACCAGCATGGCTCTGTTTTTGCCATGATGACCTAAATTGGTACGTGCCCCTTTATGGGTAACATCACTGTACGGAACATCCGTAATGACATGATCGACCATATCCAGAGTGGGTATGACATTCTGGCAGTCGTCACAGTACAGTTTGTAGTCGGCCATGCGCCCATTATCCCACACAACCAGCCCTATAGGGAATAGCCCATAAGTCCCACTGTTGACCTTCAGGCCATTTTGCCGTATGATAACACTGAATTTACTTGACCATAAACAGTATGGCTGTGGACTAGGAGCAGGGCATGAAGGCTAAACACAAAGTAGAGGATAATGAGGGCGAATTGGCACTTGGGATGGTGATCGCAGATGGGTACTTATTCTCAAAGTGCTTCCAAAAGGCCGATCTGTCTATGGAGATGACTATTCCCCAGAAGACCATGATGTGTGATAACTCTAAGCGTATCTTGCTTTGCACATCCCGCAATGTCGGAAAGACAGTTGGACTTATCGGTCGCGTCATGAGAACCATTGTCACCTATCAACCCAAGAGCGAAGATAGTCATGAAGAGGTGCTAATCTTCACGCCTGCTGAGGGGCATCTGACGCCACTGATCGACCGACTATATGCCAACATCAATGCCAACCCATTCTTCAGAAGCCTTATCACCACTTGGAATAAGGGAGACAAGCCGAAGTTGGTAACAAAGACCGGCCTTACTATTCATGGGCGCATTGAAGGCTCTAGCGGAACCGATACGAATATGGTCGGTCTCCATCCCATTCTTATTTTCGGTGATGAGTGTGAGTATGGTAATCAAATTTGTCATCGCTCGCGTCTTGGTGGTGCGATGCCTGAAACAAAGTGGCTATATTCGGGAGTGCCTAATGGAGTACGTGGGACACCGTTCTTCCTTCTGGATCAAACAAAAGAAGGCCGTAGCTGGTCTAGGCATAAGTTTTCTATGCTGACAGCCAACCCACGCTTCCTGTTATCTAAGAAATACCGCAAGGAAATGACCGAGGCATTCGGGGGCAAGACTTCACCTGACTATATCACACAAGTTAAGGGTGAGTGGGGCGACGAGGCTGTATCTTCATTCCCGCCCGGTAGCATTGCGTGGAATACCGAGCTGCCAGTATACATTGCTAGAGTGGTCAACTCTGAAATAGAGCCAGCCATCAAGGGCGGAACTTTGCCTTCTGTGTTACGCATTCCGCAATGTCAGTGTATAAAGAGCTGCATCGGTTGGGACTGGGGTTTTGCACCCGATCCGAGCACATTTGTTCTAGGTGTTAAGATGACTGATAATGGGCCATGGCAAACCTATGCCCGTATCTCACTGTATCAGGTGGGGCTTCCTAACCAGCTAGCTGTGCTAAAATATCTCGTAATTAGTGTGCTAAGAAATACGATGATGATGTTGTCCATTGACTCACCAGAGTGCTATCAAATGCTACTGTCGCCTGATAATAAGTACCTGTTCGAGAATCACATTAAGATGACCAATCAGGGTGGCACGGTCGAGATCGATCAAATAACTGGCAAGCTGATCACGGAGCAAATGCTATCCGATCCTGAAGTGCAGCAACATCGTAAGGACGGCAAGGTTATCAAGGCCCGCCGCAAGTATTTCCTGACTGAGATGTTTCGCAGGTACATGGCTAACTCTTTACTCAAGTCCGAGTCCGATGTCAGGCTAGAGATGTTCTACGACTCCGAGTTGGAGTCAGAGTTGGTATCCACCATCGAGCGCAAGACCGAGGCGGGCTACACCGTATATGAAGTACCACGCTCTAAGGGTGTTGGGAAAGTAGCAATGGATCAGATAGTTGATGCCTGCCGCGCCCTAGTGGACTGCATAGTAGAAGTTGAGCACTATGGCGAGCCAGAACAGGTAAACTACGATGAGGTGATTGCTGCAATGGGCTGGAGCGGTAGTGTCAATCCTGATCGGAAGTGGCGGGGGGCGTGGGATTCACCTGCTCAGTTCTAGCCTGTTCAATAGCGTCCTTGAACTGTGCCTCAATATAGTCTCTCAGATCGGGGTAGGCGCTGTTCCATACGTGCTTGGGTTCGGTGTGTTTCTTGACTTGTTGATACACTTCGTCGGCGTACCGTCTAGGAGTCTTCATGCTCCCTCCATACATAGTTGCTCGAATAGCTCTCTGGAATCAGTCTCGATCATCTCTAGTCGCCAGTGTTTGCAGGTAACATGGGTGGACATTGGGCCAAAATATGGCTTGAGAGAAATGTTAAGCACTGTGCAGAACGGCTCATCGCCATCAATACTACTCGGATGGACGTAGTATGCCGCTAGACCCCAATTACTACAAGTTGCACAACAAGCACGAGTAGGTTTTTCGAGAACTGTGACACTACCCATGTCCAGCCTCCACTTCATCTAGTCCACGCATAATCTTGTCGTAGTCATAATGAATGCCCTTTAGAAGTAATATAGCGCCGATGGCACTGGTATGATACTCTGCTGTCTCAAAAACATGGTCTACTGCTATCCATTCCCAGTGATCGTCGGGCCACTCGATATAGGCATTAGTAGCACCGATAGAGCCTTTCTTGTATAGGCTATTGCCAGCCAGCAACCAGCCTGCTACAAACTCCAAGTCTTCACGGGACAAGTCGTGTAGGTTCATGTCTATCCTCTGTCAATAATAACTAAAGATGCTAGTATGAAACCGATACCGCACAGCACGAACACCAAACTTGTGACGTTGCTCTCCATGTGTTCCTTAGTCCCCGAAAGAATGCCAATGACGCTCATGACTATCATAATGATCCCAATAGAAAAGTATACCCAGCCCATTATTTACCTCTGCATTGCCAGTACCCAGCTCGGGTCTTGCCGACTGTCGATGTCATGATACTCGTGATATAACTCGTAACATCTGTCGCAGTAATACTTCTGGCACGTATGGCAGTAGGTCGCGTCATCGTGCATATCGACGGTCTTGACACAGCGGGTGTTTTCACAGTTGATGTCCATAGCTACCTCAGTTCATCCGTTTTTCTAATTGGTATTCGGATGGCTGTCCATATTTTTGTACTCATGTCACAATCATACGACTAAACTGCCCTATAAGACAATAGTACGAAAGTCACATTGCGCGCCGTTCCTGTAGGGTGTATAGTTTACTTGACTATAAACAGTCCACACGGATACTGAGAAGACATGAAACACACCTACACACAATGCCTGTTGCGACATGACAATGCCTACCACATAGCGTGGATACCGAGCCAGTTCGCACATGTCGATAAATTAGTTCATATCAAATCAAATGGCATCGTCTATGCTCAATGGGTTGTAGATACAGTATATGCGACTAGCACGTCCGAGCTGGTGGAGTCGCATGAGTCTGACTATCGCTTGATGTCTACTTTTGGGTTCTAGGAAAGGATGCCGAAATGAAAGAGGCTGTCATCGCATTCGATCAATCGCCCCTACACGTGGGCAGGGCGATCTTCATTGATGGCAAGTTAGAGTCGCATGGCGAGATAGACCCCGACCCGCCCGACTATGACAACCTACGCCAGTGGGTAGGAGTCACTATAGGACTTCTACAACGACAGGATGAGTGCCATGTAACTGTCGTGGTCGAATCCATTTACATGAAGTTCTTCAAGGGAAAACCCCAAGTGCATACTTATCAGACACTAGCACGCACACAGTCTCATATCTGGGCGGCGGCCAGAATGTGGGAAGCAGATGTAGTAGAGATGACTCCCTATAAGGCAATGGTTGCTTTAACAGGCATTACAGATATTAAGACTAAGACTGAAGTCCGTAAACCAGCAATGGTAGCAGCGGCCACCAGGATGGTGGGAGAGCCTGTATCAGAACACACCGCTGACGCTATCGGACTAGGCTTGGCCTATATCAACACCAAGAGCGCACCTAAATAGTGCGCTCTCGTTTTCGGCCAACATCCCGCGAAGTTATGGTTTACCCTTCTCTACTGTTATATTAGCCATAATGGTAGTAGTGCTGAGTGGCTTCAGTTCAAATACCATATCAGGGTCTAAATTGAATGTAGTTACACCATCAGGCCAGAACAGTTCTGCCGAATGGTCTCCAACGTGTCCGAATGGGTATCTGCACCTTAATGTCTGGCTTCCAACCTCAATCGTGGCATCACACGTCCAAGTGTTCAGTGTGCTATATTTCATGTCTAAAACGGGTTCTCTTCCGTTGGCTCTTCCTGAGCGCCGCCCTGAGACTGGTCGATGAACTTCACAATGTCCAATGTGCTAACAGTGACATCGTTGGACGTGCCTTGTGTCCCATCCTGACGGGTAAATTGCCGAATGTCCAGTTCACCCGATACGAATACACCCGTACCTTTCTTCAATAAGGCTAGGAAGGCATGGTTCTCGGCACGTATGCCAAAGATGACAATGTTGTACCAAGTCACTGTCTTCTTGTCGTCCTTGCCTTTGTTTACTGCAATGGATGACTTGGCAACTGGCTTGCCAGAAGGTAGATACTGCACGTCGATGTCTTTTGAGAGATACCCCGATAGGTTGAGAACTGCTGCTGACATTTATTGCTCCTCTGTTGGTTTATTTGACTTCCCGAACCGATACGCTAGCTTCGCCTTCTTTACGGGCCTGCGCCAGTTCTGGTACGATGATCATCATGCCGTCTAGTTTCTTCACATCCCAGGTTACACGTGGCTTGGAGTATACAAACTGCCAGCGACGACCCTTAACAGACTGGCCCAGTTCTAGCACTTGTGTCTTGATGTTGTCTTCGAGCGACTTTACATTGTCACTGGCGAATGTCAGACGTGGGTTGAATTCCACACCGAGTGTATCCAGTTCAGCACGAACTTTATCCATAATTGTTTCCGCTGTTTCTCATATTCCGCCTGTTCTAGCGCATATTGGGTCTTGTAGTCGGTGTATTGTTCGATGAGTTCTTGAATGTCCATGTGTGTTGTCCTTTCTTACTTTCCGAATTCCTTAATGGCCTTCCAGAAGTCTACTGGCCGCTGGCCTTTGGGCGCTCCATCAAAGTGTAATAATGGCAAGTCAATGAAGTAGTCTGACTTGAGACGTTTTAGTTTCTTGAGTACACATGCCCACGAGCAGAAGTGATAATTGTCAGTAACATCATTCTTAAAAAATACATTAACTTGTAACACTTCATCGCTCGTCTTTTTATGGCACTGATCGCACCCAAACACTTCTTCCGATACGAGCTCTCGGTTACTCCCACAGGTTGGGCAGCTCTTCCACACTCGATCCTTTAATAGCATGTCGCTCCTTATTCCAAGTCCATGTGTGGACTCCGTTATGTAGCGAGTTTAGCGTTCAATGCTTCTGCGGTCGTTTACTGTAACACCTTGTTCGACCATTTTCAGCGCGCATTGCGTACATACTGGCTTATTGCCTTTATCAGTAAATGCCAATCCCACCCATTTGTCGTTGTCAATGTCAGCAAATTTTCGACTGCATTGAAAGCAAACAAACGGGCCATGTTCTCTGCGAACTAGCCATACTTCTTTGTGGACGAACCCAATCACAACACTTGTTACAGTGTAGGTTTTCGTGCGAGTTTTGGTAATTACCATTAGTGTTCCATATTGTCAGTTACTTCATACGCTCTGCACCACACACACAGAAATTTGTTACTTGTCGCCTGCGTGCGTATCAGGTCTTGACGCCCGCCATGTCCATTGTCACACACTCCATATCGGCGCTCTATTCTCACTACCCGTAATGGGCTTAGTGTGTCCCGGTCAATGTGTTCTTCTTGGTCGTAGGTCTTGCCACCTGTTCTGTTAAACCTCGCTGATGACCTTTCGTTCAAAAATAGCCGCCTACAATTAGGGCAGGTATTTGTACCAATAGAGTAGAATTCAATGCCACATTTGCTACAGTTGACCTTCGTGGCGTTACGTGTCATGGTCTATGATGATCCAAACCGATATGATCGATGTTAGCCATCTATTTCATCCATTGCCAAGTGTCCGACATACCGTTTCTTGGTCTTGGCATCCTCCTGAATGAGCATCAAGGCTAGCTCTCTCAGGCGCTTGATCTTGGAGAGTTCCCAGCCATTAAAGTGCAGGTAGCTTCTTACGAGTCTGATAACTTGTTCCTCATTAACAAGCATACCGGCAGTAGAGAGTCTAATAGCCTCATCCTCGTAGCGCGTCAACTCTAAGTAGTATTTGTTCGTTGTGGTATCCATCATTCACCACCATAGTGAGTTTGAGACCAGTAGTGTTCAGAATAGCCCATGTCGCTCAATATTTGTTCAGCCATATATTTTACAACTTCTTCTGGCTCACCAGAACTCACTGAAATTACAAAGTCCGTTCTAACATTAGGACGAACATGAATGCAACTCGTTGGAAATTCTGTCTGAAGTATCCGCTCTAATTGTCGAATGTCTCTAGTGTCCATGTGTCTATCTTATCGCATGTCCCGATAGGTGTCTATGGGACGTTTGTCCTACCTTAAGCACTGTCGAGCAATTCGTCTCGGCCTTACCCATTTAGGAAACTACCCTCAGCTCACCATCTTTATCGTAGGCTACGATGAATTCTGCTACAGCATTCGTTGCTACGTGCTGTAGGGCTGTCATTCGTCGCGCTACCCGCAACCGCGCCAACGATAAGACTGTTGGCGCGAGTACCATTATTATGAATACCGATACTGGAATAGACTGCTGTGTGATATATTCAACAAACAGACGTAGACCACCCTTGCACGGGGCTTGACATTTTGAATTCACTGCCACTGAAGGCAGAACTCGTCGGGTGCAGCTTTGATTTACGCGGGGTTTTCCGAATGTCTTGCTTGACCTTGGCTGCGACGGTATGCGCCGAAGTGAAACAGAGACAACACTGGCCTCCCGGCCAGCCTCCACAGTCATCCACCTGTGGCGTGGGTGTTCATGGGCTATTTGGTTGTGCGGTCTAAGACTTACAATTAAGACTTGGTGTTGCTATTCATCGTATAAAGACTTGATGGGCATCTTGAACTCTGCCCACTGCTTGAACTCTTGTTCTGTGCATGATTTATTGTTTATTGCGAATGGGCTAAGGTTGCGCCGAGTCAGATTGGAGTTGAAGACGAAGGCTTTCTTTTCAAGATCGGTCAGCCCTGATATTACTATTGTTGGGGCGTTCGTGTCTATCTTATAGCGATGATGACCGTCTAGGATAACTCCATTTTCATCAATGATGATTGGATCGCGGACACCCTCTTTTTTAATGCTGGTCTTCAGGGATTCAAATTCATCAGTTGTTAATGGCGGTAATAGCTCGCCATACTTGATACTAAGATTCATATTATCCTCGCGGGTTAGTATAAATAAACAACACCCACCTCTGAATGTCAGGTGCGGGCAGGTGCGAACATATACCTGTTTCCTGACACCCAGAGGTGGGTGTCGTCTATGCTCGCTTTTAGGCCGCCCGCACAGCCATATTTTCTATTATGATACAGCTAGTGCGAACGGGTGTCAAGCTTCAGTTTACCACATCTCTCCGATAGCGTGCTTGAAGATCATGTGTACCACGTAATCTTCGGTTTCCACGAAGATAGCATAGCGGTCTACGCCGACGAGGTGGCCCTTAATGATAGCGCCACTGTCGCGCATAAGGACACCAACTGGCTTATCTTCGCGGGCGAGAGTCCATGATACTTCGGACGCGCCCCAGCGGTCGCGGGGTTTCTCTTTAGGTGCTTCTTCTTTTGGCGCTGGTACAACGGGTGCAGGTGTTTTGGACTTGGTAGGTGACATTCAATTCTCCTTTAGGGAATTCCTGACAGTTGGGCCTTGATCATGGCCTTGATGAACTTCTCGGCGTCTTCCAGATAGATGCCAGCACAGCCTTCGACTGGAACCTGTTTAGGCGGGATACCATCATAGACCTGATATACGTCACAGATAATGCGCTGGCGACCATCTTCGTAAACTGGATGTTCGTTGGTGATGATAGTTTGTACCATTCAGTCTCCCGGCAATTGTTCGATGCGACGACGCATTAGCTCAATATTGCGGTGCGTCAGATATGCTTTCGGGTCAAGGCCCACCGACAGTCCAACACTAACCAGCGCCATTGTAAACCCTTCTCGGAACTGGTCGTCGGTAAGGCCACTGGACGAAGCAGCCTCAATACCCTGTAGGATGCGCAGAATGTCCTCTCTGAACCATACCTTTAGGTCGCCTGTGTCTCTCATGGCTTCACGCTAATAACTTTCGTACACTTATGACATTTCATAGTCTGCTCAATGTTATTGAGCGTGGCTGTGGGGAATGTATATAATTTGTGACACGCACCACAGTAAAATATGGTGTAGCCAGCGCACGGGTGAGTTCGCTGTCCACAGTAGCATACATACGGAAACCCTTTCGTCAAGTTGTCATAGTCTGTAGCCACATCTGGATTGATGTATGGATTTTCGCTACCGGTTCCATACTGACACCAGTCTTGTTCTGAGATCATTTCAGGCTCCTTCGCCGGGTGGGTATCCACCATGATCGCGCTTGTAATTTTCAAATGATACTCGTTGGTCGTGTTCGGCCTTCTGATCATAGGCATCTGATGCCATACTCATGGCAACTGGATTGGCATAGTATTTGGCCTGGAATGCTCTCATGGACACATAGTCGCCTGCCAGCAGCCTATCAAGTGCCTTGCGGTAGTCAGCCTCAATGTGGCTATCGGTAACATCCACCTTCTGATGGTAGTTACTGATAATGTTCATTCCGGCCATCCTGTTCGATCCAAGATTGATTCTACGGTGTCATTTTCCTGCGGATGCGTTGGTGGTGACTTTGGGTGTAGGTGGGCATCCTGCCACACATTTGTCGGATATTCAACCTCAAAAACCTCACCGGTGTTGGCATCAACGATGGTGATCATTGGCAGTTCACCCCAAAGATATTGCCATAGACATCGTTGAAGAACCCGTATGAATTGAGTTCTCGTTTAACCCAATGTAGGTTTAGCCATATCTGCACGTCGCCAAACGAGCCGACAAACTGGCACATCGGCCATCTGAGTTTGGGATAGTCGAACAGCACGGATGCCAGCGCGAATTGCGTTATATCAGGCAGTTTGCCACGGTACTGTTTAGTCCAGCGCGGCCAGAACACACATTTACCATTCTTATCGGCCTCGTGTATTAGCTGAGTAGCCAAGAAGTCGAATGCCTCAGTATCGGTAGAGCCACGAAGTTCATTCCACATGATGCGTTGCATGGACTCGCCACATGCGGGTGTATACCATTCAGGCAATGTCATGGCCTTTAATGGCTTTGGAGGTCGCAGTGCTACTGTTGCAACAGATATAGAAATGGATATGGAAATTGCCAGCATGAATGATGCGATTATGTATTTCATAGTATTAGTATGCGCGTGGACTCGTTATGATCAAGTAGTGTTCTACATCCTTGACAGAATGATTATAAAGACAGCGGCAGCAATATAGCCTTCTATCTTACCAGACATGAACCCAGCAGCGACGAAGATAACTAAGACAAGCTGTGTTAGTGGCCCACCACCGCTTGACGGCTTGGGTTTGCTTGATGGACTACGCATCATAGGCGGGTAGCCCATTGGAGGATACGGGAAGTGTGGCCTACCATCTTCGTTGTCATCGTGTTCTTTACTCATGCTACACCTCGATTACAGTTCTGGTTCTTCTTCTGGCTTTGTTGGTGTTTCGACTACCGGCAGGGTGCTTGTCCTGAATGACTCTCGAATGGCATGTTCTACCTTTAATGCCATTTCAGGGTTAGATTCCAAGAATGAACGGGCATTATCGCGGCCTTGTCCGATACGGGTATCTCCATACGAGTAGAATGCGCCTTTTTTGGTGATGACACCAAGTTCTGAACCTAAATCCACCAGTTCTCCAAGTCGGCTAATGCCCTTACCGAACATGATGTCAAACTTGGCCTCACCAGATGGGTTGGCGACTTTGTTCTTGACTACACGCACTTTGGTGGAATTGCCAGTTTGCTCATCACCATCTTTGACGGCCTGCGAACGTCTAATATCCAGTCTGACAGCGGCATAGAACTTTAGGGCATTACCGCCAGTCGTTACTTCTGGGTTTCCAAACACTACTCCAATTTTCATGCGAAGCTGGTTGGTGAATACCACAGCAGCATTACTGGGTTGTACCTTGACGGCCATCTTGCGCATGGCTTGTGACATCAAGCGGGCTTGTAGGCCCATGTGGGAGTCGCCCATCTCGCCTTCGATCTCAGCGCGAGGTACTAGGGCGGCTACTGAGTCAATGATGATGACACCGATGCCTTTTGCGAGAAGCATGGTGTCAACTATCTCTAACGCCTGTTCGCCATTATCTGGTTGTGATACTACCAGATCGGACACATTCACACCGCAGGCGGCGGCATATTTGAGGTCTAGGGCATGTTCCATATCAATGTAGTAGGCTGATAGTCCCATCCATTGAGCATTGGCAACAATATGTTGGCACACAGTTGTCTTGCCCGACGATTCAGGCCCAAATATTTCTGTAATGCGCCCACGTGGAATACCGCCAACGCCTAGTGCTCGATCCAATGCCAGTGAGCCTGATGGGATGACATCAACGGGGATAATGTTGTTGTCGCCTAGTCGCATAAGCGTTCCTTCCCCGAACTTCTTGGTGATACGCCCTTCGGCATCCTTGATGCTAATCATATTGATTGTCTTTTTCGGACTCTTTCAATTTTTCAATAACTTCAGTCACATGGTCATATACGACATTCTCGGCAAGTCTAACCGACTGGTCATTTTCGTATCGGTAGATATTGTAGGTGTAGTGCAGCCACAGCCCAATTCTGACAAGCCGCATGGTCTTCACTGCGCTGTATAGCGCAATATCAGTCTGACTCTTTCAGTTTGGTAATGACATCAGTTACATCGCTGTCCTTGATGTTACTCATAACTTTAGTCGCCTTGCCATCTTCATATCGGTAGATGTCATACATGATATGCCATGAGTAGCCACCATCATAATATTCTCGACTGTCGATTTCTACTGCACCATACGTAGTCATGTTAGTTTGACTCCAGTTGGTTTATAAGTTCGGAAATATCTGAGCGCGGTATTCCATAGCGCCACTCAATTGACCTTAGCCATTCCAGTATTTCAGACTTCCCATATATCATGCTCAACATTCTTGCGGCCCGTATGGGACTTGGCAGTGGTTTTGACAAGTGAACACTATGTTCAACTTTAAGAAGGTTGCGCGGGTCGTGTATCTTGACCTTCTCTCTATCAGGTAGGCCCGTAATCATGCCTTTGCTAATGATGGCATGGTGTAAGTCACATTTACCAAACGGACTACCAATGTCCACTGGCCTGCGGGACATGGTCTCTATTACTTCGGTCGGCATGGCGGGAAACTTACTCATGGACATTCGCAGTCTTGTAGGGCGCTTATTGGTTTCTTGCAGACCGGACAGCGTGGCATACTGTCGGCTATATCGTCAATGCTTACTCTGACACTGCCTGAACGTCGAGTGTCGTATTCAGTGCCAGCCACTTCGATACCCATACATTCTCTTTGGTGTCCTTCATTGACACGACGTTGCTTGTTGGCCTTCTGGTGTGTTGGGCAATAGTGCGGTGGGCGTTTGTGTCCACTCAAGAACTTTTCGTTACACCCATCCCAGTCGCACGCGACATTGTATGAGTAGACATATCGGTTGACTTGTTGAACGTAGATCGGATCGAGTAACACGCCCAGTTATCCCTTAATAGTATGCAAATGCACATTGCCTTTGGGGTCGAAGTACATCACCGACTCACTTGAATGACGCTCGTTCCAGACATTGACACATTCGTTGATGAAGTCGCGTGTCATTTCAGTTAAGTCGAGTGACGAGTAAGTTCCGTCAGGGTCTTTTTGGTATACGATAGGATCGTTTTTAGCCATGCGCTTATTGTATTACGGTAAGTAGAAACGGGCAATAGGACTTTAGTACGCTAGTTAGTATCCGTGCGGACTGCTGGAAACCCGAAGTTGACATATTGGCGCATAGGGCTTATACTCTTTGTATATTGGTGTAGTTCGGAGTCAATAATGCCTCGCAAGAAAGCTATTGAGCCACGATACATTTCCGGTAAGCAGGCCGGTTTCAACCCAAAGTCGGGGCGCTGGACTGGTCTCGACGGTAAGATGACATCCAAAGCGCGGGCTATTGAGTCCAACATAAAGTCTGACTTCTCCGGTAAAGACGACTTTGGTGGCAGGGTTGAAATTCCACTCTGGAACAACACCCCTATCTCGAACGAGTTTGGCAGATTTGAAGTCATATCATCCCCCCTTAATGCTGAAGTAGACGAAAAGACACCCTACAATGGCTTACAGAATGTTCTGAAGGCGGCTCTACAATTAGCCACCGACCCAGATAAGAAGCGCCCAGCCAATTACATGCTCCCACAAGTACAGACACGAATGCGTCTGGCGGAACACTTTTACCAGACGGAAGGCGATGCGACGAATGTCTGCGATGTTCCGATTGAACTCATTTCTCGTAAGTTGATCGTGCATTGCCCCGATACCGAACTGCGCGAGGACATTGAAGGATTCTTGGCTGATAACGGCATTGAAGAAGTTGTTAGTGAATTGTGGCGCACCATGCGCGTGTATGGACAAGCTTTCCCGCATGAGGCATGGGATGAGACCGACAAGAACAAGGTTACTATCCTGAATTTATATCCCCTACACGTCCATGTCGGATACAACTGGGGATTTGCATTAGGCTCTGAGTATGTGGGAGAGAACGCATGGTCTAAAGAGTTGATAGAGACACGGATGCCACCGGCGTTGCACCGCCCATTACTGCGCCACTGGAACGAGAATCCACCGCCGTATGATGGTGCTGGTATGCCACTTGATGGCACAATGTTACGGCCTATTCGGGACAGGGACTTCAATTGGACGCGCTATTCAATGCCAATGCTATCACGTGGATTTAGGGACTTGACTTCGCGCATAGTTCATGAGGATGCTATTAGGGCTGTGACAGAAGGCTACAAGTATCAGTTGTGGGTATTCTCTTTGGGCGATGCTGACCACATGCCATTACCGGCGCAATTGAATGCACTTCGCAACAACCTGTCGGGTATCAATGTCAACCGTACTGGTATGTTGGTGTGGTGGAATGCGCCGTTGAATGTGAATGTCTATGCGCCTACCGGCCTAGACACCCTGATGGGTGGCAATTATCTATCGTATCTTACAAAACAATTCTTCCGCAAGATGGGTATTACGGCGGAGGTTGTATCAGGCGAGATGCCTGGTATATTGGGCGGCACAGGTGGGCGCGGGGGAGCTGGTGACTTGGACGTGATGATATACATTGAGCGCGCACGCTATCAGGCTGATCAGGTAACACGCTGGGTCGAGTATTTAGTGAAGAAGTGGGCCAACAGAACCTTCAGGGCTAAGAAGCCACTTGCCAAGCTACGGATACAATTTGCGCCGAACATTCTCGAAATGGAAAAGCGTGTCGAGAAGGTCTTCATGCCGATGTACGAAGGCGGGGCGCTGTCACTCCGAACATTGCAAAGCGCGGCTGGCCTTACTTATGAGTCAGAGCTATCCAATAAGGAAGAAGAATCCAAGAAGAAGGACTTATGGGTTCCACCGGCCACATTCTCTCAGACAGTGGTTGGCCCTGAAGGAGATGTTACTAAGGAAGTGTCTCAGACGCAACCGAAGGGCAGTCCCACCAAGCTCGGTGAGCAACGCAATCGGATGGGTAAGAAGCCTGCTAAGAAGGTGACTGTAGAGGCTGTTGACGAGGGTGATGAGTGATGTTTGGCGAACTGCGTGATGTGGTAAATGCTCTGGCTGACATACAGCGCACGATGGCTAAAATGGTTGATATGCTACAGCGCATTGATGACCATTTAGCCATGTTGCCGATCTGCGAGTGTGGCGCACACGTCAATGTTGGAGAGACATGGCTATGCCCGTTACATGGGTGGGTGACAAAGGCGACATATAGTATCAGCAAGTAAACTGTAACAGGGAGTTAGGTGTGGCAACGATTTTGTGGGCAGTGGCGGATCGGCGCGACGAACTGAATACCTCATACTACCGATGTTTGATTCCTGCCAAAATTCTTGATGGTAGGAACGGACATCGGTGTGTGATTACCCACATCTACGAATTATCCTCAGAGAAGTATGACCCCGAATTCCAAGAGATTGTAGACTCGGCTGACGTTATCTTACTCGAAAGATTGTTGTTGAGCGAGTTGTGGCCTCACATTGACAAGTGGCACGCGCAGGGCAAGAAGGTTGTGGGCCTGTTCGATGATGCCTACCATTTAATGCCTCCTTCAGGCGGTGCGTCGGCCCTATCGTGGAGGGGCGGCAAGAGTTTTCAGTTTGGCACAAAGTCAGACGGTACGAAGAAGGTCGGCGCTATCCTGACTGAATTCAGGCAGACGCTACGCATGTGTGATACTGCTATAGTCCCCTCGCGTTTATTGGCTGATGACTATCGGCAGTTTTGCCCAACGATCCAATATATCCCAAACGTATCGCCGCCAGAACTGTGGGATAAGTTTGGGAAACGACCGCCTGATAACAATTTCATTATCGGATGGGGCGGAAGCACCGCGCACTGGGAGTCATTCAGGGATAGTGGTATTGTTCCGGCGCTGGCGACTGTTTGTCGGAACAACAGTCGTGTCTATATTCACCTACAGAATAAAGACCCACGCATTGCCATTCTGTTAGACAAGGCGGGCCTACAGGGTAGGTATTCCATGCACTTCTGGACGACCTTTGAGGCCTGGCCGCAAATAGTGAAGTCTTGGGACTTGTACATTTGTCCCATCGCGTCACAATACGATCTTAGAAGAAGCTTTCTGAAGCAGATAGAGGCAGGCATGGCCGGTATTCCGTGGGTGGCATCTAATTTAGGATCGTTCAAAGAGGGTGTCGGCGGATTACTGGTCAATAATAAGTCGGCTGAATGGGATAGAACGATAGAGGCTATGATTTCCGACAATAAATTGCGTGCCAATCTGTCTACTGACGGGCATACATGGGCAGAGTCGCTTTATCGTGATGCTGGAAGAATGTACGAAGTTGCACTGGGAATCTGACATGAAACACTATTGTCCTGGTGTTTATAAGATAACAAATGTGGTCAATGGAAAAGTGTATAATGAATGCTGAAGTTCTAAGGATTGGATTGTCGTCTATCATCAATGAATATGTAGTTGAAATGGCTAAACGTTGTTATGGGCTGACTCTTAGTAGATTGTTCGGCGGAGAGCAGGCTGTTAAGGAAGATCGTGATAAGGAGCTTGAGCAATTGCTGCCATTGGTATTGAGCGCGGTTGCTGAGGCTGGACGTATTTTACGTATGACTGATGAAGAAGTGGTGACATATCTTACTGGGTGGCTGAAGAGGCTAGACTTGGATAATATGGCAGAGGAATTTAGACGCAAGGTCGGGGATAGCTATGAGTAACGAAGGCATTGTAGCATGGGCATTGGACTTTGAACGGGCACTGCGCCAGCGACCATTATGGGCCAAGTTGCTTTTTAGGGTGATAGCAGGCCAATATGCTTATCGGGAATTCATTGGCCTACAAGACGCCCTTAAAAAGGAAGGCTGGACACCCTATATTGATTATGGGCTAGAGCACGTGAGCTATCACAGTCATGATGTGCCTGGTCAATGGTGGGTAGAACGAGAGCCGAAGCCCGATGTTGTTGACATAACCCAGTCCACGCAAAGACTGATTTAATGTTGACACTCAATATTCAAAATGATGGTACTGGCACAGACCTTATCGGAAATTACAGATATGAGGTGAAGGTGAATTTGCATGTTGTGGCTAGTGGTGAAGTGAAGGGCCATTGGAGACCGAATGGCTGGCCGATGCTGGTAGAGACTATTGCGCAACAGGAAATGGACAAGGAGAGTAGTAATGGCGACAAGGCCCAATGTTGATGTGGTAATTCCCGTTCACGGGCAGCCACTAATGGCTATTCGGTGTGTCCAGAGTCTAAGGGATCAGAAACGTTTAGGCTCTATCCTAATCTGTGATGATGGCTCGGACGAGCCGACACAGACAGCATTGAAGAATTTAGACGGTGTGACTGTGTATCGCAATCCCATTCCGCAGGGATTCATTTCGAGTACCAATCGAGGTGTGAAAAAGACCGAAGCGTCCTACGTTCTCATTCTTAATAGCGATACCGAGGCCACGCCAGGGGCTATCGAAGCAATGGCTAATAACTTAGATGCTGGTGCAGCGGTATGTGGAGCGTTATTACTGTATCCACAGAACCACCCCGATCCCTATCGGCGCGGTCGAGTACAGCACGCCGGAATATTTTTTGAGGTAGATGGCTTCCCGATGCACTTCATGGCATTGGCGCAGCCCAAGAATAAGGCCGTCAATACATGGCGCTCGGTTAATGCCGTGACAGGTGCGTGCATGATGGTGAGGCGCGAAGTATGGGACAAGGTGGGCGGATTCGACACCAAATTCGGCATGGGTGTGTTTGACGATGTTTCACTATGCCTATCGGTTAAGAAGTTGGGTCTGGATGTGATATACGAACCGAAGGCTATTGTGTGGCACTACGAACATGCCAGTCAGCCCCAGAGTGGCGGGTGGTTTACGCAGGACAACATTCAACGGAACTTGGCGACGCTGTTCTTGAAACACGGACAACCTCGGCACGACATCGACATTTACTGCAAAACAAGGTGATAGGTTATGAATATAGGCGTTAATGCAGGTAGCCATCTACTTGCCAAAGGTGGCGGGTTTAAGGCAGTGTATTGGCATGTCAGAGCGTTGCGGGAACTCCGCCCAGATGAAGTGACGTTGTACGTTCGCTCGGCCATTCATCCACTTATCATGCCATATTTTCAGGGAATACCGATAAGGTGGTATAGGCCAGGGGTAGAGTCTGGCTATGAATTTTTTCTTTCAATAGATCATTTCGGACACCCGCAACCGTTAGCTAAGCGGACACTGATGCACGTCTTCTTTCCGATGTATTCTGCTCCACCTGAAGGCATTGAGATATACACTAATAGTCAATACACAGCATCCCATGTCAAAGCGCGTTGGAATAGAGACGCGCAACATCTTTATATTCCCATTGAAGATGACTACCACACGTCTCGCAAAGAGAACATCATTCTGCATGTCAGTCGGTTTGCAGAGCCAAACGAATGGTCAGACAAGGCTCATAACCAATTCATTCAATTGATGCGGATGATACGCGGTGACTTACCGGGTTGGCGACTGGTATTGGCTGGAACGGTTGAGCAGGGGCAGAATCGTTATTTGGATGGCCTGATGGAAATGTCGGCGGGTTATCCGATAGACTTTATTGTAGACCCAAACGAACAGGAGATGCGCGAATTGTACGGACGGGCTTCATTATATTGGCACGCAACAGGCATCTCATTGCCGACAGTTTCATCGGCACAAGAACATCTGGGTCTTTCCCCCTTAGAAGCGTCGGCGTCGGGCTGTGTGCCATTGGTATATCGTTCGGGGGGAATGCCGGAAGTGGTGTTGGATCATAAGACTGGATTGCTCTTCGATGACATGCGCCAGTTAGGGCAGATAACGATCGAACTGACGCACAACTGGCATTTGTGGGCGGCATTCAGCCAATACGGGACGATGTGGGCACGAGCATGGCAGGACTTCGGAGCGTTCAAGCGTCGTGTTCAGAATATGCTGGACGGGCAACTGATAGAGCCATTGCCAAATACATTGCCTTCATTAAAGTATCAGCAGTCGGATGTGACGGCCATTATCCCAACGTTCAACAATTGTGCCATGCTAGAGAGATGTTTAGAGTCATTGCATTCCACTGCGCCGAACATGCTCGTTAAGGTTGTCAATAACGGTGATGTAGATATGGAACACGACTTGGCACTAGAGAAGAAATATCCGAGCGTTGCATTTGTCTATCCTGGTAAGAACCTGGGTTATGGTGGTGCAATGAAGTTCGCCAGTGATTTTGTACAGACACCATTGATAATGGCCCTGAATGACGATGTGATAGCCAACAGCAAGAGTTGGCTTGAGATGTTGTTGCTAGTTCTGAACGATCAGAGTGTTGGTGTTGTCGGGCCTAAGCTTCTATCGGCTGATGGCAGGCTACAGCACGCGGGCGGTCTTATAGACTGGAATAGAGAAGACATTGGGTATCATTATCTATACATGCAACTGGATTGTCAGGCGGCATCGGAAGTGAGAGAGACAGACTTTATTACAGGTGCGGCATTGCTATGTCGGCGTGAGTTATTCCATTTCGATGACGAGTTGCTTGATGGGCTAAATTATGAGGACTTGGACTTGTGTATGGATGCTAAGGCCAAAGGTTATCGGGTTGTCTATCAGCCAGCAAGTTGCCTAAGACATTTAGAGGGGGCTACGAAGTCCAGATCGCCAGACACCGAAGAGAAGGTCGAGCGGAACAGAGAGCTGTTCAGGAGAAAGTGGCAAAAATGAATATTATTAGAGAAGTATCACCTGATGAATTGATTAGTGCCTTGATGCGCGGTAGTGGAACAACTTGGGCAAGAATATCCAAATCGCAAACGGAGTATGTGTGTGCCGAATGTGGACAGGCATTCTTCTCTGATGGGCCTATATTCCACTCGCTATGTGATGATGACTTTGCCGAATATAATCTATGGGTAATGTTCAAAAGGATAAAGCATGAAGGTTATTGTTTTTCGGTTAATGAGTGGAGAGACAGCATATCTCACTAGGACATAATTCCCATTGTTCACATTCCCTATAGGTGTTAGACTATTCACGAGCAAGTCCGTGTGTGGACTGTGTTATGTGAAGTGAGGACTTTATGGGGTTGATTGAGAATTTTCCGCCTGACGTATTTAAGGCAATGTTGGACTATGGCGAACAGCTATTAGCCAATTGTCAGGCTGTATGTGATCATGATTGGACACAGTCGATGTTTAGTTTAGTGGCGGATTCGCCCGTAATAAATACACCTCACGGCAATGAGAAGCGATACCATACTGCTCAATGTGTCAAATGCTATAAGCGTGGCTATTATGACATTGTGACACATGGATACGTTGAGCATTTTTAGGTGGTGCAATGTCAATAAAGCGACTAATAAGGAGATGTAGAAGTGGCGATGTCTTATGTTCTTATCAGGGGCGAGATCGTTAAGCCCAGAGCCATACAGGTTGTTACCGAGTATTCGCTTGACTAGGGATTCGAATGCTAAGAGTCAGATTCAAGGCGTATGGAGACGATCACAGGCCTTTCAACTGGCCTGTTAAGCATCCCTATTGGTGTTCTGGTTATCTTGGGGATAGTTTTTACTCTATTGTCATCTCGTATGCTGATGACATTGATTACATTCTTAAGAACTGGCCGGAGGCCATAGACCTTGAAGTTGAAGAAGTTAATGGCTATGAGTTTACTGACAGATTCCCGAAACCGCGCTGGTTTAAGGATGGTTAGGAATGTCTAGCAAGGCAACTCAAAAGGAAATTGACGCTGTTAAGCGTGTATTGGAGTTAGTAAATGATTGCATTGGCATACAAGATCAGGAATCACGCCAATTTTGGCATGTTGGAGATGTGACGACATGGGGCGAGTTGCGCCAGCGTATTAAAGGAACACTACGCCTATCGGTATTCAAGAACAATGGAGAAAACAAGAATGGTGTATACTAGCTGGGATGTGGTAGCCAGAGTGCTATTTCTGGACGACAACCCATACCGATGCTTAGCGGCCACCAGAACGTTTGTGGGAGGTGATCTGTATATCACACACACAGTTCAGGGTACTATACATCTGCTTGAAACTACAGGATCGTTTGGGTTTGTAACGCTAGACCACGACTTGAACGGAGAGGAATATGTCAATAGCAGTCGCCCTGATTGTGGCATGGAAGTAGCCAGGTGGATTGTTACCAATAAGCCGACAATTGGCAAGATCAATGTACACTCGTGGAATAATGATGCCGCTGATAAAATGGTTGATATTCTAGGCAGTGCCGGGTATCAAGTCGAACGCAGGCGGTTTGGGGACAGTGGATTTGTAGAATAGGATGACACATGAAAATTGTCAGGGAGCTAGATCAAGACGAGCGCAAGTCTCTTCTGGAAGAATACAGAAATCATCCGCTCATTAACACGCATGTTGGCATAGTCATCACTGCGGTACATTCGTTTATTGCCAATTTGGATGCTGGCGACTATAAGAGGATATACATCTGTGCTAACTTGCCAAACCGAGTAGACCACTATGAACCTCTGTCAAGTGTTATCAGGTACATTGACGAACACCCAGAGTTTCTGTATCAGTCCGCAAGTTTTCATCCTGGCAAACAATGGTATTCTGGCCGTCTAAGTGGTGTTAGAGTAGCAGAGTACTTGGGGTGTTTTTCTCAAACATCTCGTGTGTCAAGTTTGGGTGGGTGTTTTATCCTTGACACCAGAAATCGCGGAGAGGTTATGGATGGGATGCACCGCTTGACTGCCTACGGGCTATCTACACATCTTAACAGACGGCGTTTTCCAGTTCAAGTGTATTTTGGCACGAACCGTCCTATTGATCAGATCAAGTATATTAAACGGTGACACAAAGGAGAAATAGCAATGAAATTGTTTCAATTTGCAATTCTGTGGCATCCGACCGAGCAGCAGGCTAAAGACGGCCAGAAGGACAAGATGGTAGTTGGCGTCTCTACTGTACTGGCAAAAGATAGTCAGATGGCTATCATGCTGGCTGGGCGTGACATTCCTGTAGAATATCTCGGACAGATCGACCAGTTGGAGATTGCAGTACGCCCTTTCTGAGCAGCGGTGAGACCACGAGTGGCGACCTAGAGAGTGGTCATATTTACCAATATGACTCGCCGTCTGCACCGCACGGATGGATTTCTGATCCTAGTAGGACATATACCGTTCTCAGTACAAGCGACACCAGCGATGCTGTGTATGTGAGTGCCAGGAGTGCTGTCAGTGACAACTAGTATTCAGGACGTATCGTTATCTGTTAAGAAGGATGAAGATGGCACATTCTTTGTGAATGGTGGATATTCAGCCGAGGGATATGCTATGGGTGTATCTTTCAATACCAAGAAGGTGTCCAAAGTCATTGCGCGTAAAATCGTGGCCTTGGTTAATGAGATTTACGGATTGGGAATAAGGATATAGTGCAATGGCTAGACCAGTTCCGAACGATAAGGGCAGATTGATTCAGCGTGTTAAGTTCGCTCTGAAGAAGGTGTCGCCAGCCACGGGTGACATAGTGGTGTTCATTGTTAAGAGTGATAGTTCGCAAGAGATTTCTGCTCTTAGGAACAGTATCAGAGATGCTAAGAAAGCTGGATATTGGCCCGCCGCTATGTTGGTGTGGCGAGACTCGCTGGATGTATCAACCATGAGCAAGGCCGAACTAAAGACGTTGCGCGACGAGATTGATATGGTGCTGGCTGATGGATAAGAAACCACAACCGAAGTCCAGGCCCACTGTGTGTCCACGCTGTGAAGGCACACGTATCTTTGTGTCATCGCCCGCCATGCCAGTTGTCAATGATGAGTCCTACGCTATAATCACCACATACTTTTGTGAGATATGCCTAGCGCCTTTTACTATTATGGCTAAAGTCGAACAGCGTGAGGCGGGTGTGCCAGAGGAAGTGGACTTGAGCCAACAGACGCGGAAGAAAAACGTGAAGGAGTAGAGCTATCATGAAATGCCCATTATGCAGCAGTGAAAATGTCAATGAGGAGCATCGAACTTCATACATCGTATCTATGGGTTCTGATGGAGAAGCACATCGTGATAAAAAATTATACATTCACTATTCTTGTGCAAGATGTGGTCATGACTGGAATGGAAAGTATACAAATAGCGTTCCCGACACGGAATTTGATGAAATGAATCCAAATGATAGAGCCTATCAATACAGGGAACAAGTGCGTTACAACAGAGATAGAAACAGGTGATCTTATTGGTGGTGTGGCTCTATAAATAACTCGATGTCATGGGCAGTATGGGTGTAGTTATATAGGGGGACTTGCGTGTACAGCTTGACAGCCATGTGTGTGTGGAAGAACGTCTGTATGCTTGGTTATCCTGCTCTTGAGAGCGTATTATCCATTATCGACTTGGTGGACGAGGCCATTTTGTGTGTTGATCCTAACAGCGATCCAGATACTCTTGAGTTGGTGAAGGCCATTTGCAATAGTCCCAAGTATGGCCTAAAAGTTAGGGATGTATGGCATGTGTGGCCTAGCACTTCGCCTGATGGTTCTGCCATTGGAGAAGCAAGCCAATTTTGTCTATCACAAGTACAAACTGAATTTGCGTTCAACCTACAGGCTGACGAGGTTATTTCTCCACATCTTTACAACTGGTTGCAGTATAATTGGCAGGACTTGGCACAGAAGGGTATCGAGGCATTCAAATTCAAGGTTCTGCACACTGAATTTAATGCACAGCAATACCAAGGTGGCAATGATACTTCGACGTATGATTGGCAATCGGGCGCAGGCTACAATTCAAGTTTCAAGCTTATCAAGATGCGCCCTGATACAGCATTCGAGCATGACGCCTGGACTTTTAAGTGGTATAGGTTCAAGACTTTCGATGTGCAGCCATCAGCGCCGATTGTTCATTTGCATGACTTCTTCAGGGATCATTATATTGCCATGCGACAAAATGCGGGCACAAATCTATGGACAGACCCGGTGAAGTATGGCAATTACAAGGCTGATGCTGACAAGATTGAGGCCACTAAAGACGAGTGGTGGTCAGACCAGAGATGGACTAGCAAGACATCGCCTTTTATGGATTTGTTGCCAGAGTGTGCTAAACGACTGATAGGCAAGACCCACTATGAGGTCGATTGGAGTCTGTTGACATGACGCTAGGCTACCCGACTGAAGATGGTGCGTACTGGGTTAGGACTTACGAGTTCAATAGTGACTCGCTAAAATATGACATTAAAGACCCAAAGTGGAACATGGTGTGGGTGCGCAACAATGGAACATTCCAATATACGGGCAATGAAAGTGTTGATGACGTTCGATTTATATACGAGTACGAGAAAGTCAAGAAGCCGACATGAGTAAAAAAGACAGCATTCAAGATATAGCTGATCAGAAGATCAGAACCATGTTTGCTAATTCTCACGAGGCGACATTCCTGCTAATGAGTCGTGAACAGCGCAAGTCGCTGGGAGAGTCTGATGTCCCCATTGTGGTGTCTACTGACGAAACTGACACATGGTTTTGTGGCTGATTGAGATGGAGGTTAGCCATGTCTATTAAAGATGTTTTTGATTCATTGAAGTCGATTGACCTGACCAGCCTAGTGCCAGTCCTAGGAATAGTGCTAGTCATTGTGGTTGTTGGATTAGTAATGTATGTGATCATTCGGTGGAGCTCCGACTACGGACACAATATTGCTGACCAGCGACTACTGAAAGAGCGACGAGATCAGTTACAGAGACGCAACAAGTAGTTGACCATAAACAGTCCACGCGCATACTAGCCATGATAATTCACAGCTACATCATCAGCCAGCCCGACGAAGTGCAAGTTCTTCCCGATGCGCTTACATCGTTGGCATATTTCTCTGACAAGATATACCTAGTAGATGGTGGCCTGGGTAGTGGTACGATTTGCTATCATCCTAGACATACAGTGCCACTTGGCGGGTGGTTATTAGACAGACGCAATATGATCACTAAATATCACAGAACCGGCGAGTATTTGGGCGGTTCTTGGAATGATGTGTGGCTGAAGCTTTTTGAACATCCGTTTGTCAGTCCAGCCGACCAGCGCAATTGGATACTGGAACGCATGTCACAGGATCAAGAACAGCCTGATTGGATCGTGTGGATAGATTCAGATGAAGTGTGTTCATTAGAGTTTGCCAATGATATTAGGGCATACCTTGAAGGTTTGCCATCAGATGTTACCAATGTGTGTCCTAAATGGCTGACACTGGTCGGAGATGAGCAACATTGCTATCCAGAGTACAGCGATTGGCTGGCTCATGCTAGAATACACAGGCCGGGTGTAGTGAAGTGGGAAGGTGCATGGCATGAAAACATGGCCTATACGGGCTTTAGGAAGCAATGGGACAGGCACATTGTTCATGATCGTATGTTATTTCGGAGCAGGCTCTATTTACAACGCGGACACGCTTTCTTAAACGAAGGTGTATGGAGTGGTGTTCATGCCAAGCCAATACCAGAGGGTGTTACATGGAAATTGACGTGGCCTGAAACCGAGCCGCGAAATGTTCCATTCGATGCCGACATTCGCACATATCAGGATGGAGTTTGGGTAAAGTGACCATACAGGACAAGATGAAGGCAGACTGGGACGAGAGAGCCAAGACTGAGAAAGGTGCTTGGAGCGCGATCTTGGATAGGTATGAAGGCAGTCGTGAGCTGTTCTACTCTTCCGGCAAGAAACACGTTGAAGATATGTGTGATGCGCTGGCTGGGGTTGGTATCGCCGTCAAGACAGAATGGAGACTGCTAGAGGTGGGAACAGGTGTTGGCCGATGTGCTATGCACTGGGCTGACTTGGTGACATCGGTATGGGCGACTGATGTATCGGACAATATGATTGACTTGGCGCTTGAATATGCAAGTCGTCCTAACATTTCCTACGTTTGCACTCCAACTCTTGTTGGCCTACCCCCATTCTTCGATGCTGTAGTAAGCCATTTAGTGTACCAGCACATGCCCCGTGTTTCATTCTGGAAGTATTTGGAAGAAGCATGGCATATCCTAGTCCCGGGTGGTGTGTTTCTGACACAGATTCACATTACGCCGACTGTGGCGGACTGGCCTGATGACAATACAATTATGGTGCGTGGCTACACCATTGAGGAACTGACAGAAGGAATTGATACCGTTAAGTGGGATGTACTCGGAATTGGACTTGAAGCAGGTATCAGCGAGGTGTGGAAGTGGATAATTCTCAAGAAGAAGTAGGACTGACAGAACAAGAAGTTGTTGCCAGGTGTAATAAGTTATTCTATGATGGAGTTCCTATACCAAGTTGCAAGTGAAGGAGTGACTGTGAGCAGCTGGATATATTGTAAAGATCAAATGCCGGAAGATAGAGCCCGCTGTTGGGTGTCATGTATTACTGTAACAACGGGCAAGATGTTCGTACAAGATGACTACTGGGATGAATACGAAAAGATGATAAGTCCTACAAGTGAAGGCTGGGTTGGAATGACATATCCAGACAGGGTTTATGCTTGGATGCCATTTCCAGAAGCGCCAACAGTAGCAGAGTTGCCGAAATGAAAGAACATGACCCATTTGATGATGCTATAGAGAACCGATCATGAAGTTCATTCAAGACGACGAATATATCCTGCTGATGGAAGACCAGTACGGCGGCAAGTTCACGCTGGATGACTTGAAGCGTCTGCGCGATATTGGCATTCAGACAATTGTGCGTTACCCATATTGGGGGAGCATTGAAACAAGTATGGGCTACTACGAGTGGGGCGAGACCGAGAGCGCCATTGAGATGACTCGACAGGCGGGTATGAAGTGCCTGTGGGCAACCTATGACAAACCCCCGAAGTATTTTCCAGACGAGTGGTACATGAAGATGCTCGACGGTAAGACCTATGTTGGGAAGTTTCGAGAGCGTGTCTTGTCGCCGTGGTTGGCGGAAGGATGGGCATATCATCTGGCTTTCATTGTTCGGTTCTGTGAGAAGGTGTCTGCGCCGGACGTGATGTGTTTCCGGGCTACTACACATGGCGCGGAGGCGATGTTCCCTCACGACTCAAAGTATCCGTATCGCCTGGACGGGTCATACATAGAGACAATGTTTAAGATACTGATCGAAGAACAGGCTATCTTTTACTCGGCTCATGACAGTCATGAGCTGTGGACGTGCTTCCATCATGCGTTCGACTATCAAGGAACAGCCGGTACAGAATATGCTGAAATGCTCTATCAGGCGACACGTGACAAGTTTCCAGACTACAAACACTATGCCATATCCTACACCCAGTTTCGGAATGATGTGAAAGGTGAAGACAAGAACTTGGCTGATATGCAACGGCTGGGGTTATCAATGTTTGGTGGATCGGAACATGCCAGGGGATTACTGGTAAACACCGACAGGGCTATTGCGGAGGGCTTTCGCGGATTCCTGTGTGGCCCGATCCATTTCATGACTAAGTATCGCCAGATGGAAGATTGGATGTTCAACGCCTTTTCAGAGTCTATGGCAAAGTGGAGAGCGGCGCGCAATGTATAGCACCAGACTAAACACCTCGGTTAATGGCCCACTCCATCTGGGGCATATTTATACGGGACTTATCAATGAGTCGGTTGCACACGAGACGGGTGGAAAGTTCATTGTGCGGTGGGATGATTCGCATCCGATTCGCCTTGTCACGCTAGGTCGCGCCAAGACCGAACTGATCCTTAAGGGACAACGCGACGACTTGGAATGGCTAGGCTTTGAACCAGATAAGTGGATCAAGCAGAGTGACATCATTGATGAAGTACATGAATATTTGTCTAAGCGTGCCGATGTCTTGTTGGACAAGAACCCGCCAGAGGTTATCCCAGAACTGATTGGAAATGACATATTGCTCTATCCGCTGACGCCGATGTTGACTGCCGAGAAGGTTGTCATGGACTGGATGGAAGGTGTCAATCTGCTGATTCGTGGCATAGACTTGTTGAGCGAGTATAGTCTGTATCAATACTACTGCGAACGGTTCGGCCTGCCGAGGCCAAAGCACATTTACCTGCCACGTTTACGATGGAAGGATGGCGATATGTCCAAGACGGGCGGCGCTCAGACGGTATTCGATTTAAGGCGGGATGGCTATACGCCACAAGAAGTGCTGGATATGGTTGGTATAGCATGTTTGCGGAACACGCCTAATGGCTGGACGTTTCAGAATCTCAAGAGTGAGCCGAGGCTATGAGTCTAGTCGAGATGCTCGACATCTACAAGACGTTCGGAGCAGTCAAGGCGCTCGACGGTGTGGACTTGTCTATTGAGTCCGACGAGATACTGGGGTTGGTAGGCGACAACGCGGCGGGCAAGTCAACATTGATGAAGGTGTTGAGCGGGGCATACACGGCTGACGGTGGACATATCCTGATGGACGGCCAACCCTGTCGGATTGATAGCCCAGAGGATGCGAGACGGCTGGGAATAGAGATGGTGTATCAGGACTTGGCATTGGCTGACAACCTGGATGTTACCGGCAACGTGTTCATGGGGCGGGAGCTGTCTTATGGGCCATTTAACTTTCTGGCTCGCAAGCAGATGGACGTTCAAACGAGGCTACTGATCGAGCGTCTTGCTATTGATATTAGTGACGTGCGTCAATTGGTACAGACTCTATCGGGTGGGCAACGACAGGCGGTTGCCATTGGACGGTCAATGGCCTTCCAAGCCAGGCTGGTGATTATGGACGAGCCTACTGCCAGCCTAAGTCCAGAGTCCGCTGACAAGGTGCTGGAAGTTATCAGAAGCCTGAAGAAGTATGGTGTGTCGGTAGTGCTGATCAACCATCGTAAGGATGAAGTTGGACGTATAGCTGACAGGGTGGTTGTTATGCGCCACGGCAAGGTGTTCGATGCGTAGGATTGCTGGGTTGCTGGCTGTCAACGTGGCGTTCATGGCGCTTATGGCGGTGCTGTCGCCCAATTTTGTGTCAGGGTCTAATCTAAGTTCGATGTTCTCCAATATGGCCTTAGAGAGCATTGCGATGGCAGGGCTGACGTTTCTGCTAGTTGGGCGACTGTTTGACTTATCAGTAGATGGTGTTGTAGCAATGTCGGGTGTGGTTTGCGGAAAGTTGATAGTGTCCGGTGTCCCGTGGGTGTTAGCTGTTATAGTAGCACTAGCAGTCGGGGGTATGGCGGGCTGGATAAATGGCCTGCTCGTCATGCGACTGCGGATCAACCCACTGATTGCAACACTCGGAACATGGTGGATGAGTACAGGAATTGCCTATGGCCTGACACGAGCGATTAGTCCTTTCGGTTTCCCAGATGCCTTTCAGGTGATTGGACAGGCTAGAATACTAGACATTCGTATCTATGTCTGGTATGCAGTTATCATTCTGGGTGTGATGGCGGTTGTTCTGTCATTCACACGCTTTGGCAGGCATATCCATATCATGGGCGGGAATCCAGAAGCGGGGCGATTGTTCGGAGTGCAAGTAGAGCGCATTGGGATCAAGCTGTATGTCATGATGGGCTTACTATCAGCCTTTATTGGGGTAGTATTGGCATCGAGACTCAATTCTGGAAGCCCGAATGCGGTTGACGGAATGACTATGCGGGCTATTGCTGCTGCTGTCATTGGCGGATGTGCCCTGAGTGGCGGTCGAGGCAATGTTCTATCGGGGCTATTGGGTCTATTGCTGATGAATATGCTCACGAATTCCGCAACGATTCTAGGCGTTAGCCCATATTGGCAGAAGTTGTTAATCGGCGGGGTATTACTACTGGCGCTCATACTGGATGCGACCAGTAACAAAATTCATGTGCCACGCATGGCACACAATCTAGGAGAGAAGAAATGACCACGAAGAGGTTTAAGTTGTTGGTTGCGTTGGTGACATTGTTAGGAGCCGCTGTTGGTGCGGTTGTTGGGCGAGTGACTACGCCTGCGTCTATCCCTGATAAGACTACAGCTTCAGCCCCGGCTGTAGTCGCCTCTACTGTGCTACCGTCATGCACGACCTACTCTTGGTTGGCGGCGAACAATTCCAATCCGTTCTACGTTCCTGGTCTGGAGGGTTGGAGCGCGGCGGCTAAGGAACTTGGCGTCAAGGTTGATTTCGTTGGGCCACTAGAGCCGAATCTGGCTGAACAGATCAAGACACTCGATCAATTGGTTTCCAGCCCGAACACTTGTGGTGTTTTCTGGTACGCAATGGATTTCACTGCTGGTGAACCATTGGTGAAAGAGGCCGAAGCGAAGGGCATCACTATCATTATCGGCAATACTGACAGCCCATTCAAGACTCGTTCTGGGTTTGTCGGCACGGATAATGCCGGGTTCGGGATCGAAGCGGCAACGTATGCCGCCAAGGTCATCAATTGCAAGGGCAGTGTTGGCTCGATTGGAAATCCAGGCGCGGGTGTCTCGTTGCGAATGGATGCGTTTAATAAGCAGATCAAGGTTCTGTGTCCAGACGTGACGGTGGTTGAGTCTGGTATGTTCGATGGCAGTGTGCAAGCAGCGGCGACATTGCTGGATTCGTATACATCAGCCCACCCTGACTTGACATTGCTGTGGTGGTCAGAGGGTGCAGCGGGCCAGATGGTACAGCCGTGGAAGGAAAAGGTACAGGCAGGACTCAAGACGTTGTTCTTGGCAACCGATATGCCACCTGCGACTTTGCAGGCTGTGAAGGATGGCACGTTTGTTGGCACGATGGGCCAAGATACTTTTTCTGAAGAGTGGATCGGCCTACACATGCTGTATAACAAGCAACATGGCCTTCCTGTTCCTGACAGCGCCTTTCCGCGTACATTAACGATCACTAAAGACAATGTAGACAAGTGGATTCCTAAGAAGTAGATTTAGATAGGTGGTGGGCGACGTGGAAAGCAGACACGTGTATCATGGCCCCGGTCTCATGGCCTAAACGCACAAGGGATAAGCCGGGAAGCCGGAGTAGCGCCCGGCCCTACCACCTATAGAGAATTTCATGGCTAACTTCATTGCAGACGACGAACATATCATCATATTTGACATCATAGACCGGCCCATTACTCGTGATGGGTTTGTGTCTATAGCATCGGCGGGCGTCAGGACAGTTCTCAGGAATTTAGAGTGGATACACATTGAGACGACACCGGGCCATTACGACTGGTCTGTGCCAGATGAATTAGTGGACAGTTGCATAAGTAATGGCCTAAAGGTGTTGTTGTTACCAAACCGTGTAACGGCCTGTATGCCCGACGATTGGTACTGCTGGTCGGGTGAGGGCATTCCCCGAGGATATTCACCAGAGTACAGTGTCTTCTCGCCGTGGCACGCTGAAGCGCAAGCATACCACGACGCCTTTATTAGAATGGCTATTGATCGTTACAGGTCTTATCCTGTACAAGTTATTAGAGGTGGTACGCATGGCGGTGAGTCGCTGTTGCCATATACGCCCTGCTACTTCGATCCAAAGGCTATCGAGGCATTTCAGGTGTGGGCTAGATACCGCTTTGATGGCAAGCTGTCATCTTTTAATGCTAACGAGGGTGCTAACTTCATGGGTTGGGAACAGGTTAGGCCGGGTGTCTTTGTGTTTGGGCGTGAGAATAGCCATCCAGAGACAAGGCTGTGGCTTAGAGAGAGGCTGGTTGAACAGGTCGTGCATCAACAGTCTATGTTGGTAGAACACTATGGCAGTGAGGCATGGATGATGCTGGCTCACTGTTGGCATGACAGTTTGCAAACTGGCAACTTCCTGATACCAGATATTGTGAAGATCATTATGGATCGGGTTAAGCCGACACAGGTGAATTGGATTGGGTTTGCACACTTCAATATGAGTTCATCTTTGCAGGCAATGGCGCTGAAGCGTGTTCAAGACGGGGCGCAGTTGTGGGTTGGTTCGCAATACTGTGAAGGGTTGCCACACTTTACTGGTCGGGCCAAGACGGAAGGCATTCGAGGTTTTGTATGTGGCCCGCTATCCACTGAAGACGGTCATGACCAGCGCAGGATCGAGCCATGGATGGCTGATAACATTAGACAGAGCTTGGAGACGTGGCGAGGGCCATAAATTGCCCATGAAAGGAAATCAAATGAAGTGCAGAGTTAATCTACAAAGTGATCCGATCTCGCTCATCGTTATTGCTGCTGATGGTGAAGAACATCAACACCTGGAGGCTATTGGGAACGATAGCTTTGTGGATGTTGACATTGATCTTCAGATGGAATATGAGTCTAGTATTGTATCTTCTTCCGACTAAAGTCTAGCGATGTGGAAAGTATAGTCGCGTGACTAATACTGCTGTATTCGGAACGGCTGTAAGATACAAATGGTCTGATATACGTAACTTTGTCGTTAGCCTTAGAAGTAATGGCTATGACGACGATATTGTATTGTTTACCAAGTGGTTCGATGAGCCTGAACAGAAGAAGATGGATGAGTGGGGCGTAAGATGGGTGTATGGTGTAGCGGCTCACCCTGTTCAGTTCTTTGCTAGACGCTGGTACTGGTATGTGGATGAACTGCCAAAGTACGAGCGCGTGTTCATAGCAGATACGCGAGATACTGTCTTTCAGGACAACATCAAGTATTACCTTAAAGACGGACTACACGTTACGGAAGAAGCCATAACAGTTGCCGAAGAAATGCAGTCTAATGGTGACTGGTTGCTAAAGTATTATGGTCAAGATATACTGGACAGGTGTTTGCCACACCCGATCCTGTGTGCCGGAACGATCTGGGGTGATAGCGAATCACTACTACAGTGGTGTCAGTTTGTGATGACGCAGGGCGACAAGATGGATCAGGCCATGCTGAATTACGCAGTAAGAAGTGACTTACTGCACTGTAAGATTCATCCTAATGGTGATACAGTGTGGACACTGGGTGTGGCGACAGGCTTGTATCAGTATCGGTTTGATGAGGGCGTGCTGTACGTGGATGGAAAGTTTGCACCGGCGATCCACCAGTATGATAGACAACATTTGGGTATAGCACATTACCTCAATGGCCTGTATGGAGGGTATTGATGGCTGAGTTTACCGAAGAAGAAATACGGGCCGTTATTAAGGCTTTGGAGAATAACGAGTATTGGTTATCAGACGGGTTTGGTTGGTATGTTGGCGACTATGTGCGTGGGAAATACAAACCAGATAAGTCTTATGATTACAGGATGCGCCAAATAGCCATTAGTATCTTGAGTGCCATTAAGAAGCAGGGAGGCTAATAGTGGACAAGTCAAATAAGGTCTCGGAAGAGCTTAAAGAGTTCATTGCTTCTGAAAACTATATCAAGTGGTGGATCAATAAGCACCCGCACGAAGAAGTGCCACAGTCGTTGTGGAATGAGCTAGAGAATAAGCGCGAGGATTGGGACAACGAGTATGCAGTTGAGTCATATTAGTTAGTCTGGCTGTAGACTGGGTTATGTCAAGTGTTACTACGACAGCCTGCTGAGATAGACTTAGCGAACAGAATGATATGTATTGTAGCCTTTACGATGATGGATGCATATAAAGGCTATATGATGGAAGCCACGGAAGTGCGCCGACAGATACGCAGAGTATTGTCGGAGTTGGCGTCCGAGAGTTTTGAAGGAGACCTGCAAGGCGATGTGGCGCTGGCACGTCACATCATACGAGAATACACTAATGACCCACTATCCCAAAGGAACAGTTCTCACCCAGGCGCATGACTGTGACAAGATCGCTCGTGTGTTTGATTACAAACGCGACTGTTGGGTTTGTCCTATCTGCCAAGAGCCATATAAGCCACCCCATGCGTATCACTTTGTGATTGACAGAAAATGCGCGAACTGGTGGAAACCCTGGAAAGAGCTGGCGCACCCGATCATCATACGACCAGGACAGACACATTGGAGGCCAGAACTTGACTACAGAGACATCTTAGAGTGGCGCTGAAAGGCGTCATTTTTGTTTATAGGACTAATGTGCTATACCATTCCATGCCGGGCTGTGGCATAATGGGCGTATGCATTACTTTGGTGGCAAGGCGAGAACGTGGCGACAGATATGCAACTTTCTGTGGCATGTTCGCCAGCCCGGACAGGTCTATTTTGAGCCATTTGTCGGTGGTGCGTGGGTACTACAGGGCATGAAGAATCCACGTGTTGCCAGCGATGCGAATGTGGCTCTTATAACAATGTATAAGGCACTACAGAATGGATGGATACCGCCACATGATATGTCTGAAGACGAATATGAGCGTGTCAAAAATACCAGAGATGACAATGACCCATTAACAGCATTCGCTGGATTTGGATGTTCGTTTGCTGGCAAGTGGTTTGGGGGATTGGCGTCTAGCGAAGTTCGCAATTACGTTAGTAATGCTAAGAATTCTGTTATGTACAAGGCTGGTCGCATTGTCGGCGTCAAATTCTGTAGCGGTGACTATAGGGATTACAGACCACATGGAGAATTGGTTTACTGTGATCCGCCCTATAGCGGCATGACTGGCTATGACGCTGTTGGATACTTTGACTCAGACGAGTTTTGGAATGTGATGCGACAGTGGTCTATAAACAATACGGTAGTCGTCAGTGAATATTCTGCGCCACAAGACTTCGTGTGTGTCAAGGAAATGCTAGTCAAGACTGATATGTGTGTAGGTGGTAAGAAGGATCATCGCATTGAGCGCCTATTTATGCTGTCGGGCACAGAGACACATGATGTCGAGCAGATGTCGCTATTCGGTTAGGACTAACTTCTCATTGTCTCCTATCGTGGTAGCGTGCTAAGATAGGGACACCGGGCAAGAAAGGAACGAAATAGGGATGGCACGGGTGGCAGGTTTATTGGCGACTGGAGATCGACCACCGGGACTTATCGAAGTGGAAGCAGGGTATGACTTATAGGCTATTTGACTTTATTATCTATTGATATATAATAACGGTGTCTAGGCTCTGGCGCTGTTTTCATGTGTGGTAGTACCGTCCCACATTTCTCAGCAAAACGGCGCAGACCTAGACAATCTACACCGCGAGAAGTGTGGGGCTTTATTTTATGATGGTTAAGAAAGCATTCAAGGTAGAGCTAGACCTTGTACCGGAACAGGAGATTCTGTGCCGGAAACATGCTGGCGCACGTCGATTCGTCTACAACTGGATGCTGGCCCAGTGTATTTTCGCACGGGAAAGTGGCCTAAAGAAACCATCAGCATACGATCTAGTTAAGAAGTTCCGCGCTGAAGTCAAGCCAACCCTCGAATGGTACTCAGAAATATCAAGCCGAACCGAAGAAGGCGCTGCCCGTGACCTAGACCAGGCGTACAAGCACTTCTTTAGACGTGTCAAACAGGGCAAACGCGGTAAGAAAGTCGGATTCCCGAAGTTCAGCAAGAAGCGTGATGGCGTTGGATCGTTTACCACTTTCGGGACTATCAAGATTACTGATAACACTGTCCAGATTCAGAAATTTGGTGTCTTGAAACTGAAAGAACATGGATATATCCCGGTCAATTCACGTGTAACAAGTGCCACAGTTAGCACTCGTGGTGGCCGCTGGTTTATCTCATGTCTGTGTGAAGTAGACATTCAGCCTATAGACAAGATCGAAACTGTCGGGATGGACTTGGGAATTAAAAGTGCTATTGTGACGAGTGATGGCGACACATTCGATGCTCCCAAGCCACTAAACCGATACACTCTTAAACTCAGGAAACTCAACAAGTCGCTATCGAGAAAACAGCGCGGTAGCAACCGCAGAAAGGTGGCCGTCAGAAAACTAAACAAGTTACACTACAGAATCTCAAATATCCGAGCCGATTTCATTCATAAGGTTACAACCAGTATTGCGAAAACCAAGCAAACGGTTGTGATTGAAGACTTGAATGTGTCGGGCATGGTCGCCAATCACCATCTGGCACGTGCTATATCGGATGTTGGATTCTATGAGATTCGCAGACAACTAGAGTACAAAATGAAGTGGTATGGTGGCGACTTAATCATAGCGCCACGCTTCTACCCGTCGTCCAAGCTCTGTCATGTCTGCAGATACAAGAACGATGGTCTGACTTTATCGGATCGGGACTGGGTATGCCCACAGTGTGGGACATGGCTAGACCGAGACATCAATGCGGCTATCAATTTAGCCCAACTCGCGCCGAATTACGACGAGAGTCTAAACGGACGTGGAGATGGGAGTTCAGTTGCTGCCAGCAATGGCGCGGCTCAGCCTGTCGATGAAACGTCAATTCGTGTGCTGGATATGGTGTTTACGTGAGTCACCGACGCCATATCTAGTGTGGACTCCACGGGCACACGGGATAATGGTACCGACTGCCGAATTTCTTCCTATAGGACTGTATGGACACCATGAATACTAAAGGCAAAATAGCCAATTTAAGAAGGGTTATTAGTCATCTTGATGCAGTGTTATCTATGTATGACGATGATCGCGGTATTGGCATACAGGGTTCTGAGGCACAGTCCATACAGGAGTTAATTCAGGACGTAACCAAAGCTCGGATGTGCGCTCATAATATGTTATCGGTTTGTGGCGATAGCGACAGGGCTAACACATGATTGTCCTAGCTAATGCTGATTCAAGACGGATACCGCTGGCGGATGGAGTGGCGCAGATGTGTTTGACCTCTCCTCCGTATTTCAACTTGCGCCAATACGATTCGGCTAGATGGGAGGGCGGTGATCCGAACTGTGAACATACCGCCATACGACGTGGTGAGTCTATGGCTGGCTCTAAGTCGGCTATCAATAAAAGATCGTCGCGCGATCCTATTGGCAGAACATGTAGGCTGTGTGGTGCGCAACGGGTAGATGCACAGATTGGTGCTGAGTCGTCCTTACAGGAATATACCGATAACCTTGTAGCAGTCTTTAGAGAAGTCAAACGTGTGCTTCGCAAGGATGGTGTGTTATTGCTAAACTTGGCTGATTGCTACAATGGCTCTCAGAAGGGATATAATGGCAATGGTACATGGTATGACCGGACTGGAACAAAGCAGCACACCAATATCGGCAGTATCGGACTAATGCCAACTGATGTGCAGGACTTCAAGCCCAAAGACCTTATTCCTGTTAGTTGGACAGTGGCAATGGCGCTCCAGCAAGATGGTTGGTTTTTGAGACAGGCGTTCAATTGGCTCAAGTGGAACACGATGCCGGGTAGCCAACAAGATCGCCCCACCACCTCTCACGAGTATTGGTTCTTATTCTCTAAGTCCAGACACTACTATTGGGATCATCATGCTATTACCATCCCATTAAAGGGCGAAAGTATCAGGCGCAACCAATCAGGCTGGCATGGGAATGAAGATAGAGACTATGTAGACGGCCCGCAAAACCATATGAGTGAGTATTTTGGTAGTGACAAGGCCAAGAGTCAAACGAGCCGTACTTATCGTACTTCTGACACATTCGTAGCGGGACTAGACGACTACATTAAGGGTGTTGAGTTATTCCTGAAAGAATTGCGCCGTATTCGGGATAATGGCACAGGACTGTTGACTGACTTGGACGGCGACATTATGGCATCGGTATTCAACACGGAAGGCTATGAAGGCAAACATTACGCGACGTTTCCTAGTAGTATGATCGAGCCATTTGTGCGTGCGGGTAGCTCGGAAAGAACTTGTGAGATATGTAATACTCCCTGGGAGACGGTGGTAGAAGAAACTCCATACGAGCCTGAAATTGTAGATATTGGTGTTAGGCATGTGGACGCTAGTCGGAAAGACAAGCAAAGGAAACTGAGTGGTAGAGAGTACAATGATCAGAAACGCACAAAGATTACTGGCTGGCGTACCACCTGCAAACACGACAACACTGGTACAGGTAAGTCCATTGTTCTCGATCCTTTTGTCGGTAGTGGCACAACCGTTAAAGTTGCCATGTCCCTACAGCGTAGTGCTGTAGGGCTGGACTTGAGTTATAAGTATCTGGCCGATAATGCCAGCGGGCGAACGTCGGCGGTACAGGTGAAGATGTTTTGATGGGCATAGCGCCGACTTACCAAGAGACTAACTACGATCTGTACTGTGGCGACAGTCGTGTTATCTTACAAGAGATAAATGATGGCTCGATTGGCCTATCGGTATTCTCTCCACCGTACTACAATAGTATCCATATCGACTATGATACCCAAAATGGCAACATAGAGTATTCTGAGACGTGGGACAAATACTGTGATGCTCTGGTCGATGTATGTCGGCTGGTGTATGACAAGCTAGTGGCTGGTGGTCGGCTGTGCCTGAATGTAGATGACAAGCACGTATCGCCAAAGGTTATCGGAAGAAACATCTGCCTACATACCCATGCCAGATTGATCGAGGAGTGTGTTCGTATAGGGTTTGACTACAAGGGTAGCATTATTTGGCAAAAGATACGGTCGGCACATGCCTCTGGTGGTGCATCCATGATGCTGGGTTCGTATCCTTTCCCATCGGACATCCCTATCATCAACAACTTTGAGTACATCCTAGTGTTTCGCAAGCCCGGTAAGAGAGTAGTGGAACCTGCTATCAGAGAGGCCAGTCGCATCAGTCGCCAGATGTTCAATATGGTATCTGAGGGAATATGGCAGTTGAACGGCGTAAGGGACAAATTGCATCCAGCGCCATTCCCGATAGACATTCCAGCACGACTAATACAGTTGTTCTCATTTGTAGGTGACATCATTCTAGACCCATTCTGTGGCATATCCACTACCGGAATGGCTGCTATCTCTTTAGGGCGTCGTTTTATCGGTATCGACATCAGTGAGAATTACATCCGCGAGTCCCATTTAAGGCTGTCGCAGTTATCCCCGATGTTCCAAGAGCCAATACCCATACAGGGTAAGATGTTCCATAAGATTTAAGTTTACCCATATTGGCATTTGTGGTAGACTGTCACCCAATGCCAGCGGCCAAACGCAGACGCCCACTGGACGGCCAGCGTGGAACAGGCCCGACCTATAGGGATTCGGGCCTGTTTGCGTTTATGATACTACTTATTGACATTCGGAACTATGTAAATTATACTATGTCTAGTCCACACGTGGATTGGAATGGAGTACCGCCCATGCAGATGTCACCTGAACTAGTCCGAATGTTCAATGCCCAAGTCGCTCGTGAATTGGAATGGAGTACCGCCCATGCAGATGTCACCTGAACTAGTCCGAATGTTCAATGCCCAAGTCGCTCGTGAATTGGAATGGAGTACCGCCCATGCAGATGTCACCTGAACTAGTCCGAATGTTCAATGCCCAAGTCGCTCGTGAATTGGAATGGAGTACCGCCCATGCAGATGTCACCTGAACTAGTCCGAATGTTCA